GAAATCAAGGGAAAACAAGGGAAAACAAGGGAAATCAAGGGAAAACAAGGGAAATCAAGGGAAATCAAGGGAAAACAAGGGAAAACAAGGGAAATCAAGGGAAATCAAGGGGAATCAAGGGAAACAGGGGAATCCAAGGTGAGATAAGGAATCCCGGGGAAACAAGGGTATCTTTATGGTAAGGGAATCTTATGTGTATGAAGGTATGTTTATGTATGGGTGTGTGTGTTTCTTTGGGTGATGGAGGGAGTGTAGGAAACCAAGGGAAACGGGCGGCGGCGATGGCGTGGGGTCGGTCCCGCTGGTCGTCCGTTCCTGTTCTCCTTTGGCGGTAGTATAGTAAATAATCTGCTGTCGCTAGGGGCTGAGCCTACCAACGTGGTAAGGCAAGACGGGTTGATAGAATGGAAAAGTGATGGATATATAGAGATAGGAGGCGTACAGGTATGGGCTTACTATTACTTTGAGGATGGCGAGGACGTTGATAGATGTGATTGGGCGGATCATATGGAGATAGAGGTAGAAGAATGTTGTATTTAAAACCGATTGATGGTAGTGGAATAACACCAAGGGGAACGGGCGGCTGTGTCACGGCGTGGCAGGCTACGGGTGTCTACCGCCGTTCTTTTTGGAGTGGTAATATAAAATACTAATAGCATGGACGAGATTATGAAATTACAAGATGAAGCGCTGCTTTATCTGCGTGATAATATCACAAAGGATGAGGCGTATTATATCCTTACGACTGATAAGGATATGATAGAGGTTCTTATATCAGATAAGAAGGACGGAAGCAAACGTATCAAGATCCTTGATATGGAATATACTATCGAAAAGGATGATATATTATTGTTGTTCGACACTGATGGGATAATAGACGAATGTCTTTTGGTTGCCAGCTACATAGGGGTAAATATGTATTTTCACAGGCAAGATGTCAGCGCTATTTTGAATAACATTAATAGAGAGAAAGTTATGGGATATCCTTACATAGTTATTCAGTTAGATAACATACAAACTATAGAAAAGCGTAGGGTTATTTTCGATATAACCGGGCATAGGATGGATGATAACAAAGAGAGAATAGATTTTATGTTTATTTATTATATGGCAAGATTATGCGAGTAAGAAGGACGGTAAAAGAGAAAGATGTTATAAAGATATGGGTATTTGGGTATAATAGGAAGATTATTAAATCAGCGATTGATTCTGGGTTTAGAAGCATGTCGGCGGTATTGTCTTACGCCAATTGTATGGCAGGAGATAAGCCTGTAGATCATATTAGGGTCTCGAATGAGAATCGTGGCTGGTGTGGATCGTATACTATATATGGTAGGGAGATAGATTAGTTTGATACTGAACAACAAAGGAGGTGCGTATGAATAATGTTATAACAAACGCCAATGGCGTGAAGGTAAAAGTAAGGGTGTATGATTTTGGTGATAAAACGGCTGATAGATATACTATCGTGTGTGTAAGCGGTAAGAGCAATAATCATAATAATGTCCCGTATTACCCGATATTTAGTTGTAGCTCGAACCCGTTCCATCCTCAAGGAATAGCGATGTATGTAGGGGATTATTATCCGTGGAAGAGAAAGACATACGATTTCGGTAAAAGAGTTAAGGATCTAGCGTCCTTGCCAGAAGAGGTGATTAAGTACATAAAAATAATAACGACATGAACGGAATAGTTTACAACAATTACGATTTAGTGGCTTTCGAACAAGATGGAGAAGTGGTAGTGGCCGTAACATTTTACAGATATTACAAGAAGAAAGCTAAGGGCGAGGTTAATTATAGATGGAGAACCAGATGTCCGGAATTGGTGGATAAGATCGTAAAACACCGTACTAAGGTGTTTACCGGCCAGCTTATTCAGTTAGCGAAAGCGTATGGGGAGAAAAAGGTTATAAAATATCAAAAGGAGGAGGAAGGAGTATGTCAAAATACGATAGAGACGCTATAGAGATATATATACTGGATCATATAGATACAGATAATTATGGTAAGCAGTTTAAATACGATAGGGAATATATGTCTTTTATGCTTAGTGTGTTCAAGAATGAGTATAAAGAACATATCAAAAGGGATGGAATTAAGAAGGCTTTTGAGGATTACATAATGAGCGTTCCGTCTATATTCAGGATTCATATAGCGGATTGTGATATTAGATATTTATTACGTTCATGGGGAGTGGAGTTTGATGAGGATGATGATGAGATATACATCTTATACAAGAAGATCATAAGAGAGGTCTTTTTTAAGATGTGTGAGGATATGAAAGTTTGTTAATGTTGAACCAAAACCTTGGCGGGGCGGAAGGATATATCATGATCGTACGTGTGCGGATATGATCCGGGGTCGGTTCCCGGCGCCTTGACACAACTTAATTAAATAGCATATGGACAATATTTTAAAAAGAGCGGCAGCGGAATTGAAAGAAGCCGGTTGCAGGGTTTTTGCGTGGCAGGATGATACTTATAATAGAGGCTGGAGTAAGGGTGATTATATAATGTTGTATTACGCCTTCCCTGATTCGCCTAACATCGGGTATCTGAGTCATGGGGAATATGGGATGAGCGTAGCATATAGTAGAGCTTATATACCGAGCCGTGGGAGTGGATCGGGGTGTTGTATCAAGGAGGAGGCTACGTTCGACCTTGCGACGGCGTTAGATGCGTTGAACGGGCCGTTACCTAGGTGGTGTAAGGCCTATGGGGTTTATCCAAAGCAGTACGATAATATTGATAAATGGTATAATAGCGATAATCATAACAAAAAATTATTTAAGGAGATTTGATATGGAGGTAAAAGATTGGGAAAATCTGGTTTTAAACACAGAGGTAGGATCACATTGTTTTGTTACGCTGATTGATGATAAGGACATCAGTAGAGGTTACGCACAGATCAGACGCGCGGAACATTTCGGGTATAACATCTGCTTCACCCGGTTATATGGGAATAAGTTTTATTTCGAAAAAATAAAAGAAGGTCGTACACAACAATATATCAATAGGAGGAAATGATATGGTGATAGAGTTTGATTTTGAGATATACAAAAACGGAGATTATGATAAGGTATATCTCCGCAACGGGAAAGAGGCAAGAGTATTATGTGATAATGGGAAGGGCGATCGCCCTATAGTCGTGATGGTTGAGAATGATAACGCGGATGATTATATTATTCTACGTTATAACGAAACTGGCAGGAGGAATATCAATAGTCAATCGAGTCTTGATCTTATGTTATCGGTAAAAGAACGGGAGCCAGAGTTGTGGGTTGTTGTTATATCTTACATGGATAATAAAGATAAGAGACAAAAGATGGTCTTGCCTAATTTTTTCTCAAAGAATATAAGAGGGAATATATATCTTCAAGGAAGCTCTAAATCAAGTGTATCATATTATGTTGATAAGTTAGAAGAAGATAAGTGCTTCGATGAGCTATGCGAGAAGATAAGGGTAAAGAGAGATCGTATTTACAACATAGAAATAATATCACTATCAGATGACGAGGAGACAGTTTAATCAGTTGATAAATGAGCTAGACAGCAAAAGCCCGTTTATCGTATTACATAGGGATTCCGTTGCGCCTAAATACGTGGGCGTGGAGGTGTCGAAAGAAGGTGTGGTATATAATTACTCAGTTATAAGTATAAACGATGACTACAAGCCTAAAAAGGTTCTTATTTCAAAGCTATTGAGTATAGCTAATAGTCTAAATAACGATAAGGGCTTAAAAAAGGATTGATTAGACGTATTTATGGTATGCGGCATCATATACGATATAATATCGTGAATAGCGTTGTATGGAGGGTATGTGTGATAATATGATAGATAACGTATTTGCGTCTTGACATCATAATATTATGCCATTATATCCTCTTTTTTGTATAAAAAGAATAACGAATAATATAAATATCTTGGATATGGAAGGAATTAATATAGGTGACAAAATAGCGTTTCATATAACTGGTAATCATAATATAGGATATGCCAAAGGAGAAAGATATGTCGGGACAGTATTAAGTAGGGATCACCGATCACGCCTTCATGTGAGGGCGGGAGGCATGCCTAGAGCTTGTATTGATGAGCGGGATGTGGATAAGAATATTGATCCATATGGGGATTTTGATATGAATGAGGCGATCCCGAATCCTGTGGCAAGGGAGTTGTATAAGTTGATGGGTAGATATGTTTATACGCTCGGCAGGTCTCACGAAAGTATCAATGGATATATCGTGTATGAGTGTATGATGATGGATAGGAATTTAAGATACAATGTTATGTATCGATTACATGATCATGGATTCGAGATACGGCATATTGATAGTTATTCTTGGTGGATGACTAATGAGAGGCTGATGTCCGAGGTGACATATACGGAGGGGGATATTCATATAATTGTTCATGAGTGTATGGAGGATTATGTGGATAACGTGAAATTTGGGGAGGAATTTTATAAAAACAAGGAAATATGATAAGATACTTACTCGTGACGGCGATGATAATATTGACACCGCCAAAAGGGAACGGTGGTCTGCCCCTCGCCCCAAGGCCTGCCGTGATCGAGGCACGGGTATGGGACAAGCTGGCGGCCGCCATATCTTTCGTGGAGTCAAGGAACGACGATCGGGCGTACAACGCCTCCTCCGGGGCTTTAGGGAGGTGGCAGATGAAAAAGGTGTATGTAGATGAGGTTAACAGGATATTGCGCCTTAAACGGAAGCAGAAGCGGTATAGATACGATGATAGGACAAATCCTGTCAAGGCTAGGGAAATGTTCGAGATATATCAATCTCACCATAATCCTAAAAAGGATATAGATCGGGCTATAAGATTGCATAGGGGATTGCATTCTGCTAAATATGTTAAAGAGGTTAAGCGTAAATTGAGAAAATAAAAAGAATATAGGAGGATAAGGACATGGACGAGAATAAAATGATACGACCGATGGATTTTGTTCGGCTTACAAATATTGACGAATTAAATGTGATTAAGGACACTAAAAACCATATAGGGCTGGTCAAGGAGGTCAGTCGGGACGGGGAAATGAGTATAATATGGATAGGTGAAACTTATAGTAAGTTGGCGTGGTTCAAATCGAGCGAGTTGGAGGTGGTGGATAACCTTGTGAACATCCTGATATGCGGGCTAGCTAACTTTCGCGGAGACGGAAAAGAGAGCGCGGATAAATTTTATTCGATTGGCTAGAAATAAGGACAATTAATTAGAGGAGAAAATCATATGGATCGTGAGACATTAGTAAATATCGTTTGGTAATTATATACCAAACGGAATTTGTTGATGGAGAGAAAATAAAAGCAGATACGTATTACAGTCTGAAAGAGGGAGTTTTTGTGGAATGGATCAATGATTAAGAAGAGGTGTTATATATGAAATGGATAGTAATAAAAGGGGTTAGATATCCTAGTTCCGTGATATCAGCATTTGCGGCATATAATATGGATAACCCCTTCTTGAAGGTCAGGATAAGAAACAAGTATCATATAGTGCCTTTTGATGATGTTAATAAGATGGCTAGTCAGATGGTATATTTAATGGACAACTATCCTGATTTCGTTCAGATAGGGAGATGGTGGATATCCAAGAAGGCGGTAATGTCTTGGGTTCCCAAGGGGCAGACCGTGGACGGATCGGGCTGGGTTATATCCTTCACCCTGTCCTTTGGTTTGGATAATGGGACTCAAATTAAGTTTTATAAAGAAGATGAGTACTTAAATGAGATAGATAGGCTAAACGAGTTGTTTAATGTAATATTATGATATGAAAAGCAAGAAAGATTATATAAGCATGCTTAACGATCTTGGTAATTCTTTGTCTAGGGAAGAATGGATAATAGGCGGTAAGGATAGATATACTGGTAGGGATAATTATGGGGTTATGTTGAAAAGATATGACCCCATAGCTTTTGAGGTAGGATATAACGAGTGGAAGAAACAACCATAAACAATAATAATATGGAAGAAAAGTTGATTCTTAATAGTATAGAAGATGCTGAAATAATATCAGTAAGGTTAAGTCCGGATGAAACGCCCATCGCTTATGAAAATAGAGTTAGGTGTTTAATGTTGTCAGGATTAAGCCGGGAAGAAGCGGAGAAAGTAGCGTTAGAGCCAATGGATATTGAGCTATATTATGAGATAGGCGTGGGGCTGATGGCTGTTGATCCAGCGGCGGTAGAGTCAGGGACAATCTGGAGTCCTTATACAAGAGAATTGTATGATAATTCTCAAATATTTAGCCTAGTATGACGATTGTGATCTATATGATCTTGTTCAAAATCATCGGGCTGATTGTAGTCAAAGCAAATAATATTAAGTAATTTTAAAAAAAACGAATTATGACGAATTCTTTATTAATCTATGAGGAAAGTGGGTATCTGTTTAATGATACGACAAAAAGATTAGAATGGTTTGAGATTGATAAGATTTTAATCAGTTTTACATATGGAGTGGTTAGATATATAGGAACTTGGGGAGGAGGTAGGACTGATAAGAGGTTAGAGGGAGAGCTGTTCTATTCGTCCGAGGAGTGTTTTAAGAAGGGCGATAGTATTCATAAGAGAAAAATATCAATATATGATACTTTTAGGTCATTGTATGGATTTTCCCCAATAGACGATTATGTATGGGAATACAAAAACGGGAGAGCTGTCAGGGGAAAATTGGAGAGTTTTGATGTTGTAATAAATCATAAGGGTGAGTTACGTTGTTCAAAAACATATTATGCGAGCGAGGAAGATGTGTATAGGTTTAATGATTTGATTGTGGTTGACAAGAATGGAGACATAAGGATGGCAAAGTCTCCTAAAAGTAAATTGATGCTTACAAATGATCAATTGAGTGTCGTAGAAAGGATGAGAGGAATCATTGATGATATGGTTAAGTTAAAAATGATTATGTACATCGATCAAGGTTATAATCTTTGTTTTCTACCGGGAGATAAAATAGAAGATTTGACAATGGATGAGACGGATGGATTTGTAGATACCACCGGTATAGTGACATCTATAAAATCTAAGGATGTAGTGGAGTTTTATGTAGAAAACCCATTCGTAAAGATAAAGGATGAGTAATACTTGGATCGGGATTGTAGTGGTTCGTGAGAATAACTGCAATCATATCTCTAAACGTGAACATAGATTGGGAGGTACGTATGTCATTCGATTGACGTTAGGGATCTAATTATATTAAAAGAGGAGGAATTATGAAAGAGATTGTATTAAAAGTGTATAAGTTTGATGAACTGTCAAAAGATTCACAAGAAAAGATCATAGAGCGTGAGCGCTGGAATGTAATGGAGCAATGTATGGATGCTTATAGTACAGACTATCAAGAGTCGATGAAAGCCTTTGAGGATATGACAGATACTAGGGTTTATAATTGGGAAGTTGGATACGAGAGATATGATTTTAGTTATGAGTTTAAATATAATGATCCTATTTATGAACATCCTACAGATTATAATCGTGATATATTCCCTAAGAATCTATGCGGTAAATTATTGTTCAGGTATATCAATAACAACATTATGCCACATATCACGAAAGGTAAATATTATTCTATAGGCAAATATATAGATGGGAAATATAATTACAAGTGCAGACGCAGTCGGGTAATATTGGGATACGAAGACAATTGTCCATTAACAGGGATGTGTTATGATTATTATCTCCTGAAACCTATAATTGATTATTACAATGCATGGTGTACTTATCCGGAGGGTTTTTCTTTAGAGGATCTGATGAGACAATGTTATGATAATTTCTTCATGTTATGGCATAAAGAATATAAATATTGGGTTGATAACGAAGACGCTATACGTGAAGAGCTTCATCATAATCAGTACGAAGATCAACTTTATTATGAGAATGGGGATGTGTATGTTGAACCATTAAATGAAATAGTATGAAAGCAATATGTACAAGGTGTGGCGGAACAAATATTGCTTGTGAAGCGATCGTAAATCCAAACACCGGGAAAATAATAGATTATCTTGATGAATCTTTTATGCATGCTAATTGTGGGGATTGCAAGGAAGAGGTAGTGATAACGGATGTAGATAGAGTCAAGAAAGATATTGATTCTATGTTTTTCAAGTTCGTTAAAAAGAATGGGAAAGAACCTGAATACGTAGAATGTCAGATCGTATGGAAAGACACAGGGGATGATCAAAGAACGACAATAAAATTATCATTAAGCATCAATGATGATGATAATGATAATGTTTTCTATTACTGTAATGGGATAGAATCACTTAAGTCACTTGTGGAATATGGAGTAGGAGAGTTTATTGTAATAGATTGTTGGAGTTTTTTTTAGTATTGATAATTTGTAAATTGATGAGATTATGAATATAGAGGTAATAAGATACAAGCTTCCAGTTTATTGGGCTTGCGCTCTGATAAATGATGACTATACTGGATTATGTAAAGAAGAATGTCAAGAAATAAAAAACTTCTTGAACATCGCAGATGGCTATCCGGTAGATGTGGATTGGGAAACAGAAGGGTTCTATCAATATAATGATGCAGGAACACTTCCGGGAAATTGTGCCGATTTTATTTTTCATAAGTTAAACGATTAAACATAAAAATATGAAAACTGCAAATAAACTAACTTTTTTAAGTACAAAATTCTTTACAGAAAACAAAAGGGAATACAGAATAACAGTCACGATATCGTTAGATGATGATTGTCATAACAATATGTGTGATTGGAGTATAACCGCTGACATTCGTTGGAAAAACGAATATGGGATATATAAAGAGTATATGGGAGGCTGCTGCCACGATGAGATTGCGAAACATTGTCCGGAATTGGCGAAGTTTATACCATTACATTGTTGTAATCATTATGGTGCTCCTATGTATCCGGTGGAAAATGGCATGTATCACATAAAGAATAGCGATAAGTCTGTGGCTATTGAATATTTACGTATATCAGACAAGGAATATTCCAAATTATCTGAAGCGGTGGATGATAAGATGTATTTCAAGTATCTGCTTTTCAATCTGGGGATTGTGGATAGATGGAAACGTGAATCAGGCGAGCTTATTGCGGAACTTGAAGACCTGTGTGGAAAGAAATGGGTTAATCCATATAAGCCAGAAGAAGAAAGATTTACCCTGACACTAACGGACGAGGAACGTTTGCTTATTGAAGAGCGTATTAAAGCCGGGTATTATTCCGCAGAAAATATCGAAAAACGTAGGGAGGAAGCTCATAAGGCAAAGATGTTGAAAAAGCGTACTGAAATTTGTGAGCGATACGATAAGGTAATCAGGGAAGCGGAAACAGATAAAAAGATAATGCTCTGTGTGTTTGATTATGGATTGTCAACCGATAATGTGATATATTATAATCACACGAACACTTTATCTTTCAACTGGCGTGATTATGGGGAAAAGATCACACAAGAAGAGTTTGATGATTTCGTGAATAACGTGGATCGCTCCCAACTCCCGGAAGGAATTAAATTTGAGTTAAAGTAATTTTTAGTCTACACATAATCACTATCAGATTTAGCGATGGCGCTTCCAATAGCATGTTTTGGAAACGTTCGAAGGATTAGATTTAGACATCAGCAGAGTCGTATGATTGCCTGAATCTTATTGCTGCGACCACTGCATCAACCACTGGGGGGGGGTGAATTAAGTAGAAAATTTATAATGAAAATCATTGAAAAGTTATGAGTAATTTCAATAAAGAATATATAGAACATTGCGAAAGAAAGATACAAGATATTTTAAACGATGAAAGAGAATATAGTGATTGGACTCAGATCTGTTTCTCTATGAAAGATGCGATTCATGCAGCAATTGAAGTGTGGGGAATATCTAATGAAGATGAAATACATAAAATGGGTTGTTTCATTAGAGAGATGGTTTTCAAGGAGATACTTAATATACGGGAATTTGATATAAATTTTAAAAAAAAAGAATCATGACCCGGAATAAGGAATTGATCGTACCTAGAGGTATGGAGGCATCCAAAATGTCATGGATGGCGTTGCCGGTGGAGCCGGCGTGTATAGGTAAGACGTGCGGAGGGAAGCGAGGCGTCCGCCCATGTTCGTTGGATTGGCTGGACAGGCAAATAATATATAAACACATAAGAAGATATGAATATTAAAAAAGGAGATATGGTATCTATAAAGCAAGATTTTATAGACCGGAACAATAGATATGAATATGATAGCAGGGATATATGGGAGGTCAAGGAAGTGTATAAGATAGGTGGCGGATATCATGTGGCTGCAATAAACAATTTAACCGGTTACGGGAGCGCTCATCTATGCACATATAATATGGATTTAAGGACTATAGATGATCTTAAAGCAAGATTGCTACAAGATGATAATATAGCTAAAGTGAAAAATAACAATATAAATACATGTAAAATTATGGAAAAGAGAATGATAACAAAACCATTTGACTTAGAGCTGGCAAAGAAAATCAGTAATGGTGAACGCAAGGGTGAGATTGTAACGATCGGGCATAATCATAAGGTAGAGTTAGTGTATTATAATAAAGATAGGGGGATGTTTAATACACTAGGAGTGATTTATTCTGATGACGATATAATATCTGACTGGTTCTCTGATAATGGAATGGGAGCAAGAGGATGTAGGCTTTGTATTAATATTCCGGAATATACGGCATTTAAGGATGGGGATGTATTGAGCAATGAAGAAGGTGATTATTTATTCATATTGAATACAAACGGGGAATACCTTACGTCTTATCATGCCTCTTGGCAAGAAGGGGGTTATTTATATTTCGACAATGGAGCTGCCAATCAAAATAATATTGAGAGATACAGATTTGCTACTAAGGATGAAAGGCAAGAGTTTATTGATGCTCTTAAAACAAGCGAAGAACCTAAAGCCAAAATATACTTGAAACAATTCTTTGGTATTAAAATAGAACCAAAATATAAATTCAAGCCATTTGATAAAGTTTTAGTAAGAGATACAGAAGAAGATGATTGGCACGTAAGTTTGTTTGTTAGGGAAATTGCTGATGCTCAATATAAAGAAGAAAGATATGAATGCTTAAATGGGAAGGGATGGATCTATTGTATTCCTTATGAAGGTAACGAACATCTTTTGTAAAAACATATTAAAATGGAAAATAAAGAACAGGATTTTATCAATCGATATAAAAATGTGCAAGAATCCATTGTGAAGGCAATGGACAAGGCATTAGAACGGGCAATAGGGAACAAGGTAATAGATTTCGAGAAGTGTGAAGGCAATTATTTGGACGTCTATCCTCTTATCGGGGCGGTTTTACAAAAAGAGCTGGATAGGGTTTTGGGAGGTAGCGTTAGTAAAGACATACATCGAAAAATAAAGAAAGACGCAAGAAAATATGCAAATGATTTTCGTGTGTGGATTGATTATGCGGGCGATTACAAATTTTCAAAATAAATATTAGATATGAAAAGAATAGTAACAGTACAGGATTTAATTAACGAATTAATGCTTGTCGTGAACAAGGAGGCAGAAATAAATGTAACGGTAGCCGGTGATGATTACGAGACAGAGTACACACCATATTTATATGATTTTTCGATCATTGATTTTACCGATGTCCATCCTGATGATGGGGAGGCGGAAGATAGGGTTGTTTTACAAATGTATCGTTAATAAGGCAAAAGATGAAAACAGTAAAATTATCTGATTTTTATCCTTATGACAAGGATAAAGGAGGGATACAAGGGTTACTCCATAAGTTTAAATATCAAATACTTAATTATTGGGGAGGAGATACCGGAATCCTGATAGGAATCACCCTGGTATATGAAAGACATTTGTGGAACGAGGAAGTTAAAGTAATATGATTATGGACGATAATAGGATAATGGAAGCGGCTAAATTGATAGCCAACTCCTCAGCAGCCTTAATACAGGCTATAGGGATGATGAGTGAGAATATAGAAAGGGCTAACAGAGGGGAATCTCTGGCTTATACCGAAGATCAGTTTATGAAACTAATTCAAGATAACGGAATAACGTATAACGATGTAATACAAAGGGGGTGGATATGAAAAACGTAGAAAGAATAAACGCATTAAATAAAGTTTATTATGAATAGAATGAAAATATTTTTTAATTACTTATTCTTTAGGGATATGGGTAATCTTGGTGAGGGATGTCTTATAAGCGCATTCATCTGGCTTATGATCATGCTTGTCATTATTGGGGTCTTTTGCTTATACTAAAGATCATTTCATGAAAATCAGGATAACGTATAACAATGTAATACAAAGGGGTTAGAGATTATGAAGGACGTAGAAAGAGTAAATGCATTAAATAAAATGCTATTAAATGCGAACGTAGTAGCTTATGGAGCTATGGTTGATTTGATCAAGAGAACAGGGAGACTTGATCTTGATATGGATAGCGGAACCCATGTAGATGATTTTCCGGCTGAAATAAGGATCTTTACCGATAACGGGTTGATTTGTTTATCTATAACATCCGTGTATTTATCGGGGGAAGATAATTTGATGGTCGATGGATATGATGACGATAATGATAAAGTTGATGGGGTGGATGTTTATTACGACCAGATAAGTGAGGTGGTATATCTGGCTAAAGTCATATTAGAAGAAATGGAGGAAAAAGATCATGGAGAAAGCAGTTAAAACAGATATGGAATATAGGGAGATATTGGAGAAATCATTATCAGCTATCCAATATCTAAGGATACATGGATTCTCTACATACATGGAATCGGAGGGGATTGTAAATAGGATAATGATGTTCAAGGATAAGAATGAGATGAGGAATCGAAAGATTAAATCAATTCTGTAATGGTTGATCATAATGGTAGAGAGATATAAGTACAAGTGTATTGATGCTTATGAGGAGCCGGAGAATCCAATGGAATGGTTGCCGTGTCCACGATGCGGCCTCCGGCCTCTGGTCTGGGAGTTCGATAACGGGAGAGCCACGGCGTGCGGGTGCGGGACAGACTGTTATAGTCATTGGAGCGTGCAAGCGGAAAGTATTATGTCGGTCATAAAAAGATCTGATAACGGTAAGTCGGCTGAGGCGTATGATATTGATGAACTTAAAAATAACTGGAATCATTGGGTGAGGACAGGGGAGATACTGTTTACGCCGGGAAATGGGAGATGGTAATATAATTAACAATTTAAGACATGGATCATTATTTGGCTACAATTCAAACAATATTAGATAGATGTGATGATAACAACACATCTCCTAGTATTGATGACATGGAGATAATAAAAATAAACCTATGCAGAATAATTCAGACTCGTTACGGAATAACTCAGTTATGGTTCATTCCGTTGATAGAAAGAATACAGAATGCTTGTTGTAAACATTACAATGATGTTGATATGTTATGGGAAAATTTTGTTAAAAAAATGATTGAATAGGAGGGATAAATATGAGTACAAAAACAAGTAAAGAATATAAAGCGATAAAGAATTATATCCATAATGAGCTTGGGCTTACGAAGGAAGATATAATCAATGCAATTAGATCTGATATAAGAAAATATGTTGAGGAGTGTGTGTGTAATACTTACGGGAATGATAATAATATAGAGCAGATGATTAAGTTTATGGTGAATAATGAGCTTAAAAATAAAGATTTTAATGTCATTCCAAGAATGGTAGAGAAAGTATTAAAAGATAAGATGTTAAACGATATAGAGATTGTTGTAATAAACAAGAATTTAAATGATTGAGGATATGGATAATAAGGATATTTTAGATAAGGCAAGAATGGAGGGCATGAACCAAGGGATATGGCTGTCGGTTCAGGAGCTGGCTCACGACGGGCGATGGACGCAAGCCGCAGAGGAGCTGGTATCTTCTTGTGGATTGACCGAGGATGAATGTAGGAAGCTGCAAGAAGAAAGCGGATCGTTTAATGATGAGATGCTTGAATTTATTGATATGGTATTTGGTCATACGGATATGATAGGTGAAGGTGAAGATGATACAGAATAAATATGTATAAATATCAAATAGTAATTATATACAATAAAAATTATGAGCTTAATAGATAAACTAGAAGACTTGGTGGCTAAGGTAGACACCGAATACCAAGAGAAGATGGAGGCAGTGATCCGGGAGATAGTCCCGGGGATGCCGGAAGATAGCGTACGTCATGCCGCCGAGTGTATGTGCACGGACAGGATGGGGAGTATGATGGACATCGATCTTTATATATTAAGGGAAGAAAATAGGTCTTACAAATGCCATTATCTAAAGGATCTGCTGGAAGATAGGGTAGCTAGAATAAATAAGATGCATGAGGATAAAAGTTATACATATGATATAGATGATAATTATTGGTGCGCTACATGTGGTTCCCATTCTCATAAAGAAGATTCCAAGACAGGGTATTGTTGGCATTGCGATACAGATAGTTGGGTTAAAGAGGATGGGGCGGATGTAGGGATATAAAAATAGGCGATTATATAATATTCATATTTACTAGATATGGGAGAGAAGAAGATAAAAATGTGCCAAAAAAAAGACAAGTCTATTAAAAAAGTGCTTGAGGAGATAGAGAATAAGGCTATTGAATCTCGATATACGAATATGTATGATTGGCAGCGCAGGGAGCTTTCAAAAGAGGATCTGTTTGAGTATGCGGAGGAGATGAGAAAATGTCTTGATAAGATATTTGATTTGGCAATTGATGAAAGGCTTAAATAATTCAACACAAAATCATATAAGATGATAACTTCTATAAGGATAGACGACAACAAGAAGACTCCATTTAAATATATCCCAAAGATAAAAGCGTTAAAAAATGGCTCTGAGTTTATATTCAAGCCCGGCGTGAACGTGATTGTAGGCAAGAACGGGAGCGGGAAATCAACCCTCCTGAATATGATATCGAAGTACATGTTGTGCGAGAAAAAGATGTGTTCTGAATTACCGTCAGAAGCATTGTATTTCCCGGATATATTTGATGATGACAAGGTGCTTGACGGGATCAGTATTAAGTCGGATTATATTGGGAAAGTCTTCCATCTCATACAGCAAACTGAAATGAGAAATGATGATATATTGAATAATATCAATAATTTAAGTTTGTATATGAATGAGGCATCTAGGTCCTCTGGGGAGAAGAACCTTCATGCCATGAACTCGCTTTTTGATTTTATGTTTAACCAAGATGAGTATGCGTTTCCGATACAGAAGCTTATGGAATTTAAGAAAAAGTCAAATGAGTTCTGGGCAAACAGGATCGACAATCTTTTAAAATACTACAAAGACAATCGTGTGGTATTAATGGAGAAGGATTTTGAGTATACAATCCTTATGGATGAGCCGGACAGGAATTTAGATGTTGACAATATCATGGATCTGTACAATGTATTGTCATTTCATAAACCGCAAACACAAATTATAGCCGTAATTCATAACCCGGCTTTGATTTACAAGTTGAGCAAGCTGGATTGCTTGAACTTTATTGAGATGACAAAAGGGCATTTGAAGAAAATTACTAGTTTTATGAATAAAAAATAAGAAAGGAGATGAGAGAAGAATTGAGAACAATAGGATCAAAAGGACGCCATGTGTTTACAGCAACCTTTGTTAGATTTGGATTTAGGAATGGATACATTGGACCTATAAAAACGATGCTTTTACAAGATGTGACACTTGATAGCAAAATAGTATCAGATCATTTGTGGTTCGATTTAACAAAAGGATTTAGTAGTGCTGATTTATCGCCAGGCGATGTGGTTGAGTTTTGCGCAAGGGTTAGTGCTTACGAGAAAGGATACAAGGGGCACAGGGATGATGTACTTAATAGACCGATAGAAAGAGACTATCGATTATCAAGACCGACAAAAATTAAAAAGATCGGGAAGAAATTAATATTAAAAGATGAGGGGAAATAATACATGATAATTATATGCCTAAAAAATTTATAATTTATTAAAATATAATGATATGAAAATTCAAGTAGAATTAAATTTAGAAGATGTATTTGAGGACGCTATGTACAACGAAGCGACGTTGAAAGAGGAGTTTACCAGCTCGGTCAGGTTAGCCGTAGTACGTGAGCTTAAAGAAAAGTTCAAGGATGAGCTGATGAGGGAAATATCCAATCCGATATCAGAGAAAATTGAGGATATAGCGAGGGAATCAATAAGTGATCTCATCGAGAACGCCAGCGAGAAGAAATATAGATTCAAGCTAGATTATATGGGTGATGAGTTGACGGTGGATGAGTTTATAAGAGGTAGGATGAAGAAAGTTGTAGACGGAGGTATTGGGACAATGATAGAATCAAGAGCTAAATCTTTTGTTAATGAGTTAAGGGAAAGGTATGATATGGCGTTCGCTACCTTTATCGTGGATAATATGAGAAAACAAAATATGTTGAAGGAAGATAAGATAGCTGAGCTGTTAAAGGATAATCCAAATGAGAAGTAGGGAAGATGCCAAAGGAAGGCGGCGATCGGTGCTCATGACGCCGCCAGTGCCGAAAAAGGTCGAGGTATTATCCCCGGCATGGTATAGGGCGGCGGTGGAGTTTCAAAGCATGCAGGAGCGGGAGCGACTAGCTTTTTGCTCGTGGTGCTGTTGTCATGGAGGGTGTAATTTGTGTGCGGATATAAGTAAATACAACATAAAAGGGCTTAAGATATATGGAGGATAATAATATGGAGATGGAGGAACTTAAAAATAAGTATGGTTTTTCCGATGGATTGATGGAGAAAATAAAACACTCCATTGAGGTATTAAGAAAAGGGGAGAAGTTTGCCCTAAGATTTTACGATAAGGGATATTATCTAGCTTTCAGTGGAGGCAAGGATAGTCAGGCTCTTTACCATATAGCCAAATTAGCCGGCGTTAAGTTCGAGGCTCATATGAATATGACTACAGTGGATCCGGCGAACATAGTATCTTTCGTGAAGAACAATTACCCAGACGTGATAAGGCATGTTCCGGATATCAATTTTTACCAACTTATAAGAAAAAAGAAATGTCTTCCATCAAAAACGCAAAGATATTGCTGTGAAGTCCTCAAGGAGAGAGGAGGCGGAGGTACGGTGACTTTAGCAGGGATAAGAGCGGAGGAATCCAAGACAAGATCTAAAAGGAATGAGATCGGAACCAGTAAAAGAAAGTATGATATATCATTCGATCAGTTTGATGAGCATAAGGAAAAGATGGTCTCTTGTGTTGGTGGAAAGGATAAGGTGATAATATCACCAATATTAGCATGGACGGACAAGGATGTATGGGAGTTCTTGAATAAGATGAATATCAAGCATTGCGACTTATATGACAAAGGGATGAAAAGAATAGGATGTATATTATGCCCAATGTCAAGTATCGGAGAGATGATGAAATATCCGTTCGATTATCCTCATCAGACAAAAAAGTTTTTGAATGAGATAGAAATACTTGTAAAAAATAGTCACTATGAAGAATTAGGAGAAAATCCAAATATGGTATTAGCGTGGTATTTATCAAAGAGAACAGTGGATGATTTTAAGGGACTGGTGAGAAGAATACAATCCGGAAAATTCAGACCTAATAAAAAGAATAAAGAGCTATGGGATAAATTCATAGATTATTTTGATTTAAAAAACGTAAGCATATGGGAAAGATAATAGGAGCGAAAGTAAGAACTCTTTGTCCCTTGAAGAGCAAAGGAGGTACAGTCATAGAAAAAGGGGAGATATGTACTATAACCAAAAGTTATAAAGGATATGGTATTCGTACCGATGATTATCGGGAGATAACCAGAGTGGATAAATACCGCGTTGAGTTCATCAGGAGGCAAAATATAGTTGATGAAACAAAAGAAACATATTAACCATTAATAATGTTTATTTAATTTAATTCAAAAACAAAATGTCTACTTTTGTAGACAAATAAAAATTACACATATGAAAAAGAGTAAATTTGTAAAGGAGTTAGAGAAGATCATCGATATGGTTAAGATCGAAGATGATGGTTTCGAGTATGGTGGTAAAGTCATCTTCTATAAAGAAGATGATGATAACTATGAAATCACGGTAAAGAACATTGAGATGGATCTGACGGTAGAGGCCAATACTATGGCTAGTATGGATGATAGGACTTTTGACTGCCTTATGAGTGAGGTTTATAAACAAAAGTTTACAAAGACTATAACGATGTCGGAGGATGAGGATGATGAAGACAATTGATAAGATGACCGATCAGGAGATATATGATCTTACTGATGAGCAGGTAGAGAAATTGATCGTAACAAGATGTGCGGAGGAAGGTGTCAGGTTTATAGATGAGCCTCCAGTCATGAAGACGTATGGCTATAAATCTATTTCTCCATCTCATTTCTTCTACTATTTGGAGGGCTTGAATATAGCCGTTCTTGATCAGAATGATGCTATTAAGATAGCTAAGTTATTAAGTGAATTTGATCTATACAGGACTAGATATGATTTCACCATATCCAATGAGGAGCTATGCAGTAGATTGGATATAATCAATATCAAGCATGTTCCGATGTTTGACACGAAAGATAAGGAAGCTTATAAGTCTGTCAAGGATAAGAACAACAAGATCGAGGAGGAGTATAAAGATCAGGTAAACGAATACAAAGAGAATGTAAAAAAGATGGGTGAAATCCGTGCCGAGATATGGTCAAAAGTAATTGATGTAAGGCGCAAGATTGATCACATGAATCATCTTAAAGTTCTTTTCGTAAAGGAATATCTTCCGTTGGTGGATCACGACACGGACAAGGCTATGATATTTTTCAAGAAGGCTTATGATGTGGATGATGATACGGAGAGATATATTCGTGAAGGAATAAAAGATTATCCTTTGTTTAATAATAATATAGATTAAAATGCACAATTGGTTTAAATGTACGGTTTCTTACGAGACCGATGCCGAGAACGACATGAAGAAGAAGGTAAAGGAAGAGTATTTAGTAGATGCCTTTTCTTATACCGAATGTGAGGCTAGAATCATAGAGGAAATGAGACCATTCATATCCGGTGAGTTTAGCGTTGATATCAAACGATTCAGGATAGCGGAATTGTTTGCCATGGATGGAGACCGGTTCTATAAGGTCACGGCTGATTATATTACGGTAGACGAGAAATCGGGTAATGAGAAACGCAAGGCGTTTAACTACATCGTTCGGGCTAATGACCTTGATCATGCCAAGAAGAACTTCGAGGAGGGCATGAAAGGGACTATATCAGACTTCGTGGTAACCTGTATTAAGGAGGAGAAGAAGTTGATGGATTTCTATGAGTTTGACGGTAAGATCAGGAACCCGGAGAAGCATGAGGATAGTAAGCAACAAGGCTAGCTACGAAACCATGTCATCCGTCGCCGAGAAGTTGATGGAGATAAGTAAGATGGAGGGTACGATTTATCGTATCCTCACATTATCTAATAAGACTTATCTGGCTTCCAAGTTAGGGTATAGTAGGTCCGGATTCTATAAAAAAATACAGAACAGGAATTTTAATATCCGAGAGCTGGCTCAGATATTCGATACGATCATCAACTTCAAGGATCAAGATTGGACTGAGGGTAAGATTAATAGGCTTAAGAGGTATAGGGCTATGAGCCTTATGGAGTTCAACAAAAGTTATAAAAAGAAAAAGGCATGAGAGGTAGGATGTTACCGTGTGAGAGATGCGGAAGGATGGTAACCATAAGGAGTAAGGGGTTGTGTCCCGCATGCAGAGCCAAGGAGCTACCGCCAAAGGAAAGGGCGGCGATACGGGTGAAGGCCAAGCCAAAGGGGAAGAGCATAGCCGTTTTCTTTGGCGCCCATGTGGCTAGATTGAGTATGACAAGGAGATCTGCTACCGGCGCATACATACCATGCCCGGGGGTAAGCAACATATGCCACTTATACCCTAAACGGAAATATAAATCGGTCGCCGAGGATAACGATAACATTATTTACTTGACGGCTGATGAGCATACAAGATTCGATTATCTATTAGATACGATGGATTTCAGCCGGCTCTTGGACGAGTTTGGCAACGTATGGCTGTTGGTAGCCAGAAGGATGAGGGATCTCGCACCTAGAGTCGAGGAGGATGGTAAATTAAAAACCAGATTATTATCATGGATAGAAGAAAACAAAAATTACTTTTAGCTCTTGGATACGAGGCTATAAGTGATACGATATATAAGAAAGGAATGGATATGGAAGTCATAAGCGATCAAGAATCGTTTGATGATATGAGAGTTCGTTTATCCAAAAAACATCATGTGGTTATCACAGATGATGGTGTTGTAATAGAGTTTGTTCATAATAAGTCAATGGACGAGAATGCGCCATCATATTATTGGCGATCATCATTACCAATATTAAGATCATATCATACAGATCCTAAATTTACCGCTTTCTTTGGCATATTAGACGTTTTGTCAACGATCCCAAAGAAAGATATGATCGAGGAGAAAAAGCCTGTTGAAGAGCCTAAAAACGAGCCTAAGGAGGAGATGGAGGTTGAGTATGATCTGGAGACAGAGCAACAGTATTATGCCGCTGAATGGATAAGGGATATCCCGACACCAGTGTTATATAGAATGACTGTCGCTGGCAAACGTGTGTATTATGAGATGGATGTTGATGGGTATCCTATCATATACGATGGAGCCACTAACAATATCGCCAATGGGTATTGTGATACGTCCGGCGCTTTGGAGAAGTGGAAGAATGAGATGAGGCTCAAGGGTAAGGATCCTGATGAGTACGCTAACTACAGGGCTGACTTAGGTACTATCATGCATTATCTATTTGGGTTGTATCTGACCGGGGTTAACATAAAGCTGATCCCGACATGGATCAGGAAGGTGGTCAAGGAAGCCAAGCTAAGAATAGACAAGTATAGGATGGAGCGGATATTAGTGGATAACATTGATGAGCTAATAGAGGATCTAATATCATTTGCCATATTCTGCAAGGAAAGACATGTAAAACCTGTATTGATCGAGAAGATGTTGAGGTCAAGCAGGTTAAAGGTAGCTTCTTCGGTGGACGCCGTGGTGGAGATGGACAGCGAGCCGGAGACAGTGGAGATAGAGGTCGAGACAGGAGAGTTCTATAAGACGGGAGCCAAGAAAGGTCAGCCTAAGACGGAGAAAAAGAAGATAAAGAGATGCAGGAGGATATTCGCTATATTGGACTTCAAATCAAACAGGAAAGGCAATTTCTATGACGAGTACGCTTTCCAGCTTGAGTTATATAGAAGAATGATACTGGAGAACTACGGAAAGATATTGGAGATAGAGGAGATATATAACTTCGCTCCGGGTGATCCTACCGCTAAGACAAGTCAATATAAGTTGAAGAGACAAACCGATAATCCTATACTTAATATGGCTACAGTTGTATATCTTCAAGGTAAGTATAAGTTTGAGAAAACCAATTATACGGTTACGTCAAGGATCGGATCTTTAGATATAGAGGGTGATTTTGAGTTGAATGGTTTGATAAGAAAAGAGTCGCTGAGAGATTATATATATAGAGTGATGAGTGAGAGGAGAGGATAATGGAATTCAGGGAGTTTGACAAGAGCGTACATCGGTATGAGTTGGATCATAGCAAGCCAAGGAGGAAGATGACGTGCCCGCAATGCGGCAAGGATAAGTGTTTTACGCCGTACGTGGACGTAACCACCGGTCAGATCGTTGGAGAGCAGTTTGGGGTGTGTGATCATAAAAATAAATGTGGTTACTTTAAATATCCAACAGGGAGCGAACTTGGGAACAATGATCTTTTTACCGATTCAAACAAAGTATTAAGGAGGTATAGGCCTCCCGTAGACCCGGATATAGCCAACTGCATTCCGGTAAGCAAGATGTTTGAGACGCTTAATCCTTTCGAGACATCTGATCTTCAGGATTATCTATCCAATATATTCGGATCATATTATACCAATAGAGCGTTCAGCTTATATAAGATCGGGATGATGAGATTCAGGGATTGGGGTAAATGCTGCGTGTTCTGGCAACTTGATAAAAGTTGGGTGATAAGGACCGGGAAGATAATGGATTACGGACCAGATGGTAAGAGGGTAAAGGTTCCCATGGATCATGTATGCTGGGTTCACATCCTCGACGGTCAAGATTATTTATTAAGGCAATGCCTGTTCGGTGAGTTTCTTATCAACTTCTATCCTAAGGAAGCCCCGGTATATATAGTTGAGTCGGAGAAGACGGCGGTCATCTGTAATATCGTATATCCAGATAGGCTTTTCATGGCATGCGGAGGTATCCATATGTTGAAAAGGGAGATGATAGAGGCATTGGGACGTAGGAGAATAGTCCTATATCCTGACAAAGGATCGGCGTTTAACGAGTGGAAGAAGAAGGTGGATAGGGATATGAGGGGGATGAATATCGAGATAAGTGATTTTCTTGAATCAAAGCCCAATATAAATGAGGGAATGGATATAGCTGATTATTTTATCATTAAACAAAACAATAATAACAATGGCAAAAGTAGTTGATAATTACAAGGGATTCAAGGTGCTTGAAATAACAAGACAGGAGATGATGGATAAGTTTACCAGATATGGGTGCTTAGGTATTTGCGATATGTGTAACAGACCTACGTCCGTGGGCTATTACGTGGCGGTAATCAATCAATGGATGTGCAAGGACTGTTACGATGATTTTATTAAATCAATTAACAGGTATGAGGAGGATATGGAAATAGAAAGCAGGAATTTCAATAGATATTGCAGCTTATTTAATGTTGAAATAAAGGAAACAGAATGAAAGAACTGTCTTTAGCTCAAAAAGCTATGTTAAACGGATCCGTATGCCCGTACTGCAAGATCCCATCCACTATGATAAATACGGTAGAGGGGAAGCAAGTTGGGTGCGAGAAGTGTGGGGCTTGGATGAGATCCGATCCTTTCGGGAAGCCGATGGGGAGGCTGGCTAAGCCGGATCTTCTTAGGAGTATGGATATGGTAATGACTGAGATTAATATATTTGCGTATAGGACAAAACGGGATGTGCAGGATATTTACAAAAGCCTATCTGGTGAATTGGATATACCAATAGAACATGTATCCCCATATAAGATGTCTTTGCCATCACTACTTAATACCATGAGATATATTGAAAAGTATAGCGATAATCATATACAGATATATGATAGAACCATGGTAAAGAAGGCTTGCCCTAGGCACGGAGCGGTGGCGATCAGGAGCAACGCCTGCCACGGATGTCCGGAGTTCCTGTTCCATGTGGTAAACAACACGACCGATACGGTGGTGTGTGATATGGATATGAGTTATGGAGATTGTATAAAGGAAAATAAATAAATTTGATAGATAATATTAATTGTATAAAAAATGAAAGTAATTTTTATTCATAAGCCTACTGGATATTATGTAGGAGGATCAGTATTTAACAAGACATGTGGTTTTTACAAATGTAGGGATAAGATGATAGAAAAAGGCATAAGCGAGGATAAGGCTAATATGCTGATTGATATAATAGGTCCACACGTATGTGTGTGGGAGATAAAGGATAGAGACGATCCTTATGAGAGCATGAGAGATAGACTCGGGGATAAAGCCTCGTATCTGGATGGAGAGGATATTATCGTAGAGAATTATGATTATGATGAGGAGGACGAAGAGGATGGGGAAATCGACTGAATATTATAGGACACATCCGGAAGCCAGAAAGAAGAAGGCTGAGACGGACAAGAAGATTAATGCTCGTCCTGAACAGAAAGCCAAGAGACGGGAGTTGGGTCGTAAGAATTACAAGACCGATAAGCTGAAGGGTAAGGCTTATCGGAAGGGGAAGGATCTATGCCATACGGCTAAGGGATTAAGATATAAATCAAGATCAGCTAACAGAGGATCTAAATCCGATACGGCTGGCGATAGAAACGCACGAGGATGAACGATAATAGGATATGGAAGACGTCCAAAGAAATTATCATAGACGCCTATGAGAGGATAATGAAATATCAGTCGGGAGAACTTCTCCCGGCTCGTACTGGATACCCTTATCTAGACAAAGCTTTGCTGGGGGGATTTTACCCTCAACATGCGATAGCCATAGGAGCTAGACCAGGGGTTGGAAAATCCTATTTGGCGCAAAAGATCATGAACAATGTGATGAATGTCAACATCAATCCACAGGCAGATGATTATGTATGGTTAAGATGTGAGTTCGAGATGAATCCGGAAGACTTGGTATTACGTTCACTATCAAAAAAAATGAACAAAGACATAGAAGATATCCTCCTTCGTAAAATGGATGAAGAGGAGATGCTAGAAATGCAAAAATGTCTTAAACAAGAAAATTCAAACAGAATAACGTATATACCCATACCTACAACAGTTGATGAGCTTAAAGATTTTCTATGGAATGTATATATGCCGGCGAATAAGGATAAGAAAATTGTATTTGTATCCATAGACCATACAGCTCTTATACAAGGTTCGGGTGATGCCAAGAGGAATATAGATAGTTTGATGAATATGTGTAATATAGCCAAAAGAACGTTCCCAAACATCTTCTTCCTTATCGTATCGCAACTCAATCGAGAGATAGAAGGCAGGCGTGATCCGAAGGATCATATGCCAAGGCAGTCTGATTTCTATCAGTCTGACTCATTGGGGCAGCTATGTACGGCTATGGTAGTGTTGAATATCCCAAGGAGATACGGGTACTCCTCATACATGCAATTTCCGCAAGGATGGTATCCTAATCTGGAACGTTTCAAGAGCGAGTCAAGACGATCCTTCCGTGTGGATGGATTATTGTTCCATCATATCGTAAAGGTCCGTCAAAGATCATTGGAGGAGATTGACGCTATACATGTAGATATCATGAAAGGATATGAGCGATATTATCCTGATGGAGGGGTGGTGCGCCAAGAAAGACCGGGAGGCTCGGATGCCCCCGTGGGTAGCGGCAAGCCGGATACGACCGTAGTGACGCTTCCGCCCCCACCTCCCGGTGTTCCATTGGAGCAACAATATATACCGCCCAGTGATGATTTCAATGTAGTACATGACGAAACACCTTATTGACATGAGATTGAGACATAATTACTTGCTTGTAGTGATAAAGGTGCTGGAAATGTTCTTAAAGACCGTATTGTCGGTTGAGGATAAGATGGGGATAAAGGAAATTATATCCTCGTTAAAGGAAATGGCTAAATACAGCATCAGATATATCATAAATCGGGAACGGGAAAAGGAGATCATGAGTATCTGTGATGAGGTATCCAATAAAGTACAGGAGTATAAAAGGATAAATGACAACTCAATGATATTGGAATTGGAGAACCTAAAAAGGGAAGTTGTGGCGGTGGAGGATCTTCTTAGCTCATACAAGGGGGTTCTTGACGCCGAACTGGTGATAGCCGAGGATGATATCAGAATCATACGGGACAAGATCGCTATAAGCCTGAGGGAGGACGGAACATGTAAGAGCATGACTGATGCTGATAAAAGGGCTAGGGTGGACGTAAGATACGAGAGGGCGTTAGAGGATTATCGAATCCTTCTAAGATGCGCCAATACGGTTAGGGCTAAGATGTCGGTTGTAGGGCATCTTAACCAATCTATAAATCAATCTATATCAGTTGGTAGAGTTGGTATGGCTAATGAATCTTATACGGTAAAACAGTATGAAAAAGGGAAAGAGATTATCGAAAGCAGACGCCCTTAGGGTGTTGAGAAGGGCTTACAATCTAATAAAGAATGATAATTATGTATTTATGTGCAAAGCAATAGAAAAGGCAGCGGTTGAATTATCACTTGCTGAAAGATCATGTGTGGCGTGTTATCTTATACCAGAACTGAAGATGTTCAAACCTGTAAACAGAAAAAATGGAGATTTTTGGTTTCATTCATCAAAGAAAAACATAAGGTTACATATAATAGATACGCTAATAGATATATATAACGGAAATGATCATCCCGATATAGTCGAGAGGGTAGCCAGAAAGATAAGGTCAATATTTTAACTCATTAGCTTATGTATATAAATTTTGAACAGATGATGACATCAGGATTAACGATGTCTGATGTCGGGTATCTTTTGATGATCCGGCAGAAAGAGGAGATGGCTAGCGTCATTCCAAAGGAGAAAATAGATAGTTATAAAGCATCTGGTTATATCGAGCTTCAGAAGAATGGGAAGTGGAAGATAACACCAAGGGGAGGGTCGCTGCTGATGCTGATAGAGACACCCGGCCTGACACCGGAGGTCGAGGGGATCCGGGACCGTATCGTTGGGGTATATAACGATATGGGTAAGGATACAGGAGCTATCAAGGAGGTAGAGAAACGGCTCGTATGGTTCGTGGCTAATACCAACTTCAAGGAAGAACCTATAGTAAGAGCGGTAATATCCCACATAGATCTTAAACGTGAGTACACGATGAGATTAGATAACTTAATCTGGAAACCATCAAATGTGTATAGTGTGCATATGAGTTTATCGGAATCAACGTTATTTGATACAATAATAAAGATGTATGGCATGACGTCTGATTTGTATCTTAGGGAGAACAAGAACAAGGAACTGGCATGGTTATTCGCCTTAAGCCGGCTCCCGGATCCTCCCAAGAAAATGGACAAGGAATACGCTATCACAGGCGATGTTAAGATGGATATCGAAAGGATATCAGATATAAAAAAAGAATTAGGTAGAAGATTAAAAATGTCGATTTAGTATGGAAAGAAAAGAGGTTGAAAAAGTAGTCAAGGAGACGATATTCGAGAAGATGGGTGAATTTAATGGTCTTGATCATGCCGCTCAAATAATGAACGAGGATAAGCTGGATATGGACATGGCTATGGATTCCCTTGATTTTGTAGAAGTCGTAATGGAAATGGAGAAGAAAACAGGTAAATGTATACCTGATGAAGTACTTAACGTCAAACCTTATTACAAGTTGACGGTAGGAGAGCTTATAAATATGTTGTATAATTATTTAAAGGATTATGAAAAGAGATGAAATATTGGAGATAGCGAGAAAAGAGATATTTGAAAAAATGCATGAGTTCAATTACATTAATGGTATAGAGGTAATTGATGATGTAAGAGAAGACAGTGATTTTTCATCTGATTTAGCTATGGATCCATTTGATTTATTAGAGGTATTGATGGGGATTGAAGAGAAGATGGATATAAGGATTCCGGATGATGTCTTTGGCGACAAACCTATTGATGAGCTAACTGTGGGGATATTTGTGGATATGTTGTATGATTGGGTTAAGAGTAAGTAATGGATTTCGGATATGATGATTGGGAAGAGGGGTTAGAGACCCCTCTTGTTGATGATTGCGATGATGATTATAAAGAGGAGGAAGAATATGATTTCAGTTAAGGAGTTAAGAATAGGCAATATTGTGAAAGATAAGGATGGTAATATATGGAGGATAGGATGTATTACCGGTATGCATAAGGACAAAGGGAGTTTGATTCTCGAACGCAGAATTGATAATGGCACAATAAAGTGGTATACTTCCGAATGTGATGTTTATCCAATAAGCTTGAATGAGAGGATATTGGATTGGATTGGATTTAACGATTATGATAATCATGATTACCGCAATAAAGGGGATATAACAATAACAAAAGATTACGTTTTAAGTATCACACGTTTATGGGGTAACACAGTTGTTAAAATGGATATCAAAGGATTCCATCACCTTCAAAATATAGCATATGATTTATACGAAACATCACTTGATTTAAATATATTCGATGATGACTATCCCGGAGACACATCTCTTGTGTAAGATAATAAATGGAGAGAAGGTTCTCGCCGCTTCTTACTCGCAGATAGATACGTTTGTCCAGTGTCCGTATAAGTGGTATAAGACTTACGTGGAGGGTCACAGATCCACGGAGAAGCATGAGGCTACGTCATATGGTACGGTTATCCACCAGACGATGGAGTATTTCTTCAAGAACGGATGCAGACCTTCTTATGAGGACATGAGTAAGGCATTTAACTATTACGCCGATATAGAGAAGATACCTTTTGATAGCGTAAAATCTCAGATCGAGTCCATGCAACATGCGGCTAGGTTAATAAGATGGATTGTGGGGTTGTTTGAGAAGGATGCTGCTGGCAATTATAAGAAGGCATGGTCTGATCTTACGCCAATGGAGAAGGTGATCCGGGGGTCGAGACCGGTAGGCGTGGAGGAGGACTTTGTCTTGCCCTACAAGCTGCCCAAGCCCCTTACTTTGGATGGCGTTACGTACGATAAGGTACATATCATAGGATCGGTGGACTGGCGTGGAGAGTATAAGACAAAGGACAGGATAGCCATGTATACGATAGACTGGAAGTCCGGGAGAAAGTTATTCGATGAAGATAAGCTGCTTCATAATCTCCAACATCCGATATACGCCTTTTACATACTCAGGAAATATAAGGTATTGCCGGATATGTGCAGCTATTTCTTTACCCGCATGCTGGACAATCAGAACGTGAAGGTAGATAAGGAGAAAGTAGAGAGATCGGTCAAGGAACTTAACGATATTCTCCTTGACATGTATGATTTCGAGACAAATAAAATAGATAGCTATCAAGCTCACGTTTGGGACGACGCCAAACAGGGGTATAAGTACGAGAAGCGCTACCTCATGGGACGCCAGCCGGCCTGCCTTGAACCCCGCCCCAAGCCCTTGTGTTTTTGGTGCGATTTCTCGATCCACAAACAAGGGACATGCAGGTACTCATCGGATTGGGATGAGTCAAAAAGAAAGAATAAAAAAGATTAACTTTATTAAAAAGCCTAGGTAAATATCTAGGCTTTAATTATATTTGTGCCAATAAATAAACGATTATGGATAAAAACGAAAGAGAAAAACAGGTATTGGATCTTCTGATGTCTAGAAGGGATATCAGGAAATTGGTAGAGAAATCAAATGAATGTTATTCTAAAATGGATTTCGTTGGTGCCATGAAATGCCGGCAGGAGATAAAGGATATCGTAGACCGGGAATCGAAGATCATGTTGACAAAAAGCGAGTCTTTGGTGAGTTTGATGAACAACGCTGATAATGAATATAAATTCAATATGCTGGTATGGCTACATTCCATGATGTGTATGGCAGATGTGTTTAACGGGATATTGGAGGATTTCAAGGATGGGGTAAGGAAAGCCAATGGCAACTCTAAGTTCGTTAAATTCGATAATCTGGATCGGTTGATGACAGAATGCAAGAAGGAGATTGATTACCTAATGAAAGGTACAAGTAAATCGTTTCAGATATCTTTCGCCGTAAGAAGCGATGAGTTAAGGGAGATGATAGAGAATATGGTTGGAGACAATATCCGAGAAGGGTATGACATATTCAAGGAAGAGACTAAGATGACCAAAGAGACAGACAGGAGCAAGATAGAGGAATTTAATAAAAGGCTGGACCATGAGTAAATTTGATGTAAAGATAGGTGATATAGTTCATACCCAGATAGGGATAGGAGAGGTGATAGCCATAAGCAAGACCAAAGAGACTTTGATGGTAAAAATGGACGATGGCCGGGAATGTGCGATAAGAATAGAGTACGTGAAAGACGTTTTTGATAACTACAGAGATGACATATAAATTAAGGCCATATCAAGAGGAGTGTGTTAAAAGTATCTCCGATTACATAAACTCTGATAGACATGATCCGGTATTGATCGTAGGTCCTGTAGGTTGCGGTAAGTCACTTCTGATAGCAGAAGCGGCTAGATTGATGGGAGATAAGACGCTGATTTTACAACCATCAAAAGAATTGCTGCAACAGAACCACGACAAGATAACGTCGTATGGCATACCGGCTACCATCTACTCCGCTTCCTGTGGCAAGAAAGAGCTATCTAACATGATATATGCCACGTTAGGATCTATCAAGAAAGTTGTTGGTCAGCTTAAGGAGATGGGAATCAGAAACGTATTGATAGATGAGGCTCATGCCGGATACAGTCCTGAGGATGGCAGTGAGTTCATGGCATTCATGAATGAGCTGAAGCCGAGAAAGGTGATAGGGTTTACAGCCACGCCATGTAGACTTAAAAACATGTCGATAGGACAGACATCATATTCCCAACTTAATTTCATCACTCGTATGAGACCGGTGTATTTCAAGAATCTGATTCACGTGATACAGGTAGAGGAGATGATAAGGCAAGGATTTTGGACGCCTCTTAAGTATGAGACATGGGATTTCAATGGAGATGCCCTTAAACTCAATTCTAACGGCTCCGAATATACGGCCGAGTCTATTAGTGAGGCGGTGAGAAAAAACGGCTTAAACAACCTTATTTTACGTCGGTTGATGGTATTAAAAGACGTATGCAGATCTATACTGGTGTTTATGGATTCTGTTGAGAGCTGCAATACCGCCGCCGAATGGATGAACGCAAAGATATGCGCTGGCATGGCGGAAGTGGTTCACGGAGGCACGCCAAAGAAACGGCGGGAGGCTATAGTCGAGGGGTTCAAGTCAGGTAAGACGAAGGTAGTGTTCAACTATTCCGCCCTCGGTACGGGATTCGATCATCCGGGTCTGGATTGCGTGATAGTAGGAAGGCCGACATTCTCGTTCTCGTCGTTTTATCAGTGGCTTGGAAGGGCAGTCCGTATAAAAGACGGAAAGGATAGTGCTTTGGTCGTTGATTGTTGTAACAACTCGTCAAGGTTCGGCGATATAAGGAAGCTTAGTATAGAGAACTACAAAGGATATGGATGGGGGATGTTTATCGGAGATAGACTAATTACCAATATCCCGATGGGAGATAAGGTAACGAAAACGGATCTGGATATCAAAGCCGCCAAGAAAGACCGAAGGAGGGGGCTGGCGCAGGGCATTACCGCCTCCCCTGTACCCGGGAGGCCGGATCATCCCCTTGGCTCTACGTTAATGACATTCGGCAAGTATTGTGGATGGATGTTGCATTCAATTCCGGTATCGTACTTCAAATTCATAAACGAGACATTTGACTGGGATAATGATAGGAACAAGGATATAAAAGAATACATAGATTTTTTAATCAAAAACAACAGATTATGACAGGATGTATATATCATGAGGCTGATCTTGACGGAGTAATGTCAGCGGCTATAGTAAAAAAGTATTTCAAAGGGGACATTGATCTTCTTCCTTACAATTACGGCAAGGAAATACCTGACGTGAATAAATATGATAAGGTGTTTGTAGTTGACGTGTCATTTGGCGATAGAACGATATTCTTATTCGACGAATGGGAAGACAAGGGGATAGATGTCACATGGATAGACCACCATAAGACGGCGATAGAAGCTGTGAAGGAATATAATGTCAAAGGCAAAAGACGTATCGGAACGGCGGCTTGTGAGCTTACGTGGGAATATCTTTTCGATGATATCGAAACCCCTGACGTGGTAAAATTATTGAGCGCTTATGATGTATGGGATCATGATCGCTTAGAATGGAGTGACGTTCTTTCATTCCAATATGGGATGAGAGGGTATTGCGGGCTTGACGTTGACATGGTCAGGGAGGTGCTAAACAAGGCGAATGGCGAGTTTGTTTCTGATATGATAAGAAATGGCGAGGCCATAATAGAATATATCATCGAGAAAAACAGAGGAGAAATGAAGATGTTCTCATTCGAGGCAGATATATTTGGATACAAGGCGATATGTATGAATACTACGGAGTTTAACTCCACCACATTCGAGTCTATGTACGATCCTAGAAAACATGATTTGATGATGCCATTTTGCTGGAACGGCAGATTCTTCAGATGCTCGTTCTATACCACCAAGGAGGAGGTGGATGTCTCGGCGCTGGCACGCAAGGCCAACCCCGGTGGCGGCGGTCATAAGGCGGCTGCCGGCTTCCAGCTTAGCGTGGAGGATATGATGGGATTTTTGAAAGAAAGGAGGATGTGATATGGTAGGGTTGATATCTATTATTATAATAATAGTAATCTCCTTTGCCATGATGATGGAGGGATGGGAAAAATATGATTCACAAAAGTTTTACACAGGGTTGCTTGTAATAGGCATAAGTATCATAATGATATTTCCAGTAATGCAATATAATATGGAGAATATGAAAAGCGTATACAAATTCAAGAAACTTAAAGAGATGAGGCTAGATGATTATGGATTCGGTCTGTTCGAGTACAATGGCTCTCTTTATTTCAAGGAGGCAGAGGGTGAGAGATGCTTTGATGTAAGAAGCGGGAATGAGTTTATTATCGGGAAAGATAAGATTATAATGACCTTTGAGGATTGATCATGAGAAAGCTTAATGACACCAACAGGACAAGGAAGAGGAACGTACGGCACTCATGGATAAAGGCGGGTCCGGGGATCCAACGCTGCGCTATTTGTGGGATCACGAAGCGAAGTGAGTATATAGACGGGAAGACCGTTCATTGCGTGCATCTATCATCTGGTGAGCTTTACTCTATGACAGGAGAGACACCAGAATGCAGGGATTTAAGCGAGTTTTATTAATTAAAAACATGAGATATGGCAACGTGGTATAAAACCGGGGAGGAAATAAAAGCTATGTATCCAGACATAATCTTTGAAGAATATTGGATAACGAGAGAAGATGCCGCTAAGCTGAAGAGGCACGAACCTGTCATAAAAGGATGGGCTACAATAGAAATGAATGGTAATATTTTATCATGTATTGCAGGGAAAAATAAGAGCGATGAACGAGATATATTATTACATATTAAAGCATTATCCTCACTTGATGATGATGTAGCAATAAGAATACACCAAGAGGGAGGGGAAAGGATATGAAATACGAATTTAATAAATTTGACAAGGTCTTTTGCGAGGGTGAGATCTGGGAGGTTGAAAGAACGGCGGATAATACAGGTACGATGAAATTATCAACGTTATATCCAAAGGAATATGGTTTCATGTGGGCTGGAGAGGATGAGGTATTGCCGCTACATATAGCTATAAGGGAACGGCTTATAGACAAGGATGAGGCGGAGGAGATAGTAATGAATAGCAATAAGGCCTTATCGGAGGAGATCATCCAGCAAGATGGGAATGAGGACGCCAATAAAGGAGGTGGGCTGCCAGGCAAGGACGGGACGGGGAAGGACGACCGGGCCGACGGTAAACTCCGGTGGGATCTCCTTCCTTTGGCTGAGATAGAGGACATCGTGAGGGTATATACGGAAGGTGCCAAGAAGTACGCTGATAACTCATGGCAGGATATACCTGATGGGTTCAATCGTTATCTAGGTGCACTCATGAGACACTTGGTTGCTTATACGAAAGGGGAGAGATATGATAAGGAGGGATTCATGCATCTATCCGCCGTATGCTGGAACGCCATAGCGTTATTATATTACGATAAACATAACAAAGGGCTTATAGAATGGAAGAGCCAGGAAAAAGAGTAGTAGATGAGAGATTAAGAGCTATCGACAAAAGAACAGGTAAATACGTTAATGTAATCAAGCGCACTATTGATGATAGCCTATTCCCGATAGTTAAGTATCTCAGTTACAGTTATAATGAATTAAATTATGATTATGTAAAGAATCTGAATTTTGATGTAAACGTAAATTGGGAGCAGCGTAGATATCATATTGTTAAGGATTTATTATCTAACGATTTCGATGGGAGAAAGATGAGTATAGATGAGGTAGATAATGCTATATTTACCGCTGATTTGATTATTAACAGATTAACAACTATTTGAGATGGTAAGAATTGATTTTTTCACGAAGAAAGACGCTGAGTACAGCGACTACATGCGGTATATTATCGCCAACACATTACAGGAGTATGAGGGTGAGGTCACGTTAAACCAGATCCCGGAGAACAAAGCCACGGAGGAGGAAATATCCAAGTACGGTATAGAGGTATATCATACTATCATCGTCAGCGGAGATAACATGGATGGCTTTAATAAACTTGAGGGGATGGCCAGAAAAGCTGATCTTATTAACGTCATGTCGTTATACGACAAGAAATAGGCTTATGACGATAAGGGATAAATATTTTGGTTGGAAAGATATATTCTTTGACAGGTTCGTGCATTGTTGTAATGAAAAAAGTGATCAACCACAAGGAAGTAATATACCTCTAGCCAAAATAAACTTCGATAACAAGACAGGATATGTGGAGGACGGGACTATTAATATAGCCGAGCTTCTTCAATATCTTTGGATAAATAATAAGGTCTATGGGTGTGAATATGCACCCATAGATATATCCTCTGTCTTGCAAACATTGATTAGATTGACCGAGAACGCTAAGTTCATATTTGACGACCAACCCGGCATACATGATATGATCCCATATAGAGGTTTTTTTCTTAGAGATGATTTTTTACCCGGGAAAGATTATTCACTTGATTTGGATAAAATAGTGAGCGGGATGGGAGGATGGTATGGGGAGGATGAGGATCCATGTTACTCGATGTTCGTCAGTCAAGATCAGATATGGAACTTGAACCCGATATTGAAGGTATTAGCTGATGGGGGATCTATTCTAGCCAAGGAACTTGGGTATGATATGAACTCATATGTCAGCGATAATGGATACACGATATACAACCCCTACCTCTCGTGGATTAATCATTACTATCATTATTGCCCGACATTTAATGAGGATAAGCTGAAACCTTGGGATAGGGTGGAAGACAGAAAGAATAAATTCAAGATGACGGATAAGGTCAAGAGAGGCGCCAATAATTGGTATTATTCAGGCGGGACTATATCTTGTGTGGATAATTTCTTGGGGAAAGAATACAGGAAAAATCTCCGAACCTTCATATATCGTGGAATAGTATTCTTTTTAGATCGGATATGGCATACACCATTGTTTGAGAAGATGGGCGTGAAAATGAAATACAACGCTTATTATTGTTATGCCGCTACTTCCGGGATATGGTATGATAAGGGATTCAAGGAAAGACTAGCCAAGAGGTTTAACAAGTCGCTGGGCGGCGACGGGGAACTGTTCGGGGCTAACCTAGCCTGCATGGTATGTGACCGTAAGGATATCGATTGGGAGGCGCTTCGTCTTTGGCTTGACAAATACGATGATCCTACTGATAAGGGCATGGTGAATAGCCCTATTCAATTTATGTATTTATATTTATATTACACTTTTAACAAATAATTTGAAATGAAGAAGATAAATAACTGGATTATAAGAACATTTGGGTTGAGAGGCTCATGGAGCTGGGCTAAGAAACAGATGTTAAATGGAGCGATCATTAAACGTAAGGCTACTACAGGGACATACAAAATAGCTATTGATGATGACAAGAATAGGTTACTTGTAGCCACATGGGATCATCTAGATCAAAGTCCTGTATGGGAAAGGTGCCCGCATAGTTTATTAGATGAAGATGCGGTTGATTATTTTGTCACAGCTCATAAGGAATTATCATATGGAGGCATAAAGATCAGGATGAAAGATGAATTTAATTGTAACGATAAAATATCGAAAGTATGAAAAAGATTACTGATAAAGACGTAGAGCGCCTTAAAGCCGGGAAGAAGATAACAAAAGGATTTATCCATATGCAATTAGATGATAAGGGAAGATTGAACTTGTGGAGTGATATCAACATAACTGACAATTATAGAAGTCTTAAGATAGACGCTAACAAATTGTTTGATCATGGGATTCTTTCAGAGGAATATGATAAATTGAGAGTTATAAATATAGGACAACAGGGACGAAGGTAATGAAAGTGCATATTATTAATCATCGCTGCGGTGACGATGAAATAGAAGTTAAAAATGGCATACGAGTTTTTGATTGGGTTGGGAATGAGTTTATTATCAATCTAAATAATTTTGGGGAACTGGAAATAAATGGATTGAGTATATAATTACCATACAAAATATGATGCATGGGATCATATACGGGAAATGGACTTTTGTTAAGAGGGGAGAAAATTTTGGTATAAAATTGGTTAAGGTCTTACCTAAGATACATAAAATATCCCTTGATATGATCGCAAAGGATATTTTTAGGTCTGAGAATAAATGAACAATATGAAAGTATTATCATTATTTGATGGGATATCATGTGGATATCTAGCATTACAAAGAGCCGGTATACCTATAGAGACTTACTACGCCTCGGAGATAGACAAGACATGTATAAAGGTAAGTCAAAAACATTTTCCTAATATTATTCAATTAGGGGATGTTAATAACTGGAGAACATGGGATATCCCTTGGAAAGACATAGATCTGGTCATGGGAGGGTTCTGTTGCCAGAGCTTCTCTAGCTCAGGTAAGGGTAAAGGATTCATGGACGCTCGTGGAAGGCTTTTCTTTTGCTTCTCGGACATCGTAAAGCATTTAAGGAAGGAGACCAAAGGTAAGGTCCTGTTCTTGGGCGAGAACGTCCGGATGCGGGATGAGCACCGCTGGGTGATTACCGAGGAGCTTGGCGTGGAGCCGGTGGAGATCGATAGCGCCTTGGTCTCGGCACAGACCCGGCATCGTCTTTATTGGTGCAATTGGCCGGTAGAAATGCCGAAAGACAAGCATATATCATTGGATGATATTCTAGAGCATAACAAGGGTTGGAATCCGGGAGCCATAAGAGGGAGATATATAGGGACCATTGTCGGTAGAAGGATAGGAGAGGACGGGTATCGAAAGGATTGTAACAAGGACATAAAAATAACGCAATGTCTGGAGATAAGAAAAGATAAGAATACCACTCCCATCAAGAAAAGTAATTGCCTGACAACAGTCATGAAAGATAACGTGATATCATCGTTGCCTCCCGGAAGATATCCTAATGCCTTTGACATGAAAGACAAATTCAGACACCTGACCCCGGTGGAGATGTGTAGGCTACAGACATTGCCGGATGATTACCTTGACGGGATAGCCCCAAATACGGCCATGTCTTTAGCGGGTAACGGATGGACAGTGGATGTGATAGCCCATTTGCTAAGAAGCATCGAACGTAAGCAGATAAATGATATTGTAAAGGAATTTCGCAAGATTACTGATGAGCTTATGTTCGGGTCATCAAAAACGGATACTGATATGACATGTGAAGGTAAACACGAGAAAAATGAGACCATACGTAAGAATCAAGACAGTTAAGGGATCTTTATGGGAAAAGGATATACATCCACCAAAAGGACACAAGAATTGGTGGGAGGATATATGTGATCCTATATCTAGAAGTATTATGAAATTAAATTTCAAAAAGGAAATAAACAATCAAATTTGGTATGAGCAAAAGCAGGGAAATGATTAAACAGGAATTAAATTTATCAGATCAAGAATATAACTTTCTTGAAAAATATCAATCTATGAAATTATCACAGAGGTTTGGTAATGTTTTCGATAGATTAAAAAATGATAAGTCTAAAGCAATTTACACTCATGATGGGTCAATACAGTTGTTTTATATACAAGGTAAAAGAGTAGATAAAGAAGAATGGGATAAACTTCATAGATCATGATAATTACTAAAAAATGGTCAATGCCGAATAAAGAGACATTCAGCATAAGACCGATAAGGGAACTTATAGACAAATATCGAGAAGAGGGGATGGTTATAGTGGATCCGTTCGCCAGAAACAGCGATATAGGGACGATCACCAACGATCTTGATCCTGATACTAGGGCTATGTATCATAAGGACGCCACGGACTTCCTGCGTGGTCTTAAGGATAATATAGCTGATATGGTACTATATGATCCACCATATTCCACGAGACAGGTATCCGAGTCATATAAAAAGCTTGGAGGTGCTGTTAATATGCAAACAACGCAATCTAGTTATTGGGCTATGCAGAAGAAGGAGATAGCTAGGATCACCAAGAAAGGAGGGGTAGTCATTACCTGCGCGTGGAACTCCGGCGGTATAGGGGCCGGGCTTGGCTTCGAGCAGCAGGAGATTCTTCTTGTGGCTCATGGGGGATGGCATAATGACACGATCGTTACAGTAGAAAGGAAAATGAAATTATGAAGGAAAGGATATTCACCACAAAAGAACAGGGGAGGGTGCTGATCGAGGCCGGGCTACCCATCTCTACCGCCAGCGGCTTCAGAGACAAGTATCTGGATCAATTACATTCTATGGAGGATAACGCTGGTCGTATAGGACTGATCGAGGCCGTTACCCCGGATATATCCAACCCTGTTTGGGATGTAGGGACGTTACTGAATTTGCTCCCATATGAGATAGAGGGTTGTACATTAGAATGTTATAAGCTAAAACATGCATGGTCTGTAGCGTATAGAAATATAGACGAGATCCCTATATGTTGGAGTAGCGAGAGACTTCTTATAGATACATTATTTTCACTGATAACAACATTATTAAAAAATGGATTATATGAGTATAAAACAAACAGCAAGAATAAGGTACAAAACGGAGGATAATCCTCCTATGGAAGGTGTTCCTCTTTTATGATACAGCAAAAAATACGACTGTTGGGTAGCGTTAGTATACAGAAAAGGGGATAACTATTACACCAATATGGAGTGCGATGTTGAATATAAGACGTCTTCTCCAGATGAATACGAATACGTATATCCGTGAGAACTAGAAGGGATATATTTATATTTAAGCATGATTAATATTATTTTAATATTATTCATGCTTTTATTTTTGTTTAAATCATATCTTTGTATCAACATTAAAAACCAGATTATTATGGATGGAGACAAACAAAAAGTCAATGAACTTACGATGAGGACGCTGGGTTCTCATTATGGCGGATATGCCTATGTAAAGGTAAAAAATCGTCAAACTGATGTAAAGATAGACTGGAAGCTATTAAGGGCTATAGAAAAAGGGGAGGTGGAGATAGACAACGAAAAATATCATCTATCCGGAATAGAGTACGTAGCTAAAAGATATCAAGACATGTTTTACGCTGGTCGTGATATTTATTATTTCAAGGGTATAGGAGGGCATGGGATGACCGATCTTCTTAGAAACGCTATAGATGATTTACTGGATACCATAAGCAGCAGGGAGACTTATCGTAGCGCAGAGCACAGGCTGTACGCCCAAATGAATAAACTTACGGAAGCGGGAGCCATGATCAGCTTAGCTATTGAATTACTAACATCTAACATCCGTCATAGTTATGGAGAAATTAATTTTGAACGACATCCAAGACCTGTGGAGATGGAGGGAGAAGATAAACATTGATGACTTCAAAGAGGATCCTATGGCTGAGGATATGCCATTATATTTCCCGTGCGCCGTCGTATGGAATGTGGATTATGGTGAGCATGACGCTGATAATTATGTATGTTATGGATTTGTTTATGTAGCAGAAATATTAGGGATATGAGTGTTAAGAGACAGATATTTATTAATAACAAAGGCATTGATGGGGAGATAGCTAATAATATGACATTTGATTTCGATTTCAATGTTGACAAGAATATTCTTGAAAAAATAAAAGCAAAGAAGGAGAGCAATAAACTAAATACAAAAGATTGGGCGCTGTTCTCGCTTATGGTTTTGTTTATTTTTGCGATGGGAGTTGTAAGTGGATGGTTGGCGTTTAATTGTTTAAATCATGGATAATTTAAAAGACATACAAAATATAACTGGTCTTACGTCAGAAGCTATATTCAATATACGTAAACCTGTTGATTATATGTGTAGTGATATAGACAGTCATATAAAAGATATCGAGACACAATGTGATTATATTATGGATGGGGACGAGGAGGATGTTAAATACTATTCAAAATCAATCAAATCAGACGTAGATTCTTATTTCGAGGATATACGGTCAAAGGTCGAGAATCTCCGTGATTGGGGAGAGCAGTGGAAAGTACTGGCTAAAGACCTATTTGATGAGTTGATGAAAGTAAATAACGATAAGACCATAAACGACTATCTGTCTTATGAGGCATTGAATAAGATTAAGGAACATTTAAAATAAAACTATAAACATGAATAAAAGAAAAACCAAAAAAAGACTCCATTTAAATAATAAAGAATTTCAAGTCTTATTTCGTTCAGGCAAGAAATACTTTAGATATGCGATAAATAATCTATGTCTTGCTTTTGGATGTTCTTCATTAGAATATTGGATATACTTCTTTGAAGGTAAAAGAGTTGATGGGAGTATATATTATAAAAGCATTTCACGACTAGTTCTTAGATAATGATAAATTAACAAAATAAATAGACATGAGCAAATTACTATTTTTTGATTTAGAGACAACCGGGGTTAAGTTCTGGAGAAACGGGATACACCAAATAGGAGGGATCGTGGATATCGACGGGCAGGAGGCCGAGAGGTTTGACATCCGCCTAGCCCCGAACCCTGCCGCCACGATAGAGCAAGAGGCGCTGGACGTGGCTGGAGTTACCTTGGAGCAGGTGCAGTCGTATCAGCCTATGGAAGAAGGGTACAGGCAGTTAGTTGGTATATTATCCAAATACGTGAATAAGTTTGATAAGAGGGATAAAATGTATTTAGTGGGGTATAACAACGCTGGATTCGATAACAACTTCCTACGGGCTTTATTCCAGCAATGTGGGGATAAGTATTTCGGATCATGGTTCTATCCTAACTGTATGGATGTATATGTTATGGTGACACCGTTCCTGATGGGTGTAAGAAACGATATGGAGAACTTTAAGTTGATGACCGTAGCCAGAACTATGGGTATTGAGATCGACGAGAATAAGCTTCATGACGCTACTTACGATATTGAGCTGACTAGGGATATTTTCTATCGTATAATTGGCAAAATGGACATTAAGCTATGAGGGACATTTTAGAGGCGATGCATGATTATCCGGATGAGGCGTTTGGGTTGTGTTTCTTTTTGATAGTGGTTGTCTGGTTATTGTCAGGTATATTTGAGAAAAAAAATGAATGATAAACTCGATGAGATACTGGACCTACTAAGATCTCAAAATGAGATGATTAAGGATATCCACGATTATGTGAAAGAAGTTACCAGCGAGAAGTATATAGGAGAATCCAGAATGACAAACTTCTCTATTAACTTGGCCGCTGATATACTTACCGAGGCTATCAGTCCTAAGATAAAGGGGATGATGGTGGATCTATTGAAGAAACAAGGATGGAAAACCGAATGAAATATGGGGACTTACGAGAGAAAAGTAAATCAATTAAAGGATTTGATGATAAGGAAATACAAATCGGCTTACGATAAGTCTAAGGAAATGGACATAGATATAAGCTCGATGACATATCTTCCAGAACCGGACGTATTCAATGTTATGTATACTGAGCATATGTCCGTTATTCTTGATCGGGTCAATAAGATCATAGATGATAACAAGGATAAGCTCAAGAATCCAACTTGCGCTACTTGCGTACATCTACATGACCATGAGTGGGCGAAAAGATACGGGAAAGTATGTTGCTCCGTTTGGCAAGTGTGTGACCATTATATAAACCCTAATAGGAAATATGACAGGAAGCAAAAGACTTATGCGAGACGGCCAAGCAACAAGGCTTGTCCTAATTATGAGTATGGTGATGATAATTTTGAAAACAGAAGAAGATGTATAAAAGAAAAGAATACCCAATAAAGAGCTATGTGCCGATGCGCACCAACAAGGATAGGACGTGTATCTGCTGTGGCGATACGATCCCAGCCGGCAGCAGTAGGATGATACCTAGACACGCTAAGGCAAATCACGGTCTATGTTTCCCATACTTCAGGAAATGGAGAGATACCGGAGGAGATCTTAAGCTTATGAACAACCCACGAGATGCGAAGAAAGAATATGTCATACATATGTCTAATATCCTGAAAGGGAATTGTGATATAATAAAAGGTCGAAAGCTTTACGTGGCTTTTAAAAAGGCGATAAACGGCGGAAAGAAGATCGTTATCAAATTTGACACTGATCAACCGATATCTATGTCAACAAGAGTCATGAATCCTTCATTCGGGGAGATTATGGATGAGTACGGCAAGGACATATTCCAAGGTAATCTCAAACTGGTAGATGTCCCAAAAGGAGTTAAAGACTTGATAGTTAACTATATAGAAAAATATCGTAAATTATGAACTTCAAGACATTTATATTCATGATCCTGACATTCAGGAGAGTAGATCCTATACCTAGGAATATAGGTCTTATGTTAAGTACAACGTTCTGGATATCTATAGTATGGATAATATCCAACTTTACTATATTGATAATGAGATTAATAAAATAGACAAGATGAAACAAGGAGACGTGATATACAAGAATGGTGTGGAGCTGCTTGTGGTATTAAGCTACGACCATAATGAGCCATGTAAGGGTTGCTTCTTCCACGAGGATAAGGCGTGCGGATCAGAAAGACTGATAAAATGCTGGGATTGTAAAAAGGAATATATATTCACGGCGGTAATTATATACCAGTTTACACCTCCCTATAAAAAGATAGACAAATCTCATTTTTATTGATCGACTCTATGATAAAGCATTAAAAAGTATGTCATAGGGTTGTTTGCGTTTCTAAATATCTATATCTTTGCCCCACGTATTAGAATAAAGACGTAGAAGCGAAAATGAATATCAAAAGATATAAGGAGATTATAAGAAAAAAGGATATACTAACACGAGCCTTATCAGAGGCTCATAAATTAAACAAATCAATAATATGGGAATGAAATATCATACTGAAGTGGGAATTGAATGCACCCCGGAAGAATGTAAGCTGATTGACTCATTAAATAGATTAGCGAAGAAATGGAAAAAGGATGGCAAACGTCTTTGGTTGTATTCCGCTAGTGGAGTTCTTACCGTTATGATGCATGGTGATAGGGAAGATAACCCTATACCTGAGATGCTTCCTAACGCAGGGACAAATCCAGATAATATTATAACTACAATATTAGGAATAGGTAATGATGGAGGAGATTGGTAAGCAAATTATAATTCATGAAAATAGGAGAACAGACAATAGCATTTTTAGCCGTGAACAAAAACGGTGACGAGGTTATTCTTGACAACGCCCCCGCTCGGCAAGGAGAGATATGGACGGATGAGAGATCGGCACATGACGATGAATATTTTTCCGTCGAGGATCACAATTCGGCGATAGTACTTCCAAAAGGTACTATCCGTAGATTAATAGGTAGGGACTTGAAGTGGGAGGACGATCCTATATCTCTTAAATCATTCATTGATGGAATAAAAATTGTCAAATCAGAAGATGAGGAAAATTTGTGGAATAAGCGATGGATCTGTAATTTAATGATGGGTAATTATATAATAAATTATATTTATGAAAAGTAATAAGAAATAAAAAGAACTGGAAGAAAGGTTAGCTTATTTAATAGATAAACCTTTCTTAACGAAAGAGGAACATGATGAGATGGTAAGAATTGGCAATGAGTTGCCAAAGTCTCCTCCTACTACGCTCTCTTTTAATATTCGCCTTGATAAAATGGCTAAATAATCACATATCATTTAAATTTTGAATCATGAAAAAGTGTAAATTGTTAATAACAGATTTAGACGGGACACTGATTGAGACAGTGTCAGGGGATACATTCCCTAAAGGTATATGGGATATGAAAATAAAACTCGACGTGTTTGAGGCTATCAAAAATTACGCTCCTGATGACATCCTAATCATATCAAATCAGGGAGGTATAGAAAAAGGCTTCGTGGACAAAGAGATGTTTGAATATAAATTCGATTACATATCAAATGCCTTGGAAGATTATACAGATGTATCCGTAAGTGCTTATTACTGCGAAAGCAATAATAAACGCAACATCAATAGGAAACCAAATATAGGGATGATAAAAGAGTATATGGATTTTATCGAAGACATGAATAACGATGAAGATGAGGAAGAAAAGATCGTATACGATACTATCTTGATGATCGGGGATGCTTCCGGGAAAGAAGGACAGTTCTCCGACTCCGATAAGAAGACGGCAGAGAACTTCGGGTGTGAGTATATGGATGTGGATGATTTTGTGGATAAGTATAAGGGCTGATAACAGTAGAAGGATAGGGTGATGATCTCCTATCCTTCTATTATTATGTAAATCCATTTTTGGATTACATTAAGTATCAATAGTATAACTATTTGTTTATATTTTTAACACTACTTCTTAGCCTAGTAAAGCCATATTCATTGATTATACCATCTATATCATTCTCGGATAAATGGAACCATTCTCTTTCCATTCTTTTTACCTCAAATTTGCTATGCAATTCATTTTCTATATCTCTGCCAACAAAAGCTATTATCTTAAAATCTATATTTCCGGTTCTTATCGTATTTTCCCTTTTGTCAATATTATTGGTTTTACCTATCTTAATATAACCATCAATATTACCTGACCCTAAATATGTATATACTACCTTGTTATCTAATATATCAAATGACATATCATATAAATAGACAAAATCTTTATATATCTTAGTTATCACATGTCCTATGTTCAAATTATTAATATCGTTAAAATATTCAAAAACAGATATTAAATTAAAAAATTCAATTCTTTTAGCATTTAGAAATTTTCTAAACATATTTGATACACTATTTGATATATCCATATTTGACTTGACTGGGACAAACACCTCAATATTGTCTACTATACAATTATCATATCCAGTCACCACTCTTATAGAAAATCTATATCCAAAAATGTCATCAATAATAGTTTTGTAAAGAGCGTTTAAATCATCGATAAATTCACAAGGGATATCACGTCTAACATCAATATTATCAACTTTATAGATACATATATTATCATATGTTATAAAAATTCTATTTATATAGTCTATAACAATATCCCTTTCTGATATATTTTTCAATCTTATGCTATATCTGTATCCACCAAGAATCCTAAGGTCATTTAAATTAGCTATCTGACATAACATAAAACCTAATACAGGGAAATTATTAAATATTGATATATATTCATATTTACCAGTATTGTTATTGATATGTTTTATTTTGTTTATGATTAATTCATAATCATATTCCATTCCGCTATCAGATTGTATATCAAATCCATAATAATCTTTATTCCCTTTAACGAAATCGTCTATATGACATATGTAGGACGATCGAGCTGTCAACTGATTCAATTTATCAGGCATGATAATTTTCAAAGACCCTGTTTCGTTGGATTCGGACGTCAAAATTTCACTACTGTTCTTCGTGGAATCATGAAAAAGATCTACATTTGTATTCATAAAATAATTACCTATTCCCATCCGTCCGGGATGGATAGATGGGAATACAAAAATAGCCAATCAAATTGTCTTAAACAATTGACCGGCTATTTTTTTTTGTCATACCATATCAGTTATCTTCCTCTGTCAAAATACCAATTAGCGTCCTCTCCGGACTCATCCTTATTCCTACCACCTAGAAAGAATCCCATCGTCATGCCGTTGGTCATCAACCAGTAGTCGGATGTCTGCTTAATATCCCTAGCCGTCTTGATATTATACCATTGCTTACCAAACGAGAACTTCATGAGCTGCCTCCATAGTTTGCTCTCGTCCTTATACACGCCGGTCTGAACGGTAGCGAACGGATCCCAGTTTCTAGGATCGGTGAGATCACCTAGCTTCCGGGCCGTGACCAGCGGGTCTTGTAACATATCTATAGCGTTAAGCTCCATGAACGGGGATGTCTGGGAAGCGATCTCGTTGATCGTCCTGAATCCTATATAGGTAATGAACTGCCCGAACCAGCTATCCTCATTATCCTCCCTATATCCCATCAAAGCCCGTCCTATGGCCATCATCGTGGCGAATACCGCCATATTGATAATCGATCTCTTGATATTGATCTGCTCGTAGGGGGTAAGCTTATCATACTCTTCCTTAAGCACGTCATATGCCTCCCCCATCCTGCCCTCGGACATCGATCCATAGACATTACCGGCCAGTCTCCATAACGTTCTCATATATCCTTCCTCAAACTGGTTGGTTTGGAAATTGAAACCGGCTTTCTTATACGCCCGCTGCACGGCCAATATAAACCATCCACGATGAGGCAGAACCATGTTAAGGATAGCGTTCCGGCTAGCCCCCACCCGGTTCTGCTCGTTCAAGGCGCCGTCGCAGATCTGCACCATGCTCCTGACCCTACTGGACAAGGTGGGTATATATCGGTCTATAATATCCTTGTTAGCCTCATTCTTAGCCACAATCTTTCCGTCCTTGACATCTACCATGTCCCACATAGAATAATCCCTTAAACGCTCCCAATCGCGTTTAGCCTCGTTAGCGGACATATTTCTGTCTTTCATCATCATCTCCTTGAAATTGGAGTATGACCAAAACTGACCCTCGTATAGGCGGGTATCATCCATGACCGATATAATGACCTGCGGATCCAACGGGGAGTTAAGAACCTCCATCATCTTAAACGGCAGGTCCCGGAATAAGGTTCTCCAGATTTTGTTATACGCTGCCGATCGTACACGGTTACGGACATTGAACACGCCTAGAGCCTCTCCAACGACATATAGCTTGTTGGTGCGGTTTATATCCCCGATCTCCGACACGTACGTACTTAACTGCTTCTGGGCTTCCCCATAGGCGTATTTCATGGAGTCCTTGCTTATATACTGCCCTACCATACCCTCCAAAAGGAAGTTGGCCTGCCCGGTAAGGGCGCCGGTAGCCGCGACGAATGGGGAGAAGCCTAAGTTGGATTTGGATACGAATTTGGTAAACATAAGAGCCAGCTTATTAAGATCGACCTTATAATTACCTATATTCCATTCTGCCCGCTTATTATTTATCCTAACATCATAGATACTGGCGTTAACCCAGTCCTGAAACATTCTATAGGCGTGAGTGGCCTCTGGGTTCTTACCGCCGTCGTATTGCGTCTCCAGCATCATGTTCCTGTATCCCATGACATCATCCAAGGCCGCCCTCTTATACTTGTAAGAGGTCGCTTGTAAGGATAACATGGAATAGGAGTAGGCGAAATCATGAGATACGTCATCGGCATTCTCTAGCTTACTCAGATAGTACTTGGGGATCATGCGATATTTGTTATCGTTCTCATCAAGCTCTCCTAGGTCTTGCCCTTGACCGTGTATAGGGTCATCCACCCTCTCGCCAACAATATCACGCACGGCGTTGCCGATGGCCGCCTTCGGGTCAACCCCGGCCTGCACCATCCTCTCCACGCCGCCCTTGGATATTTGTGGTATCTGGTAGATGTTCCTGAACCGCTCGTCATAATCCTCCATAGCCTTACGGCTTATGTTAAGCAGCTCCTTCCTCATCTCCCACTTATCCTTATTGATCGTAGCTTCCTCCCCTTCGTTGGTAATACCGTATTTCTTGAAAAAAGCCTCGTTCTTGTACTTATCAAACCTAGGCGTATGATATCCATAGCCCAGATCGGGATTATAATTAGGATTACGGAAAGAACTCTCGGCATCGGCCTCTTCTAGCCACTGGTTATTGATCGATAAGTCAATCATATTAATATCGAACCCGAAACGGGATACGCTCTCTTCATTTGATATACCATTTTCCATGGCATCAAAGAACTCGGATACCTTATACGTACCGTTATTTATCTTTCTAACGAAATCAGAATATCCCTTGGGAGAGTATTTTCTCATATAAGGATATAGCCGAGTTCTGGCGTACTCGATAAGTATACTATTAGCCTTACCCATAGCTATATCATTAGCCAGCTTATCACCGAAATCAGGACCGTATTTCTTTCTAAAGAACGCCACCTCCACGGTTGTCCATGACGGGTTCTTCCGGGACAGCTTGGCGGCCATCCTATCCACCTGACTCCGGGAGCGGGCGGACATATGCTCCTTGGCGAACTTAATCTCATCCATGCCCTTGTCGTACGCCATGGCGTCCCTTAGAGCGTTACGGTAGGAATCCGTGACTCCACTCTCCACCGTATCAGGCATATCCATCTCAATATCCTCAGCGGAAGCGGCGGCGTTAATAACGCTCTTGGCCTCGGCCAGACGGTCGTATAGCTCGTTTATCTTCCTTAATGACGATGACCCACGAAGACGATCGAAATCATACTCGCCATATCTGGTACTGTCCCGGTACTGAATAAGCAAAGGTCTTAACTGATCGTTGATCTCATTTATTGTTGCCATCGCCTCCTCTACCTTCTCTATCCTTGATGATGATACAGATTGCTCCGTGATCTTATCAACCAGATTCTCGTAATAATCACCTTCCTCGGATCCCCACATATCCTTAGAGAAACCAAGATGACCGCCAGCCAGCAGGAACTCGAACGCCGCCTTACCGCCCTCTGACCGCTCTATCCCGCGAAGTATCTCCTTGAATTCCGCGGAAGCCTTACGACCCTCGTTGGTATTCCCGAACTCCTCGGCCCATGCCTCGTCCCATGCCTTTATCTCCTCGGACATCATCAGGGCCTCTGATCCCTCTTCCTTTGGTGTCCCATCGGAATACCACTCGCTCTTAGCTATAGCCCTGTCACGTAAAATATCCAGATAAGATCTCCAAGCTATAGGATCGGATTGAAACGCCTTCCAATCGACCTTCCCGTTCCTCACGAACTTATCCATAGCCACATACCTGCTCCTGCGGATACGGGACATGAAATCGGATGTAGCTTGTGATACCCTGCGACCCAGCCTTTCCTCTACCTTCTTGTTCACATTCTCGATCTTATCGTAATAAGCCTGCACCATAGGTTTCTCACGATTCTCATCCAACCACCTATTTATCGCATCGAGATATCGTTGCTGATCCTCGAATGTCATGACCGAGATATCAAAATTCTGGATACTTGGCTTGAATATATGATTGACCTCCTTTGTAATAGGTTTATCACCATCATACCCTACGATATCATCACGAGTCTTGACCTTAAGCCCCTTATCAGATAAAAACATGTCGATAAGCTGCTTCTCGGTCTTACCAGTAACCTTTTTAAGATCATATATATCAATAATAGCTTTCGCCTGCTCTGTCCGATACAGTAAATCGTATTTGGCGAAATCACGGGACGAATCAAGGTAATCAGAGTTCTTACCGTTTATCTTCTGTATAAGATCCTCATTATCCTTTATCCCCCATCCACGCTCTTTCATCATCTTCGTCATCTTATTGATATTAGCCACGCCCTCAACATGAGCGTCGTTATAAGCCTTGGCAAGACGTTGCCCTAACATGCCTAAGATAGCGTTCCCGCTATGTTCTAACGTCCCGAAAAACCGGGACATGACATTGATATCCTTATGGATGTTATTTATCAACTTCTTTATCCCATTCCAATATCTTTCCGGGATATTAAACATCCGGAGCTGTCCATCCAGCCAATCCTCGTTACGATCGCTACGAAGGGCGTTTATATCAGACATAGATGTCTCAGCCATACGTAATATATCATCCATATCCTCTACCATACCAACCTTGTTGTTGCCATAATAATCCGCCGCCTGATTATTGACGAATCCACGAAGATTCCTGATTAACGGTACTATCTCCCCATATACGTTATCGATAACCTGTATCGTCTCATAATCCAATCCCTTGTCGCTCTTACGCAAGCTACTGGCAACCGTAACCAAATACTCCACCTCAGCCTTGGCGGTCGCTATGACACTCTTGGTGGATAACAGGTTGTTGTTTTTATTAAGCTCACCCCCGACTTGTCTCACCTTCTCGCCTATATCACGAAGAAGGGAGATACTCTCACCGATCCTCTGGCTTTGGCTTGATCTCATCCTCTGCAATCTGGTGTATAGCCTTTCCAATGACCTACCGTTCTTGATCAGCTTATTAGCCACGTCAACGTCCGATAACGAGTACATGAGATGATCGCTATCCTTTAGCAGAAGCACGTCAAAGGCGCTTGGATCATCAGCTAACGCCGACTCCTTTATCCTGTCAAGTACCTTATTTAAATCCGATCTTTGGCTGGAGAAGAAATTACGTATAGCTCGTACCATCCTGCCAAACAAGGAGAGCTGGGCGTCCTCGGACGAGGTCAGATCCTCTACCGCCTGTTCCATGCCCGGCACGAACCGCTGGCCCAACGTCTTACCTAGGATCTCCCGCTTCACCATCCGATCCAGCTCCTCTCCTTGGTATTCCTTCCCATACACCTCATAGTAACGACCAGCGAACTGATTCCATAACGACGTGCCGACAACAGAATCCAGCACCTCGTCAATCTCCTGTTGGTTACGATAAGTATCGACCAAGAAATGAGCCACCTCCTCATTGAGATCCTCTACCGTAGCCCCCTCAGCCAAGGCGATAACCCCATTGGCCATGTCAGATAAGGCCCTAGCCGAAGGATCCACGCCATTACGCATCTTATACTTGTCCATATATTCGGACATACCCATCACACGGATACCTAATGTGGATAAGATGTTGGTTATATCGGTCCTGTTTTGAAGATCCTCCGCCTTCTCATTCTCGATAACCCCACGGACATTGCTTCCGTACAAAGCGTTATCCTCCATCATCAACGACAAGGCTAGCTCCATGAATCCATCATACTTGTTATTAAGCTCCTCAAACTTACCTTGCCTTAACATACCCTTGATCTCCGATCTGCTTACCGTAACCTTCTCCCCGGACGTAGTGATAAGATCAAGATCATTACTTACCTCCGTATCAAAACCTATAGAACCCAATACGTTCATTTCGGAGGACTGACTTCCAAATCTATTTTTAAGGCTAGAGAAGGCATCCATAGCGTTATAGATCTTAAGACCATCAGAATTGCCGGCTCCAGTAAGATAATATCTATCCCCTAGCCTTATACGTTCCCCACTCAACATACCTTTCTTGATAAGGTAATTAACAAACCCTCCACGAGTGCTTACATCTGAGTTTGAGCTAATACCAAGGACCGGGATGAATGACCCACTGTTATTAAGGGTTATGGAGGAAGAGCCAAAGGAGATATCAGCCGTACCGGACGGGACGTCGCTCTCCTCGACACTGCCGACCAAGAACCCGGCCTCGACCCGCCCACCGGACGATCCTTTTATGGCGTTGGCGTAAGATTCGTGTATCTTGCCGTCATCCGATCTAAAGAACAGGCGAGGCTCACCGGAATCATATACCAATCTTGAAGATGGAGGAGTATAATTCTCAATATTATTTAACGGCAAGACATTACCAAAAAATATGATCTCCCCGTCTATATTTCCGCCCTTCACCCTGATATTAGGTCGTTGACCGGTAAAAGCGCTTTCCACGGCCTTCCATAGCATACGGGCTGTTTCTTTAATATCTATATTCTCCCTGATAGCCCTTATATCATCCCATGACGCCTCTTTCAGTATCGTATCGCCAATATTATCCTCGTTTATGGAATCCAGATCCACCTCCTGTACCGTAGATGTATCTACCACAGCCATATCATTGACATCACCTACCTCTCCGGAGGTAAGATAAGCCACGACATTGTCGCTATTCCCGAGACTTCTGGCCAACGCCGGGGCATCCATATCGCTTATGGCGGACAAGACCTTGGCTGACATAAGTTGCCCCCACTCGCTAGCGTTAAGTCTGGCGCTTATGGATCTGGCGGCCTCCTTATTCCTTGGCACGGATCTCGTCCAGTCTCCGAACTTAGACCTGAACTTATCGTTATAAATAGTCATATAAGCCTCAGCGGCCTTATCAAGATCACTTACGGCGGCTATACCCGCTATCTTATCGAACAAGGTAGATACCTCGCCGGAAGGAGTCAAGACACGAGCTATCTTACCTTCCTTATTCCTTTTAATTACGCAACTGCTCATAAATAAATGTTTTTCACAAAGATAAATAAAAAGCCTCCACGAATAAGCGGAGGCTGATATTCTTGTATCCCTTGTATGAATTTATAGTCTAATCCATATCCTTATTGTTGATAAACTCACCAACACAATGACCCGCAAAACCGGCTATATACGCTGCGTGTTCATCCTCTCCAACCTTAAATCCAAGAGACATGTTGCAAAATTGGCATACGCTCATTGCTATATGGAATGACTCGTGACATATATTTCTCATTATTAAATCATCGTCGCTCGAAAAATTCCAAAGTATGGCAAATTTATCATCATCGTCCCTATCCCTTACCAAATTCACGAAAGACGCCTCCTTATCCATATCATCTTCATCTCCCCATTTCCCCTCGTGTTCAGGTTCCATATTCTCGAAACGATCACACAACGTCTTATAATCTAATCCAACCGTGATAATCAAATCCAACGGATATATCACGAAATCAAATTTCTTTTCTCTCATAATCCCCTTAATTTTTCTATAACCTCAAAACACATCTTACACTCAATCCTACGATACAACTGCCTTACGCCATCTATCGTAGTCCAATAACGACCACCCTTACGGTGCAGGAACTCGCTCATGACCTTAGTGTCAGCCACATCATGTAGGTCATATGAGTCAAAACATAACTTACATATATCGTCAAGATCAAAATAAGTAACCTTATTATACGATATACAACTGATTTGTCTCCCATCAGGAACCTGAACATCGAAAACATCTATCTTCTCCATATTAAAAATAGAGGGATACCGATCCCATCACAGAACTGTATCCCCTTATAATAAATTAGCGACGAAAAGCATGGTGATGGACATGCGCCACAAATGTAATTACAAAATTCGTAAAAACAAAATATCAAGGACAATCACCTATGCATTCGCACGGAGCATCGCTTTTCAAAACCCCATACACCCGATTGTCGCTAGTCAGCCATCGTTTGCCGTCACTCGTAATATAAGCCTGCCGGCATCCCTCCTGATTCACCGTGAGCGTCTTCTTAATACCTTTTGGAGTTGTTATCTCCAGCTCAAGAGTCCGATCAAGACCGTTGTTCATCACCGAGCCAAAGGAAACGGGGGCGCTTCCGGCCCCGGACCCCGGACTGACGGTCAGAGGCTGGTCCGTTACCTCGCCTACCCCGTCCTTCCAATTAATATTCAAATCATTAGCCATAGTTGTATTATTTTTGTTCTATTGCAAAGATAGCAAAACAAATAAACCCCAACCGGCTTTAGTCGATCGGGGTCTGAGTAAGAGAAAAGAAACTGATTATCGTCCCATCATTCTCAATACGGTTCTAGCCGCAGCTTGCGCCCATGTCCAGCTGTCATTAGATGTTACGTTAACCGTCTGTTGAGTACCATTTACATCCAAGTTAATAATCTCCTTGTCAAGCTCGATAGTAGAGTCTCCAGCGGCTTGCGTTACCGTCACGTTGGCTATCTGGCCACCAGCGGCAGTTACCTTCAATGTAGCTGTCAGTTCCTCGATCGTGACGTTGGCCGGTACGCCCGAGATCGTGATGCTCCAAACGAACTCGCCAGCGGCTCCGGGATCGTCGGCGATAACCGCTCCGTTAGCCGTAGTCCTTCCAGCCGCCGTGTAGTTAGCCGGGAGCTGTAACGTAAGCCCGTTCTCCTCAGCCGGCGTGACCGCGAACGTAAGCTTAGTACTGTTAGACTTACCGGTGATGGTAACATTACCGCCTGTCTTTTGTACGGAAGCGTTAGGGCTGTCTGATCTTACCACCTCAGCAGCCGCTGCCTGATTAACTACCAACGCCTTCTTAGCCCCGCCGTTCGTGGTGACCGTAAGGTTGATAGTGCGTTTAAGACGACCGGTGTGTTTCTCACCGGAGAAATTAACCGCCTGATCTCCTGATCCTGATACCGGGTCGACGGTTACGAAACCGAATTTTTGTGATGCCATACTTAAATATATTTACAAATGTCATTTTATTATGCCAAAAATAACTTATATCATATCACAAGCCAAATATAGGGGGGGGGTAGATACGACTAGCCCTGTACAACCTCAACATACAACCCTACTAAGTCCTTTAGATTATGACTAAGAGGAGTTCCGCTATCCCTAGTGCACTTATATACATCAGCGTTCTGGATGTAATATTTATCCTTGAATATCTCCATTGGAGGGAAATACGGGATAGGATCCCCTATGGTCCCGGCATGCTCCTTATCAATGACCTTGTATAAGGAAGCCGTATTTAATCCGGGTTCCCATTCCTTTGATAATGTATGTTGTTGAATAACCTCATAAAGGATATCCGTATCGTCCTTCACCACCCTGAGACAGAATCCGGCATCCACCGACAACCCGAACTCCGCCCCTTCTTGTCCCCATATAGGGAATAGAACCTTAACATCCAGTTTCTCATTAGGGGATAAAGATATAGCCTTGTTATTAACCACCATTCTGGAGAATCTGACAGCCACTTTCTGAGGATCGGAGACATCTTTCTCCTTTGCCTGTTGCCGGACATAAGTCATGGTGATATTTACCTTATCTGGATAGCCGGACTGAGCGTCAATAGCCCTCACCTGCTCTACGGTAGTGGCTAAGCTTACTTCCCTCTGTTTGGCTCCTAACGCCGACATCAGATCATTATCATACTTATCCATCATCCCGATCAAGATCTTGCCTTCCGTCATATCGAACTCCAGACCTATGATCGTTATCTTACCAGCTATATCCCCATCAGCCAAAGCGTTACGCCTATCATATTCAGGGATATAGATATTTTGGTCATCCAAGAAAAACTCATGAAGATTCTCATTCTCATAAGTCCTGATCTCCTCATACTTAGCCGATTTCTCCTCATTAAGAAGCCTTGAGTCATCCAATTTAGCCTCGATAATTTCCTTAACCGTAGCTTTAGGATTGGCCTCCTTGAACGCCAGTCGCTCCTCCCCAAGTTCTATCCATGGGGCGGGATTCCCGTTAATGTAATCATCATAACTATAGCCCTTAGCGTAATTATCATCAAGCGGATCGTCCTGAACTAATTGATTGGGATATATTTCCCTGTTTATATATACGTAGCTCATATCTTATATCATTAATCTTGTTCTTTAACGGCGATACTATACTTACCTGAAGCGTAACACCAGATATTTATCTCGAAAGGCTTGTTAGCCGTAGTGGTTATAGAAGTACCACTCATGCTTACATAATCCCCGGAGTTGGGTATAGCCTGCGTGAAGGCCGCCGACGGGACGCACCTGATCATCAGCTCCTCCCCTATCTGCATCCCTGACTGCACGGATAGGGTGGTAGCGGCTGATAACGTAGCCGTGATACTTCTCTTGCTAATAGGCAGGTTAGCTAATGTCGTGACCGTATTAACTCCTATAAGCCTGTTCATGGTCTTCTTGTCAGCCGCCGCCATCAACCCGTTAGTAGACTCGTTGGCTACGGCGTATGTCGTGTTAGGAGGTGTAGCCCAAGTGCCATCTCCACGCATGAAACTGGATGTGCTTCCATTAAGCTGTCTCAATAAGCCGTTAGCTGTAGTAGAGGCTAATCCGTATGTGGTATTGGTAGGCACTACCCACGTTCCATCACCACGAAGAAAAGATGCCTGCTTGCCAGCGGCTGGGGCCGGTACCAATCCCGCCGATCCTGCGGCTGAGGACGTCGCTCCACCCATGTTGCTATATGTGGTATTAGGAGGGGTTTGCCATGTCCCGTCACCACGAAGATACTTGGCTTGCGCTCCGGCGGCAGGTGCGGGGACCAAGCCGGCCTTTCCCGACGCTGAGGCAGAAGCGGCTCCCATATTGGTGTATGTCGTGTTGGTATCCGTCCACGGAACATTCACATACATCTTACCATTTCCGTCAAGAGCTACCGGATAATTCTTCCCATTAGCTGAGTACCCGATCTTAACAAGACCCAGATTATCGCTCGTGGCCTGTGAGTATGTAGTGTTATTATCCGTCCATGGAACGTTGACGTAAGCGTTGCCGGACGAATCCAGTTGCACCTTATAGTTCTTCCCGGAAGTCGTATATCCCACCTTAATACCGCCAAGAACGGTAGCGGAGGACGTGGAAGGTGTGAAGGTACTTGGTTTGCCCGTAACCCCGGACCAAGGCACGGAGGAAGCCTGACTGGCCGTGTAAGGCTCATACCCATCCTCACTGTTTAATTTAGACTCGTCTTTTATCAGATACATCTTGCCTGTAGACGTGACCTTTACCGTATCACCACTTTGAACCGTAGCGGTGGTAAGGGCGAATCTAGCCGTATCATTAGCTACCACGACCAATCTCTCCAAAGCCGCCTTAGGTAACCTATCTATGCTGATGGTTCCGGACGCGATCTTAGAGGCATCAAAATTGACCAATGTCGTGGAGATAGTTACGTTGTCTCCGAAGTCCGATGAGACACTACCGGTAACAGCCCCGGACAGCGCTATGGTCCTAGCCGCCTGTAATTTCGTGGCGGTAGGGGCATTATCCGTCTTAAGAGCATATTTGGTAAGATCAATATCATTAGCCTTATCCAAAAGCTGATCTATCTGCTTACCATTGTATTTACCTTGAAAATCTTCCATATCAAACTTATTTTTTGCTCAAATATAGTTATATACATAAATACCAAGAAATCGAGGGGGGGGGAGATACGGGTAAGTGTCAAAAACTTCCGTCCCCGTGCAGGAATCCGCTACGGAATATAATAGCCTTGTCTTTAAGTTTCTGGACAGATTCCCATTCCCATTCACCCTCACAAGGCTTAACGACATACTTATTCCCCCATGTCTTAAACTTCCTCTCTATAACAAACATCTCTGGGTCTTTTAAGACATGGAAGATACTTCCAACAGGGAAATACTTATCAGTTCTCAATATAACTCGATGATGTCTCTCGTCATATTCAGGATCGCCTACGATACGTGCCTTATAAAACTGGAAATCATTTAACGTCTGATCCACTGGCTCTATCCAATAATACCCCTTACCCATTGCAGTTTGTATTTAATTATCTATATTTGCGGTGTAGTAACTCATAATGTTTTAAGTGATTTTCAACCAAAGGGGAAGGGTGTCCGTGAGGATGCCTTTTTTCATTCCCGCCCACCCTTCCTATGAACAAAAGATCTACCTCGAACAAATGTAATCATAATAAGGCTACGATCAAAAAGAAACCCTATCGGTATTCTATTGCCGACAGGGTTCTCCAACGTTGTATCAAACCTAAATCATATCACTCCATTTGATTGTGTCACCGACGAAGCACCGCACCGCCAGATACCTTACGAACGCCGTACCTTCCGGGGCGTCAGGGTCTTCCAGATAAGCCAAGACAGCCTTGACTATTTTCTGGTCGCAATCCAATACCTTAGGAAAGTAGTCGCTATAGAACATAGCGAACAGGTATTGGATATCTCCCCAAGTGGCGTTATCAGGTTTCTTGGCCCCGCATTTATCGAACATCTGCTTAGCGTCCTCCATCGTCCATCTTCTCTTGGATCCGTCAGCGTTAAGCATCTTGTCGGCGGCTTCCCTAGCCAACTCCTTGGAAAAGTGATATCCATGGGTGTCTATGTACCGCTTATAATCCGGGTCATCAGCGTCTGCTCCTCAGTAGTAACGACTTCTACGACCTCTACGCATGTAAGGATCCATGCTATCGTACTCGTCACGGATCTCACGCTCGCCGAACCAGCCCTTGCGATACATCTCGTCCTCCCGCTCATGGTGCTTTTGACGTTTCTCAAGCTCCCGCTCGTTACGTTCCAGCTCCCTCTCACGTCTCTCAAGATTACGCTCACGACGCTCCAGCTCCTCCATTATCCCGTCACGATCCTTGCCATAATGGTCATATACCCCGCCATCATAACCCATGTACGTGCCGTCAGAACGACGGGAGCGTCCTCTACCGCCTCTTCGATCATAGATCTCATCATCATATTCCTCTTGGCCATTGCCTAAATCTATAACTCTCATATTAACCTAATTTTTTAATTAACAACTCTTTTAACTCATCGAAAGAAGACCCCATCCTATCGACCTTCTCCTCAAGATTCTTAATCTTTCGGTCTTGATCCTTAGTCTGCTTAAAAGTGGGATTGATATCTTCCAAGATACTATCGCATGCCTCTATGATCTCCTTATTCTTATCCACGCTATTCACGATATCCGTACTGGTTCGTTTCATGGCGTTCAGGTGGTTCATTATCGGATCCACGGAGCAGGCTAGCGTAATGCCGTTGGCCATAGCCACGTTCTGATTCTCTGGAACTACGTATGTCATAGACTTCCCGTCCACCTCTATAGTAAGGTCCATAACCCGATCTTGCAGCTGCTGGTACTGACCTAGCTGGGATTGGGCGAACCTAGGTTCCGAGACGTTAACCACCGTACCCATAAAGAATTTAGGAACCCCTGAGGTGTCCAACGTATAAACCTGATATCCTTTCTTTAAATCCTTAAACATAATAACGATCTTTTTTAATGGGAGGGAGGTTACCCTCCCTATTCTTTCTTAGTAAATTCACGCGCTAGGGGCCGTAGCCGTATGACCTAACATCCTGAACACGCCGGTGCATTTGTTGTAATACACGAGATGCTCGGTGTAAGCCCCTACCACAGGGTCACCAGATGCCACGGGAGTCGTAATATCCTGCCCTGTCATATGTGCCCCAACCTTATCCACTATAGGTGTCTTGTTGACGATAACCCCGGCGTTGGATACCGTAACAGGGGTGGTGGTGGATAAGCCGGACGGGAGGACGATCGTGGCCGGATAATCAGCCTCGGTCTCAGTTACCGGATGACGGACTTTCCATAACAATATCCCCTCTGGAGGCAGTGAGTTCCACTGACACGGATTGATGCCAAAATCAACCGTAGGTTCGGCCGCAGAAGCGTCAGATACCTTTCCAGTAGTGGCTACTACCGAGATACCTCCCCTATCAAGACGGTAGGAGGCGAATGAGCCGATCATATATCCTCTGAAATCAGCCATATTGTCCCCCTTTCTTATAATACGGCGTTAGTAGTGCCGCAAGCGCATCCACATTCGTTAGCCACCCTTACGGTAGGAGCATAGCAGCAGCCCGGGTTCTGTACGACGTAAGCAGGAATCGGAGCCTTTGGAGCTAACTGGCTAACAATGTTCTGTGTCTGTTGTTGGGTGATGGCGGAAGTAGCCAAAGCCTGTTTCTCCTCACGAAGCTGTTGGATAGTATTCTGCATCTCACGCATCTCAAGTTGACAGAACTTGTCATTGATAATCTGCGTTTGGGCATCTATCTTAGCGGCTAACACTTGCGTCTGGGCTTGATTGGATTGAATAACGTTATTGAAGCCGTTAGTCAAATTGTTCTGCAATACGTTCGTCTGACCGGTGATAGCCAACTGATTCTCATACCCTTGACGTGTGATAGCGTTCTGGATATTGCAACCCATCGTATCCAAGGAATGTTGAACGTTATTGAAACCACTAGCCATAGCGCTTTGCAAATTGCAGCAGCAAGAGCTAATTTGGTTACCGATCTCACATCCTTGTTGCTGTACGGCGTTGATAACGGCTTGAGATGTCATACCCACCTGACCAGCCACCTTATCAATAGCGCCTTGTACATTACAGATAGCGTTTTGTAATTGAGAGGTAGAACAGTTAAGGGCGTTAGAGATCTGATCAATAGCGCTTCTGTTACCTTGGATAGCCTGCATCAGTAGCTCACGGCCATAGTCGTTGTTCAATTGAGCCGGAAGACCGTTAGCGCAACAATCATTTCCATTACCACCAAAACCATTTCCGAAACCACGTCCGCCCCATAACCAGAACAGGACAATGATCCACAACCACCAACCGTTAGCCCCTCCGAACTGGTCTTGGTTGTTACGACCGTTCATCAACGCAGCGACTAAATTCGGATCCATCTTATTACCACCCAAAAGGCTGGTAAACATACCCGGAATCATAGATAATAAACCATTAGCGGCGCTACCGCTCCCGGAACCCATGCCGTCTAACAGCACGATTTTGTCTCCACTTGTACCCATGTCTATTTATTTTTGAATTAATAATAACCCCACCTGATAGTGGGCGTTACAAAGTTCAAAAATTAATAATCCTAGGATCGTGATATATGTCATCATCAAAGCACGTCATGTCATGCAATTGGTATTAATAAGAACCGGTACAAGACAAAAAATCCGGAACGTATCACTACGGCCCGGATTCATGCAAATCTATAAATTCAATGTTTCAATGCTCGAAAGAAAACGTCTCACGACGTCAAAGAGAGATTAACTACACGAAAAATCTCGCATCAACTTATTTGTATTAGCAGTGTATTCATTAACTATCTTACTGGATAAGGGATTATCCTCTATCCTTGACAGGCGGTTATCGTCACTCCTTACCGTAACGTCACCCATCCTTCGTACCATGTTTTCTTGATATGATGATGGATCGGAGTATATAAGATCATCAACGAACCTGTATATCGCACCATCAACCGTCTCACCTATCTTCTCATATAAGCCGGATTGGAATGACACGAAATCATCATACCTCCCACGAGCCAAGAACGAACCGTCCGGTCTCGCCTCGACACCGCCGTTGACCTCCCGGAGCAGGCCCGGATTCCTTTGGTACAGATACCTATAAAACCCGGCATCCATCATCCTATCCTGTCTATCCAGATAGAAAAGGTTTATCATGCTACTGTCACCGGACTCGATAGCCACGTCAAACAGAAGATCCCTTACCTGACCTTCCGGCAACGACATCTCCATGCTTTTTAACGTACCTCTGTCATGGTGATTCAAAGATACATTATAAAATCCATTAAAATCAAGGAAACGTAAGACATTATTATATAAATCCGATTTTTTTAACCTTTCCTTGATCTGGATCTTCCTCAACGATGTACAGGATTTGATAAAATCACGATCCTTTCCCTGCCTAGCCTCGTATCTCCTGAACTCCCGATCAATATCGACATCATCCATCTTAGGGGTTACGGGATGCTGGTATATCAATCTGGTAAGGATCATGTTCTCAGTATTCGAGGATGAGATGTTGGACATAACTAGCTTCTTTATGTTATCCTTGATCACGTCAATATCGGAACGGGAAGCCCCGGCGGGAACCACGCCAGCCGGCAAGTACGAGGGCCGCTCTATCCCGATATCGGCCAACATCTCATAGGCCTGATCGGTGTCGGTTATCGGGGCTGTGTTATGGTACGTATTCCTACCCATATACAACATGCTCCTATCATACATATCGGAAGGGGATGTATTCCCGGACCTTACATACACCATCCTATCACTGGTAGAATAAGTATCCTGAACCTCGTATATCGGATTCCCCTTTCCTGTTATCCTATCAAGATCGGAGATAAAGCTATCGTATACCGAATTGCCTGCCTGTATGGAAGATAACATGACATCCAGCGACGCCATAAGATCACGGATATCCTCCGGTCTGGATATAACCATCTCATCGCTGATCGCCTCGCTTATATCCACGCCCATGTCGGCAAGATCCATAGCTATGTCATACAGACGTCCGGAAACGTCCTTGATGTCCTTAAAATCATCCATGTCGATTATCTCCCCAACCTTATCCCTTAGACCCTTCATATCTTTAGGCATACTGATATACGGTGTGGTACTATTGAAGTACGAGTCGGTAATCGTATTTCCGTCCTGACTCCGAACCTCCATACGGGTCATATTACGATACGTGTCATACATCCGATCTGCGTAATCCTGATCATCCTGATACCGGAGTGCCAAGGAAGGGTATGGGATGGAGATGAAAACCCGGTCAAACTCCCGGCGGTCGCTGATACCGCCTACCGCCCTCATGATCGTATCCCTTACCTCCATTGGATTCAAGGCTCTTCTCTTCCCTAACGAGTCATATGTATCCTCATATATCATATAATCATCACCAAGACCTGACTCGGAGGATAGGAAATGCATATCCTTCTCATTAAGATCCCCGTCAGACATAAAATCGACAACCCTCCTCATCATATCCCTTACCCGCTCATACGCCGATCGGTTGGTCATGATATTATCAATCTCATCGGCGTCATACATCCCGGATCGCTCAAGATTGTACCTATTGAGAAATATATCACCACCGGAGAGGAAATTGGATATGATCATATCATTAAGATCGTTGATATTATCGACTCCCAAGGAAGTAAGGGTGTTATTGATATCCTTAACCTCATCGGCCATGAAATTGCCAGCGAAATAGTTCTTCCGCTTGATAAAGGACATGACATCATCATACCTAGGTTCCCCGTTACTATCTAGGTCATATTCCGATGGCATGGACATCCAATCGCCAAAGAAAGACACGAAGTCGGGGGAGTAGGCCGTACCCCAGACCGATAAGGCCTGCTTCTGGTCGCCCAGCACCTCCATCGCCCTTTGGTATAATCCGGATGGTTGGTTGTTAGGGGCAAGGACATTATCTACCCCACCCTCCTTATTTTTTATCACATAACAAGATCTTCCCATTTCTAAATCATTTTGACACAAAGATATAAAAAATCCCGCCTACTCTCACGAGCGGACGGGAGCCAAATAACAATAATAACAAACCTTATGTTTCTCCGAAAAGTACAAATCTTTTTGCCGATCCTCACGGACAGGCAAAAACTCAATCCTAAATTATAAAAAATGGGGTTTATCGTTTAGCGAAAATATCCTTATCTGATCTACTGAGAACCCTGCCTTTTAATTCCAAGAACCTAGGCATCCATTCCCTAGATATCTTAGACACGATCCACTGGAATCCCTTAGGAGTTACATAAACAGTGTTAGTTCCATAAAACTCATCGTCATCACGATATCTGTAACGAGCATAACCACGATCTATCATCCTTTGGGAAAGCAACCACCTCTTACCGGTCTTAGCGAAGAACTTATTATCCTCAAGCAATATACGAAGATTCTTCTCCGCTATATCATAACCACGAGCCTCCAACTTCTCCCGAACCTCTCTGATCAACATATCTGTCTCTTGGGCTATTTCGGCTGTCTTAGCAAACTCAACCATAGGAGCCTGTTCTTTAATGATATTATCAGATATCCTTTTGGCTTCCTCTGCCGCTTTCTTCGCCTCAGCTAATGCCTTTTTCTCCTTTTCAGATTTAAGTAACGCCTCTAATGCCTCTATATAATCAGATGGAAGATCGTTTCTGCTTATATCAGAGTTATTCCTATTTATTGATGTATGCCCTTTTAATAGAAGTTCCTTTATCTTGTCTGCACACCATAACTTAAAATCTATACTAAGCCATTGAGCAAAATCTATAGCTATATCTTCATGCAGCCATACTCCACCTCCAAAAGCTGGCATTCCAGTCTTCTTTATAACTAACTGATTTTCAGATTTACCAGTTTTTCTGGTAATTGCACTAACCAGCTCATTTGCAGATGTTAGCGATAAATAATCATTTGGTCTTCTATTGAAGTGTTTAGCCATCTCTGTGGCATTAATATAAGTCGTTCCATTGATCGTCTTAAAAGTCACCTCATTTCCATCATAACTAAAAATCTCAGATAATTCACTCATAATATAAAAACAACGAGAGCCATTGGCGTCCGTTATTCCACCAATAGCCCTCATCTATCGCCTACGCCTAGGCGAGTTAATATCTTCTTATGGTCCAATAACGGATGGACACCGCAAATATAAGACCTTATTTTGAAACTACAAACAAATAGGAGATATTTTTACAAAAATTGTAATCTATCATATTCTCTCACCATACAAAGCGATTATATCTATCCTCCATCATCATCACCACCTTCTTGATATCAGATAAAGTTAGTTTCTTTATCTCCATATTCCTGCTATCCATTCTGACAAAAGAGTTCTTGAACTCCTGCTCGGTTATAGCCTCCAACCTAAATAGATTGTATTTTATAAGCAACTGGCTTACGTCAAATATCAGCATATTAAGATCAATATCATCCTTCAACTCGTCAAGAAGATCACGCATCATGGCTTTGATAGCATCGGTATCAAGTTCCAGTTTCTCGGCCTCCTTCATCAACTTCTTGATAATACCATTGTGCTCGATTATGATATTAGCGTTATCGTCATCGGTAGGCAGAAGTACATCCATCGTACATTTTATACCAACCTTATCACTAAGCCTTTTATTGAACTCAGTCATATAGTCAAAAGCCTGATCCCTGCTTAAGGCGTATGTATGATCAAGCAACTGCTTTTGTCTGACATTGACAAAATAGTTACTGGTGTATAACATCATCAAGACCTTTACTCGCTGGATGCGTAGGTCTTGCATAATCTTTCGGTGTAAAAAAGCATCTAATTGCACGTTATTAAAATCATTTATTTTATTTATTAAATTCACATTCATATCACAAAATGTTTACTCTAACCGGGTTAAACGCTAACCCACTATCGATTATCCTACCGACGTAAGAATCACCGAATACTTTTCTTCCGATTCCAATAGCCCCGTTGATATCAGCGTTAATAAGCTTTCCTATAGAGCTTTGGAACAATCCACGTTTCTTTCTTTTGCCTAAGTAAACATCATGCTTTCCCAACTTTTCAAAAGCCAGATGATCCACTTTGGAGGTATAGGATTCCTCGTGGACTTGAAGGATGATCCCAACTAATTTACATTTGTAGGAAATTTTGTCAATGAGTTTAGAGAACGGGATCTCTACGAACTTCTGGTTTATTCTCTTCCCTAGATTTATCCCATTCTTCCATCCTCTATTCAAACCCACAACAAGGTTTCCAATATTGTTTTCAATACAAATATTTACAATATATCTGCTAACCTTGTGAATCTTGTCATCTATCCAAAAATTCCTATAATTATTTAGCCGTCTAAGTCTCTTTGAAATTCCCTTATCGCCAATATATGACATCAACCTAGCTTTCTTCTTATTGTACCACTGATTGAAGGACTTCATAATCTTGCCGTTTACAATGAAAGGCTTGATACCTACATTGCTTATACATGTACATAAATTATTCAATCCCAAATCAATCGAAAGAACATTATCCTTATCAAGACTCAGATTATGTTCTTCCTTTTCGTAAATAACCTCTACCACATAGCATGTAGCTTGAGGGATTATCCTAACCTGACATAATTTGTTATCTCCTATGTTTGTTTTGATTGGCTGGATTATGTTTTTGATAAAATGGATGTAACCATCACTCTTAAGCCTGCAAGCAGAAGTCGTAAAGACTACCATATTCTGCTTCTTGCCTCGTTTGTACTTTGGTAATTTAGGTTTCGAATTGAACTTAGAAGGACTCTTCTCATATTCCTTCTTTGATCTAACCCAAGACTTTATTACCGAAAATACTTGAGCTATAACTTGCTGAGATATGACCGATGGGAGACTTCTGAAGTCAAATTGATTCTCCTTACATAGTCTAGTAGATAAATCATATTCCTTTAGATATTCTTTATTGAAAATCCCTTGGCGAATATTATATAATACATAGTTGTATAGTAAACCAGATTTGAGACATATGCTCTCAAATCTATTATCTTTTACGATATGTCTTTCAACTAATCTCATTTTATTCGTTTATATCTTATCGCTTCAATATAAATAATAGTTACAGCATACCATATAATATAAAGAGTCCCCACCGGGGCCATCACACACCCGACAGGGACCAACTTTTAAATATCTTACTCGTCAGGTGATGGACTGACGCCGCAAAGATAAGTCAAGATATTTAATTTAGCAAGGATTTTCCGCCTCGTTTTCTCCGGATACTACGTTACCGTCGGAAACCAAAGACCTATCCTCAGCAGCCTTCGCGGGCGAGGCGGACCCCGATTGGAGGTCAGACGGGCTGCCGAACGGGGTCACAACCTCCTCGAAGAACGTCTCATCCCTCCTGATACTCATCCTGAACTTAGGGGCTATGAAAGGATCGTTATTAAGATCGATGTTGATCGTAACGTCATTCATCAAAATATCCTCCTTAGTCCTGGAATCGCCTATCCACCCTCTTACGTCAGTAGTCATAGGCATCTTACTAGCCGCTTCCTTGACAGCCCCTAGCCGTTTCTTGATAACATCCACGTCTCCCGTCAACGGAATCATATATGTCTTATTATCCAACCCGGATCTGGCTATAGCGTTATTAAGATCCATTATATCATCAATACTTACGCCTCCGCCTAGACCTTCCATAATCCTATCAGCCATCGATCCGATCATGGATGAGAATGATGATATATCCTGATTTTTCAATCTTACGGGGTACAGGTAATTTCTTCCATTTCCTGTCTTTATAGCTACAACCGGGATACGCGAATTTTTATAATTACCATACTTGTCCCTAACGATAGCCGTACAGAACGGGAATATGTTATACCTAATATTATCCTTCATCGTAACCTCCCCGTTCTCTATATATCCTACGCTCTCGACCTTACCAACCGTCTCATTGGTAAAGTCATTTTCGGATACCATCAACGTACCATTATCATCACTTATGCTAAAATTAGGTCTTCCCGGCAAAACACTGGTAACTGTGCCTACGAACGGTATATCAATCTCGCCAGCGACAGATCCTACATTATCCCTATACAACTCAAAGGCCATACTCCTTAAATCAGCGTTACTTCCTTTTGAGTCCGGGTCATTGGCTTTCAGTACCGAGACGAAATTGCCATCGCTATCCACGATCTTAATAACCATATTATCAACCAGCTCTCTGTAAGCCGACTTAGTCTCATCAGAATTAGGATCAACGGCGTTAAGTCTATTGTATTTATCATACAGTCCCTTGGTGTATGGATCTGACATATCCATCTTAAACCTTACCATATCACCCTTGCGAAGGCTAGCCGCTGCTTCCTGATTCACCGACTCGTTGTTAGATCCAAACGTATCACCCGTATAATAAGGGACAATAGATCCATCCTGCCCCTTGCGATACACCATGAACCAGTTGGAGGTCGATAAGGCGGTCTGCCGCCCCAATATGACACCAGTAGCGTTCTCGAAAGCCTGAGCGTCATCCTCGCTAATCATCCATCTTGAGTGGTTATCTGACTCTATAACAGTAAATATGTCGGTTCCGTTGGTGAAATCCATCACCCTTCCATTATCAGTATCAGTGGCATCAGATCTTTTAAGCCCAAGACCGTCCATAAACCTGTCAAGTCTCATTCCGCCAACCTCATAATACATGACCCCACCGATCTCTCTCTTCTGGGCCATCAACACCACCGGGTTCTGGGCGGCGTTAACTTCCGTCCTGCCGGTGGATGTCCCGGGTTCGCTCTCTGTGAGGACATCACCCATAGGTATGGATTTATCGTAATCCTTGACAGCTATACTTCCATTATCATACAACCTCATCCATTCCACGAATTGAAGAAGAGGATCATCAGAATAGTTATTGATAATATCAATAGCCTCATTAAGCTTATCCTGATCAATCTCATTGCCATTGTCAGCCTCATTCATAAGATCATTATAAGTCTTTATAGCTTCTTTGATCTGATCCTGATCAAGACCATTGATATTCATATCTACAATATCATCAACAGCGTCCTTGATATTATCATAAATATTATCATGGATCTTCAATCCATCTATTATCGATCTAGCCTTATTGATCCTTGAAATAGGATTATCCCCAAACCCGTTAACTAGACTATCGACACGAGGCTTGTTATTATCATATATCTGTCTCTCCCTAGGAGATAAGACATCCTCATTACCGTTCCATATCTTTATAGCTATATTATTGATTCTATCGTCAGAAGGATTTATGATATCCTCATCATCAGGAACCCTCTCGACTATATTACCTTCATCGGTCTTAATCTCGTTCTCCATAGATCTGGCTATCATATGATTATATGTCTTGAACATAAATGCCTCATCCTCCCCTATAAGACCATCTTGGTAAGCCTTGTCTATAGCTTGGTCGTTGGCGTAAAGATCATTGGCATCAGGATTATCAGTATTCCTGAAATCATACTTGCTATCATCCTCCTCATAAGTCTTACCCCATACGTTCGATAATATCTTCATGAACCCGCGCTCCTGCGCCCGGATGAATCTTCTGTCACGCATACGACGAAGAGACTCGTTTATATTCTTATAAGCCACAAGATTATGACGATACTCACTAAGCAATGCCATAGCCTCCTTATAATTATCAACCCCACGGATAGATACGACGTTCTCAAAATCAGCTATAGTATCATAAGCCGCCATAAGATCAGCGGCACTGATCCTTGAATCATTTCTATTTAAGAACAACTTAGATATATCAGCCTCTGAGTTAATTAACGTAGTTAATTTCCTCTCCAATGCGATCCTATCCTCTGTTAATTTAAGAAGCCTATCATTCTCCTTGACCAACTTAGCCTTATCAGATTCAAGAGCGTCCTTCGACGCGACACTTTGTTGAAGCCTCAAGATATTCTTCTCCATCCTCTGTATATCATCCGTAAGCTTCCTAAGTTCTTCAAGATCCCTGCTCGAATCAGGATTAAGACGAGAATATATATCAAGAGCGGGGCCTATATCCGTATTGTATATCCTTCTTAACTGATTGGCAATATCGTTCAAATTATCCTTCGCCTCAAGACCATTATATACCATGTTAGAGATATAGGCGTTAAACGATCTATTGGATATACCCTCGGTAAGAGAATCGGCGAACCTGTTGGCCATGGTGAAATTATCCACCTTCTTATTAAACTCATTGACAAGATCGGCTTTATACTCATTGACCTGCTCATCCGTCATATTCATATCGGACGCTATATCGCTATTAGGTATAGATTCGACTACCGTCCTGAAATTCTCTTTGGTATCATCCAACATCCCCATCTCCGAATCATAACGGAGACGATTGAATACGGCGTCACTAAAATCCTTATTTATGATCCTACCATCACTCTCGTACGATGTGTCTACACCAGATAATTGAGCGTTAAGAGCCATACTGCCACGAATAGCACGGACAGCGGCGGTGGTCAAGGCGCCGGCATTGGCGTTGTAGGCCTCCACCATCCCCTTGTTCCGGGACATGTCTTGGCTCCATTCCTTTATACCCCCAATAGTCTTTCCACCCATAATCGATCCGATAATCATACCGATACCGATCTCCTTCCATCCTTGGCTAGACCCGTACGTCTCCTTGAACCCATTCTTTATAGCCTCCATATAGCCTATATTCTGCCGGATAGCCATAGGATTGTATCTTGATTCTACCCAATCCTTGGCGGACTTACTAGCCACTCCCTGAAGACCTTCCTCATACAGACCCTCTGACACTGGGCGCTTGATGATATTGAACGTATTTCCGGCTACCTTCTGCCATTTCTTTGGTGTTATGGCTCTTAACGTACCGTTATCCATCCTCTCGGCACCTACGCCAAATATATTGCGTTTTATGAACTTATCCACACCAAGATCCATGCCGAACATATCGCCGAACATAGCTATATTGGATAATGACAATATGCCGACGTTGGCGGCAAATACGGCATTAGCGGCATTGGCATTGTCAGCCCTGAACTTCATAAGCTCCTCATATGGGACTTCCCTTCCATAAGCGTTACGGTAAGACTGCCTGAAATTCTCCTCAGCCTCCATCAGCATGCTTCTGGCCTCGACAGACGCCTCCCACGAGGTAGATGTGCCAAGGAAAGCGAGGGTGTCCAGTCCCTTGCCTATCCTCCGTCCCGTACGGGCAGCCCTAAGGTAGACGCCGAACGCTTTCTTGGTATCCGAAGCCGCTTTGCCTATCCTAGCCAAAGCCACGCCCGCCCTAGCTCCCGTACGAGCTAAGTTCATCAATCCAGCGCCGGAATATACGGCTGACGATAACATGGCTCCAGCGGTAAAAGCAAGACCGGATAAAAAATCGTTAGACCAGAAATTAGCCGTGGTCATGCTTTGAAGGAAATTCATATCCCGCTCCTCACGATTGTAATAATGAGCAAGACCGTAATCCATCTTCTTGTCCTGATCATCCAACCATCTCGTGAAATCGTTATCAAAAACAGCGTTAAAATTACCTCTGGATACACCGGCGTAAATACCATAAAAAGGCTGAATAACACCACCTAATCCATACAAAGCGGCCTTACCTACAAATTTCCCCAAACCTCTCATCCATTTCTCAGTCCTACCTTGACTCCTAGATAAACGTGTGTCGTTATCTACACCGGGGATATAAGACTCGTATTTAGGTATCCAAGTACCGCTACTAAGTCGATACCTTGAATCCTCCAACGATATCTCCGGACCAGTAAGATTAAACCTGCCCTTATAGCTTTGATCAGAAGCCATATATCCTAATGGGGACATATGTTTCATATCATCATAATAATTTGTCTTAACAGTATTCTTGATCCTCTCCGACAATGACGGTATCTGGGACTTTGATCTCTCGGAAGCGGAATACGGATCCAATACCAGAGGCAGGTCACGATCCGGTATATCATAGGGATCCGTACCAATAGCCTTTATATTATCTACGTTTATGGTAGGATATCTGTACTTCTCGGCAAGATCCTTTCCGTTAGAGGTATTATTATAGATTTCCATTGTTTCCATTATTTCCACTATTTCCGTTATTCCTGTTTCTTATCTCCTGATCAATCATATCAGCTATGGGCGAGATGAAGCTCTCGAAATCATCAGTAGTAGATCTTCCCTCGCTCCTCCAATACACCTCATTCTCCTTGCTAAGTATCTGTTGCCATGCCATGACCAAATAATACTGCGGGCAGAAGTCGATCTTCCTTGCTACCTCATCAGCATAGTTAACGCCATCCAGATCAATTGAATACAACGGGGTATTACCCTCTCTAGCCCCTCCTTTGCTATATATATCAACATTTATCCCAGAAGAACCATTATTATACTTATATCCGGAAGCCCTTAACTCGTACATAGAAGCGTTATCGAACAACACGTCAGTAGCGATCATCATCTGATTCTTCCTGATATTACCGTCATTTATATTCGTAAACATATCTATATAAGGCATTACCGTGTCCTTGGCCCCGCTAGCGTAAGCGAATGGAGCTACCAACAATGACTTAGCCATCTTCCCATAAGCGTTGTTGCTTGAGCTGGCGAAAGATATGGGTACGACACCGGAATCATAGGTCTCGGACGGGATGCTTACATCCTCTTTGTAGAAAGTAAGTCCATTCGCAGCCAGATCAGCCTCGCTTACCTCAACAACAGATCGACCATCACCTCCATTATTGCCAATGATCTGATAATTACCATCACCTATAGGGGATATGGTAAACGTTATCTTCGTATTGGCATTATCCTTATCCTTGGGGATAAAACCGCCACCACGGGTGAACAGGTCACTAATCTTTATATAATCATACTCGGCTTGGCTTTTAGACGGATAATCGCCGGAGAAGATATACTCACGCTCGGCGTACTCATGACGATATTGTCTCAAGTAATCCTCGCCAGCGCGCTTAGCGTCATCAGCGATCCTGCCTAAATCTCCACGACTCCATTTATGTCTTAATAAATCATTTCTCTCTTTATGCGCCTCGTCATATATAGCGGTAGCGACAGCGATCGCTCTATTATCCCCAGCAAACCTGTCTTTTATTTCCTCGATATGCCTATTCTTGTTAGCCCCAGATACGGCAAGAGACATTATAGACTCAATATCATCAAGAGAAAAAGATGTTCCCATAAGATTATTTACACGATCCAAAAGAATACTTGACTGACCTGAATCCACCGACACATATGGAGCTTCTCCTTGAATGCTACTATTAACGACGTTTATATTATCATTTAGCAAAGAGCTATAAGCGGACAGCTTAGCCCAATCATTCAATGTTATATCATTTATCCCATCTATATCAAAAACCTTATCACCGTTGTTGTTGATATCCCCAAGATTGAATGTCCCAAACCCGTAACTAACATCTATGCCTGATCCATCAAAAGATTTAGCCTCTTTCTCGACTATAGCGTCAACGCCATCCAAAACAGCGTTCTCCGCCTTATTAAATCCATCATTGATCTTATTATACTTCCCTCTTTGGGTATTTAACCCAAGAAGCTTCAGGTAACTATCCTGACCATTGTAATCAAGTAGCTCATTCCTTGACCCTCCATTGACCTTGAAATAAGCCATGATAACCTGATCGTTATCCATATCCTTGACCACGTTACTATCCTCAGGATCAGACGCCCATGCGTCGATCTTCCTTCTAACGTCATCTGATAATGACTTAACGAAATTACCCATGCCGGTAGTCACCGCCTTCTCGTTGGCTATGAACCCGTTCATGAACTCATCGCTTATGCTCACATCGTCAAGGTTTGCGCTCTTGGTAACCACGGTAGGCCCGGTCGTGTCATCACCTCCGCCACCTCCATTCTCCGACTTACCCGATTTGCTGGCTCTCATCAACGCTGCTTTCTCCATGGCTAGATTATGCCTTTTTGTCTCATTAAACTTAGCTCTCTCCATCATCTGCTGATTAGCCTTGAAATAATAATCATCAACACCCAACGTCTCGTATGAGTTATTATAAGACCATCTCAGCCCGACGCCACGAAGGAACTGCTGTCGTACCATGAACATGCCGGCTCGCTCCGGGCTGTAGTTGCTACCGATAACGCCCTCGGCCTCCTCCACGAAATCATTTCTCTGCTTGATAATATCCGCCAGCTCCGACTCCAACTTAGCCCTCTTGGCCTTGTCATTGCCAACGCCCTTTAGCTTGGCTCGTATGGATTCTTCCTTGACACTGAAATCATCAATATACCCTTTAAGGAAATCTGAGGTGCTTTGAACATTAAATAAGTCAGGATTCGTTCTAGCCATATATCTTCCCTCTAATTGCATCTGAGCCTTACCGTTCTCAGATATAGAAGCCATGGCTATATCCCTGACCTGAGCGTAACTCATCTCATCTATATACATCTCACGCATCTCGCCCGTCCTGTTGCCATTGGCATCAGTCACCGGTACATTGACTTTCTTCCCCTTGTTAAGGGAGATGAAATTCTTCATCTTCTCATCAATCTCAGCGTGGTAATCCGTATAAGGGGTATAATGTATAGGATTAAGACGTGTCCCTACCTGACCGTCATTCATCCAAGCCACGGCATCCGCAAAAGCCTCAGCCTCGTTTATAGGACTATACATCTTGGGATTGTTCAGCTTCATATCCTCCATCTTCTCGCTAAAAGCCCGGATCTCCCTAGTACCGGCAATAGCATTCAACACACGGGTATCCAGAGCTTCTCCAAGACGAGCCTGTATGCTTCTGGCTATACCGTCGGAAGCCAAATTAGATTTACGATACGCGTTATTCACGTCCTGTATCAGCCCATTTAACCTATTCTGAAGATATTCCCTATCCTGAGGTTTTATAATGTCAGAATTGATAATATAATCAGCATACTCGTTTATAGCCTGCCGATTGGTATCTATCTTCTGCTGCATGTACCCCATCCCCTGCATCATGACATCCATGTTGTAGGGCGATACATACTTGCCGTAATTCCTTAATATACTATATTGTGAAGCCATCCTTTATCCTTTCTTGCCTTTAGTTACTTCCTGAGCAGGATATAATATCCTATAACTCAATATATCTCCTTGAGGATCAGCGATTAATTGTCCATTGGGACCAATCTTTGCATCCCCAAATATAGACCTTAATGTATTCATGGTCGTAGCCGTATTCCACTTCTGCTGGATCTCGTCATTTACGCTATCGAAATACCTAGCCCAGTTCTCGTCATTTATAGCCAATCCCTGCAATATACGTTGCTGGTAAGCTTGACGTTGGGCTATATTCTTATCATACGTATCAGCCCAAGTACGGGCGTTTACATTATCAGCCCAAGCCCTTTGAGCCACGTTCCCTTGTTCTACCTCATTAATGTATCTACCTATATTGGAACTCATGATAGCCTGTAAGTTGGATGATAAAGCCCCTCTCTGGGAATCCGGGACATTACCCATCTGATCCAATTGTGATTGGAAAGCACGATTGGTCTCAACCATATACTGATCAGCCGATCTCAACACCGGGTTCACGGTAGGAGCGTAATGTCTTTCTAGACCTTCCGTTGTCACGGCTCCCGGAGTCATCCTGAACACCTCAGGAAAGTCAAGACCACCACCTACTATATTCCTGCCTCCATTGCCGCCGTTCGACTTACCGGCATTTGTGTTGGTTTTAGGAAGTGTATTAGAATCAATCAGCTCAGGCATATCCAGCTTAACATCAGGATCCTCCACATCACCTATATCCATAGGACCGGGAGCCACCTTATGAGGGTCAAGTATAAAATCAAGACCTTCCATTCCCTTCATGGATCTCAATGCCTGCATCTTAAGCATATCCTCGCCAAGTATCTTATTAACGACATCCTTGTTCTTATCAGAGAACAGTTGGCTAAAATGGGTGATACCGGCATCGTTAAGAGCCTTATGCTGTTCCTCTGTAACAACGTCTAGACCGATCATAGGGCGAGATGTGGTAAACAAACCTAATTTATTGTCTCTCATCCTATCATGATATGCGGCTTTCTTGTCTTCCGGGTAATTACCTTGACTATCCTCACCGCCAAAGGAAACAAGCGTCGTGTAATCCCGAAGCGCCTCGGCGTTGGCGATGATCGGGTTCTCAGCCGTAGCCAAGCCCATCCAGCTACTTGTCTGACCGTAGATAGCGTCTTGCAATGCCCTAGCCCTAGCGCCCTCTGAAGCTCCCATATAAGCATCGTAAGCGACCGGATTGAATGTCTTGTAATAATTCAACCTCTCATCCGTATTAATACCTCCATAAGAGCCATCAGTTCCTTGGCGTTGATAACCGAAATAGTTAGGATCATTGTTGAACCTATTCTCGATCGGGCGGAAAGTTAATTTACGACCGAACAAAGACGTGCCTCCTATCTCCATCTTCTGGCGAATACCAGCCACTTTCTTAAGCAGCTCTTTCTTAGCCTCAGCTATATCCTCCTCCGTAAGACCGTATTCTTTCATGGATCTGGATATGATGTTATCTATTTCACCACCCTTAGCGAAATACGTATCCTCATCCTTCTTCATCTTCCGGTCTTCCTGCTCCTTGTATATGACATTAGCGAAGTCCGTAAATCTTCCCTCTAATCCATTAACGGTATCGTTGCTATCATTTATAGCCTTAGATAATACGGAGGCGTTTAAACGCCTTGTATTCTCGTCATCTATCTTATCGTTTTTCTTCAGCTTCTCCAGCGCCTTTTTCTGATCATCGTAAGCCGATTTAAGACCGATCTTAGCCTTATACCTGTCCATTAACGTAGCATACGTATCCTTAGGCGTGGCTTTGATCCCATACGTATCTCTGATGTATTTAGCGAAATCCGGCTCTATGGTTGTGTCGTCGGTAATAACCTTCGTTCCCTGCTCCAAGGAAACGGGGGTTCCACCATCGGCGTGCTTCTGCCCCATAGCCTCCATCGGCGCCTCTCCGGGCTGCGTCACGTACTCACCCTTCTCGACCTCTACGTTGGCTTGATCTTCCATCGACTTAGGTAACGGATACAGGTACTCACCGGTAAGGCTTCCGCTATCGAACCTATTATTAGGTCCTAGATAAACACCCCCACCATCCTTGTACTGCATCTGGGATTGCCTTCTTTGTCTGGCCTCACGCTCCTGAGCTAACCTGATATTGGTACGAGTACCTTTCTCTGACGCTATCCCAGAAACCACGTTACGAGCCAACCCCATGATACCACTAATTCCTGAGGCTATGGTGGTTATCGTATTAGCTGTTTTAGCCCCAGTGGATAAATCACCATATCCCTCGCTTCTCATACGCCCTATACCACGACCCATCTGAGTGAATCTAGACCCTATATCATCAGCGCCATAGTAGGGGATGGTGGTAAAATCAAAAACATCCGTCTCGCCTGAACCGGTCTTAGACTTATCAACATCGTTAACAGTTATGTTATTAAGCGTAATACCATTGTCCTGATAATTCTCAGCTATACGTTGCAAACTACCCTTGAAGCTAGCCGGAAACACATTATCCTGATCAAAAGCATTAGCATATTTAGTCCTCAACTGATCTGGAGTATCCAAAGAATATATCCCTAGCGGATTGACCGGCGCGGGTAATCCTTGGTTGGTATTCACCAAAGGTTCTATACCTAACCCTTGTATACCGTCCATATTACCAAGCATATACGACCCGACTTCCCCGGCCTCTTGATATTTAGGTATCTTCCTCTTGATTACGTATTTGCTCATGTCTAATTAATTTCGTTCTGACACAAAGATAATTTAAAAAAACAGAGACTCATCATTTCACAACGATGAGTCTCTCAGCAAATGCTATTATTATGTACAGAAGGTGATTATATCCCATTTTACACTAAAATCGTAAAATGGGATATATCTATACGGAAATTCGTATCGGGTTCCACCAAAACCCTCTACCTTCTGGTAAGGTACTTACATCGAAGGCTTCTTTTGCCAATTTTCTGATGATGTTAAATGCAGCGTTGATATCGGCGTTAATAATACTACCGGAAGATGTTTTGAATAATCCTCGTTTGATACGTCTTCCGGCATATTCCTCATGCTTGCAAATCTTCTCGTTATCCAAGAAACTACATTTCGAGGTATAGGATTCCTCAACGATCTTAACATTAATACCCTCAAGTGTAGCTTTATATGATATCATTGAGATAAACATATTAAAAGGAATAGATACAAAGTTCTGGTTGTTCCGTTTTCCGATATTGATCTCTTGTTTCCAGCATCTGTTATGACCGATTACGATCGTATTAATGCCATTGGAAACTACATGATTAATCAATACCCTACTGGCTTTATGCAGATAATCCTTGATCTTGTTATTCCTTTTGTTGGTTAACGATCTTATTTGTCTTGATACTTGTTTATTGCCTTTTAATTTAGATTTTAAATATGCTAATCTTTTATTATAATACTGGTTGATGGACTTCAAAGGTCTACCATTGATGATAAAGCAAGAACCGGTATTTGATACACAAGACGCAAGATTATTAAGTCCAAGATCAATACCAAGGTAATTCCCATTATCATATATAAGGTTTTTCTCTTTCTTATTATATACGATCTCAAGCATAATATATCCGTTTTTAGGTATAAATCTAAGTTGTTGGACATCATGTTTGTTGGTTCTTGTAGTAAAAGAGAATTGTTTCGGTAACTTAACAATACCCTGTTTTATCCATTTCTGAGAAAAAGCCGTTGTCGGAAAAACAGCCATAAACATCCCATCTTTATCAAGATACTTAGGTATTCTTACTTTCTCGGAATACTCACCTCTACCCTTCTTATTAAGAAGATTGAAGAAGGACTTGAAATTCTGGTCGACCATCATAAGCACCTGTTGGGCTACTGGTGCTGGTAATGCTCTATAGTCTGCATCATCTTCTGTTCTTAGCTTCTTTTCAAGAGAATAGTAGTTGAGGTATTTGTATTTAACGGTATTATCATCCTTATACTGGAAATAATATTGACGAACAACATATAATCCTTTGTTGTATAAGTTTTTACACTTATGCAACAGATCTTGAAGCTCATTGTAATATATCGAGCTTTGTTTGATTATATGTTGTTCGACCAATCTCATGGCACAAATATATAGATTATTATTTATATATAAAAATAATTCGGTGCATTTATGATGTAAAGTTGTATATAATTACCTAGATATATAAATATTTATTGGAATATAGATATACGACAATATCCAGAGCCTATATGTCCCTTTCCTAAATCATATAATCCACCCAAAGGATTAGGCATTTTTTCTAATTCCCCTTTCACATCTGTCCATACGAACCCGTTCCCATCTATCATCTTAGTGTTAGTAAATACATATTTATCATATTTCACGCATCCCGGATGACCGGATATATACGAGGACCCTCCACCACCAGCTTGAATAGCGTCCGACGATATCCCGCCGCTTGGTCCTCCATAAAAGCCTCCTCCTCCACCAGAGGAATACGAAACGCCATCAAAGCCACATCCTCCTCCCACTCCTAATAGACCTATATTTCCGTTAGTTAAATTATTGCCGGAGTTAGATCCTCCCGCTACTTGGGATGCAGGAGTTCCCTTGGCATAGCCCCCCAGATACGCCTTCAACCCTCCCGCTGATCCTCCATGCCCAATAAAATAATACTCACATCCTCCACCGCCTCCCCCGGCTACCATAATACGGGTCTTTAAAGAATCTACGTTTAGAGGATCGCTATTGTTGGACAACCTCAAATCTGTAGCTCCGCCCCCGGCTCCCTCATAGATATACCTTCCAGCGCCCTCATTAGTCATTGAATGCCCTGAACCTCCTCCATTATAATTATATTTTACAACATTACTCGTCTGCTTAAGTCCACCATTTCCACAATACACATAAATGATATCACCACCAACTAACTTGATAAATCCAGCCACATATCCACCATACCCAGGGTCATTAGATCTGGTAAACCTATCTTCGCTATCATTGTAACCATAATTACCTTGACCACCCCAGCACTCAACATAATAATACGCCGACTTTGGAGCTACAAATGTATGGTAATTATTACTATTATAAGTGTATGTATACAATACATCCAAGCTTTTGGGGCCTATCATTACACGTCTTCTCATAACATACCTCCCCTTAGATATTTTACTAACAATGCTATAACCATCCTCCTATCATCAGCCATAGCATCTACCCATCTATTCTCCCATCCTAAACTACTAGAGGGGGGGGTAAAACAAGTCCCCTTAAATAACATATCAAATAAAAACAACAACTTATTCATAACAAATTATTTATCATTAAAATACTAACTATTATTTCTGCTCACACCTTTTATGTTAAGGCTTAACCCCGGTATCATATTAAGAACCAACTGCCTTTTTGCCTGTTCCCTACGCATACGCTCGGCCTCCGCTATCTGCGCCTCCGATTGAGGATCATTCTTAATATTATTGGCGATGTCCTCTATAGCTTTCTTGTTAGCGCCGGATTGAGCTAGCATCTTATATAACAGGTCTTGGCCTTCCTTCTCCCACCAGCTATCCATGGAAGAGCGGGAAGCCAAAGAAGGATCGGCAGGGGCTACCGTCTCAGGCACGGGCTGATGACCTCCGTCTCCCGTACCAGAATCCCGCTGCCCGAACTCGTATCTCATTGGCTCGTTCTCCGGGACACCGTATCTGTTGGAGAACATATCGGCGAACTCAAACCGCTTCTCGTTTCTTAATGTCGATCCAAGGGGTCTTCCGTATCCTTGATTCCATGCTACGGTAGCGTCCTTATAATTCGTGGCGTTATCAAAATCAGCTTTCGAATACATATAGTAATTATATATATTGCCTTGAGCGTCCTTATCAAAGAACTTGCCTTGGTTCATGTAGTTCCAACCTAGCCCCGGTACACGACCTTGATACTCATCCACAAGATAATCCAGTTGTTGGGTCAATGTCGGTTTCTTACCATACCTGCGCTGTAGCTCCTTCTTCCTCGGTCCAAGCCATTGTTGGATGCCAAAATCACCGGCGGTTCCTAGGGCTTCGGTGTCCCCTCCGGACTCGGCGGCGATGTTCGACAGGATACCGATAGCTTGCGTTTGTGGTATTCCCTTCTTGTCGGTCAGATAATCCCATATCTCATCATACACAACCATCTTATTATCCTCTGATCTGTCAGGATCAATTACATATTTACCATCTCCATAAGCCCTACCTGTGCTTACGGCCCCTCCCTTATCTTTCTTCTCCTTATCATCATCCATCAACATCTTACCAACTATAGCCGCCGGCAAAATAGCAGGAACATTTTTAATGGCTTTTTTTATTTTATCCGATGATTCTTTCAATACCTTTCCCGTAGCTCCAAACATGTTCTTGGAATAATCTTCAGCATAATTGCTACCTATACCACTCACAAGGTTGTACACATCAATCTCATCCATACTATCGATATACTTATCAAGGTCATCAATAGATGGAGTCCTTCCATATGTATTATAAAATTTATTCCACAAGCGAAATCTAGCTTGAGTATTAAAAGCTATTTTCTCTGATATCTCATTACTTGATGAGTTTGGGTCAGCCCTATAAGCGTCTTTTAATAATGACTTATCATTTTCGGATAAATAAATCTTATTATAATTATTACTTGAATCATATTTATGCCTAAACTCATGAGATAGGTTAGATAAACTCTCATCGCTCCTAGTAACAACCTTATTGTATTTACTAGTATAAAACCCTTTAGCATTACTATTATCCAAAGCGGAGGATACCTCATATCTAAAATCATCGAAATCAGAATCCGCCGATACCCTTAGATTGTAAGCTTCTTCCAACCGTTTCCCATTATCATCAAGCATAGAATCTATCTTATCCTTAATATGCTTGTTAGACACATCATTTATATTTTGGAGATCAACACCATTATCAATCATCAAATCCACAGCCGCCTTATAAGAATCAGGGAGATTGTTATAATTCCTTGAAATTCTATCATGAACATCCTTGTTAAAAAAATCCCTAACCAAAGGTTCATCATGAACATATTTATCCACAAGATCATTATCTACAAGAAAATCATACAATTTACGTTTATCTTCTGGCAGAGGAATCTTCTTTACTTTATTAGCGAAAGAAAAAAATTCACCTAATACCGGGAATAGCCCTAAAGCTGATAATGTCATTCCTAAACCATCCCCAGCCTTCGATGACTCCACAAAATCTCTCACATCCATAACATCCCCGATAATAGGGATACCTCCAGCTATAATCTCGGTAATGTCAACTCCATCATTTATCTTCTTACCATATTCAGTATTAAGATTTATGCCACTAGATCCAATGGAGGTGTTATCCCTTGAAGCCACATATCCACCCCCTTGTTTCTTATCCATCTTCTCTCCCCATAGCCCATATTTCTCCATGGGCCATATACCGTCTATGGCATCCACATAACCAACGGGATACTCCCCGTCCAGACGCCGGTTTCGCCGCTCGTCCGCCGGGTACAGGGCGTTGGCCAACGGCTGCGTGATATGACCCAACCCCTTATCCTTGGAACTCGACATAGCATCCTCCACAGTCCGATATACAGGTCTTAATTTCTCAGGTAGATATAATCCCGCCTCATCAACCAGCTCACCTATCTTCTTATTTATGCCCCTGAGGCTGAAATTATAATTACCCATGCCATTATTCAACGGGGGCAACGTACCTCTTATCCCATTCATACCTTTAACTGCGGCTCCTCCGCTAAGGATATCAAACTCCGGGGATACGTTTCTCAAAGGACTATCATCCATACCCCTGAAATACATAGGACGCTCGCCTCTTACGACACGATCAAGATCTCCCTTATACAAATCCTTTATCCATGAAGGGATTTCCTCCTTCTTATCTTTCTTAGCCATAAATCATGTTTTTCACAAAGATAGGCATAATAGCATGTAGATTAAAACAGTAAGCGGATACATGATTCATATCATCTATCCGCCTATACCATCAATGCATATGATAAGCCGCTAAGGCTTTCTTAGCCGAATCCCTCGACTTGTACTTGGCCGGCCATAATTTACCGGTCTTGTTGCTAACCACTCGCCAATTACTCCCTACTTTCTTAATGCATCCTGACTTCGGGCATTCGCCCTTCTTCTTACCGCTAGCTTTTCCTGTTGCCATAACATCAAATATTTAAATTACAATAGTACTTACCTCATAAGTATCATAATTAATTTTTATCTTACTCATTTTTGAAGAATTCGGATCAAAAAATACCAAATAAGCGGCATCATAAATATAACTTGCTATGATATATGAATTAAAAGACGCCGTAAAACCGGAGCCAGATATCACTCGTGAAAGATACATATGATCATTATTTAGAATATAACTTTTTATATCATCATATTTTGATTTGGTTATAGATGATACTATATCAATAGTCCCAGGTTCTAATAGATAACTTGATATGTCTATGCCTCTTATATCCTGATATAACCCATTATCCATCAATGCTTTATTCCCAGTCCCTTTCAACTTAAGATGAAGCTGATTATCAAAATTTATATTATCTTCTGTATTCCCAAAAGACCTTACAATAACTATCTCACTGTTATCTGATGATGCTATATTTAAAGAAGAATTAATATATTCAACATTCAAATTAGGGTAAACAGATATAGATATATCTGAAAATCCCATATTAAGGGAATTATTTGAAGCGCCGATATAAATAGTGATACAATCATTCCTTTGATCATTAAAAACCATCAAATCATTAATATTCACGCCACCTAACGCTTCCACAAAAGAATTGTTAGGTCTTATCATCCTGACATTGGACGTAGAACTACCATCAAACAACGACTTTATAGTATTATATTGAGATTGAGGCAAAGTAGTAGATTGATCTCCTACAAGCTGTAAGATGATAGCTAAAAAAGCATCCTCATCATCACTTTTAGCTACTGCGTCCTTCCACGTACCATCACCACAAAGGAACCTACCCTCATCCCCCTTAGCAGGAGCCGGCACCAATCCCGCAGCGCCAGCCCCGGACGCCGTGGCGCCAACCATATCCTTGACCTTATCAAGTCTACTGTCTATTTGATTACCATCGTACTTACCAATAAAATCTTCCATATCGTTTTAATATACAAGGGAGAGGCGGCAAAATACCCCCCCCCCTAAATGTTAATAAATCAATAAACTTTCTCCTCATTGCTAAACCAACGAACTATCATCTTGAACCGACTCTCAATGTCATTCACGAACCTAGCCAAGAACCAATCGCCACGAAGACGATCCCGCCACCTCCGATGATAATCGACAGCCCTAGGATCGATCTTCCGGTCAATATCATTCACGTCCTTGATCCATACCGGGAGGTTATTAGTATCGTCTTTGACCTCGTTAAAATAGTCATTTATATTTATCTTCTGATCAACCTCCGTCACCAGTATCTCACGGCTATCGTCATTGGTTACAGGATACCTTAACAGCTGGCTCATATCGTTCTTGTCAGCGATAACCATCCGAAGCTCACCGCTGTTGTTGGTATCGTTATAAAACCATGCCTTATTAAATCCGGTAGTCCTAAGAATTTGGTAATTAACCTCATCCTGATACCTTCTGGCATCCATCCTATATTGGTAGTTCGTGAGGATCTTATTCACATACTGCTCACGTACCGGGACCTCTATAACGAACGGATATAGCTTACCGTAAAATACTTGATACGATTGGTTGGTCAATCCATGAGACCATAACCCTATCTCCTGACTTTCACTTGAGTAGTTCTTTCCAGACTGGAAATAATGCTGGTGCTCGATATAATAATCAGGGGTGTAGGATAAATATGATTTCCACTCACCCTTCAGGCAGTTATATCCAACGGTGAACGAGACGTCCGTGAAATGGCTGGCGTCCTGTAGCTCCACCGCCTGCCCGTTCCTGTAGAACCGGCCGCCACGGAATTGGTACTCGCTCGGATTCCCTACCGGTATATAATCTTTCTTGGTTATCAGAACCCTCTTGAACCGATTGTCCCAGCCCATGGATAGCCCTATACCAAAGAACTTGTTATCGATATCATAATAAGACAACTCAGCGTCCGTATCAGCGTTATATATCCGGCTACGGATGATCTTCATCTGAAGATGCTCCTTAAACCAGTTTCTAAGCCCCGGTGTGACCTCCGTAAGATTCCTACCATTAGAATCTACCTTAAACACCTGACCACGCCTTAAATCGACCCAAAAATGCCCAAACTCGCAACTGATCATATCCCGACTCTGGGTCCCGGAATATCCTAACGTCGTATTATTATACTCGATACCACGAGAGGCGAAAAGACCACCTGTCCCTAGCTCGCTATTCTCCGGGGATATTCTCTCCGCCAACACGTCTATGGCGTTATATAGCCCTACCTGATTCTCGAAGCGAGCCAGTATCTGATCCGACTCTATCCCTTTCATGCTTATAAGTTTCCCGAAAGAGGTCTTGAACTCATGGTAATCCATAGGCTTGTACGACAGCCAAGGATCGGTCATGCCGTTCTCCGACACGTCGGCGGTGCTCCATATGACGCCGTTGGGTCTTTGGTAAGCGCAGTCCCAAAAATTGCTATCATACGTCTCTGGTAATGACCTGCCACCTAACGTAAATCGATTCTTATACACAGGACTCATCTTAAACACATTACCCCTTGATATAGGGACATTACGCTCCTGAGTCCATGATATATAATCCCCCACCTCCGGATAGAACCCCTCGTAAGGCTCAGGGCCGGCTATACGGAAATTGCAATTGATCTCAGACTCCACAAGAAACTGAGGTATGCCATAGAAATATAGGAAGAAACGACCGCTAAGATACATATCTCCGGTCTTGCAAACCATCTCATAAGCGCTCTTCCGGCTAGGGAAAGAGTATAGCGATCCGGTATCCGTATCGGTCTTGTTAAGATAATCCTCCCCGGTATCGTAATTGACGAAATAACGGGGATACCCGATGTTTCGATAATCGTAATAAGGGAATGGTATCATGTCCCCCTGACCGAACTGAGTCAAATAAAACATAGGCATCTTCCTCTTAAGCGAGAATCTTGATATAAATACATCACCTCCAAAAACAGGTTTACGCTTATTCTCATCCATCAACCCGCAACCGCCTAACGATACCCACCTGATATCCTCTATCTGCCCGTATTGAGCCGGAGAATATTTCTTTATCCTCATATAGGGGCAGGATACGAAAGATTCACGTGTCATAAAATGAGGCGTCATACCAGCCACCTCATCGTTACGAATATTACACTCATCCTGAATACGGCTGGTATCGTAACTTGAAACCAACTCCGGATATTCAAGCATATACTTATCCATACCAAATGACATGAACAATGAATGCTCACGATCGAGGTTGTTTATGATAATAGGCTTACCGCCTACGGTCTCCCCTTGCGAAGAGATATCTGTTACCGGATATAACCCGCTCTTGATATATTTAGCCGTTGACAATCCACGTAGCTCCGACGCCCCTATTTTTTGGTAAAATAAATTATAATGAGCGACAGAAGTATAATAATAAGCATAGTTCCGTCTAGGTCCCCTATCTATCAATGCCGTTAACCACTGATACCTGTACTTGCCTATATCCACCACGGACTGGGCTGTGGCCTTGGCGATACCCGTAGCCAGACGGATAGCCGTCATCGCTATGCCGACAGGGTTGGCTAAAAAGAACACGCCTCCACCGACATATTGCTGTGAAGCCGACTGATATGTATACTCAGCTATAGCGGATATTAAATTAGCCATAGCCTCCACCGTAGCCAATGACGTTGCCATACTGTAAGCCTTACTCCCTAATATCGTCCATTTAGGGTGATCCTCCACCTCCCTGAATATACCGGAGGATTTACCTAATTGATAACCATCAACAAGGCACTCGGTGGGAGCGTCAGGCTTGTTAAAGGCAATATCAGGACTTAAGAATGAATACCAGATATTACCCCTCCTGTTAAACGGATGCGTTATAAATTTCTCACGATTAATATCCTTATAGATATACATATCATCAGACAAATCGTTGTAAGGGTAATTAGGATAAAGGTTAGCCGATCCGTCGGGATCATCGTACTTAAACATATCATAAGCCAGACCGGTTCCGATAACGCTCTTATCCAACGTCCTATCGCCCCTATACAACTCATATCCTATTATAGAATCCCTTCTAGCCTTATCTATAAGACCGTTCTCTACCGCTATATCCAAAAACTCATTAACGATATCGTCATCAAGCATCACCCCCATAGGATAAATATAGGAGTCAACTCCATATTGACCGGTCAGCTGAGACGGATTACCCATAAAAGGAGCGACAGAGTTATCCGGGAACTTGTAATGACGTATAGGTCTCTGACAAAACGTGGTTGACGTATTGGGGTACTCAGCGTTACCCCCATTACCGGTGAAATAAGACTTACCCCCAACTGATTTAGGAGACCCATAGTATTTCGTCAAAGAATCTATTATGTCCTTCCTCTTTGATCCTCCCGATGATATCCCGATCTTACTTGAATCATACAACTCAAAATTAGCCGGATACTTATTGGTAGACTCCCAATATCCGAAATCACCATACTGATATGGTCTGGGAGCGCAATCAGCGGGTTTATCTCCACATGAGATACATTTCGCCTCATAGGTAACAAATCTTCTTAATTTCAATTCTTTCGTAAAGAAGAATACGTATTTCACCTCCAGTGGCCGAATGCCAAAACAGAACGGGGCGGGGAAGATGGCGGTGCCGGCCGTATAGAATCCGGCAAGCTCCTTCATGTCCTGCCTCATGGCGAAACCGGTGAAGAACACGCATACCGCAGGCTCGATGCAAACATATATCTTATGGAAAGTAGTCTTGTCATCATTCCAGAACAAGTACTTTGGCATCATAAATATCTTATGATCCACGTAATTCACTATAACACCTTTCTTGGCATCATTAGCCAAAGGATTAGGAGCCACGGTACCTTCCTTGTCCGAGAAAAACGTTATACGAACCTTATTGTATGATGATGAGTCGCCGATCGGATAATTATAGTTACCCATCATCTCTATATACATAATACCGTTATCAGGATCGGATAAACCACTTATGTATTTCTCGTAATCCAACTCCACCCATCTGGCGTATGAGGATACATGTGGATAGAACTTGAAATAAGTCAAGTTGCTTCTACCGAACCAATTGGTCTTGGCGTCAATATCATTCTGCACAGACACACGACCTTCCCAGTCAGTAGTTATACCGGTATTAAACTTAGAATTATCACCATCGCCAAAAAGACACATGGCGTTCTCGATACCAAACTGACTCTCATATTGGGGGAAATAAGCCTCCATCGTATCCATTAACTGATCAAGCATCGTCTCCGTATGCTCCTTTCCTTCCCATCCGGGATATTGATACAAATATGTGCACTTACCCAATGACCTACCCCCTTGGAATGTAGGAAGTTGAACATCGTCAATAGTAGGATTCACGTGAGGATCACCTACCGAACACCCATTAGTACATATACCCTCATCATATAACTGCCGGACATTAGACATATCCTGACACAAGACCAAAGCGGAGGAGTCTATATCAGACGGGAATTTATCCTCATCCTGACCATCCAGCCATTCCTGAACCAGATCTATGATATTCTTACCTCCACTGGAATAATTATCGAAATCACACAATACAGAGAATTTCCTTTGTGACTCGGCGTTACTTTGTATTAAGGTGGTAGGCTCGGTCTCCGTATAATCACTAGCCAGCTTATACGTAAAATCAATCCTAGAATCCACCAAAGAGTTTTTATCCAATATAGTCCTGGTCTCTATCCTCTCGATATCATCACATCCACTAGGGAAATCGGGAGCCTTTATACCGTCTTGATCCTCCGGCAATGATATAGCAGCGCATAACTCGTCAGTAATACCTACATTAGATTCTATGATATCACACAGGTTCTCTATATTATCAGCGATATAATCAATAGCATCATCTACCGTAACATCTTCCCCCATCGTGTTGATAACGAATTGGGTCTCTCCTACCGTGGCATATTCCTGCTCTACATATCTGAGTTGCTTGACATCTAGCTGATTCTTGCATTCTCCTCCAAAATCATCAAATTCCCAAGACGGGTCGTTTATGATCTTTGCCGTATTCTTAAACTGCCAAAGATGACGGCGGCTGTTCCCGGCGCACTGCGGGTTGTTCTCCAGCACCGACGCAGCCGACAGGTCGTCAGAGTTACCGTCCTCATCAACGATAACCTCCATCTCCTCCCTTGTGGCCGGACGAGGGATAAGCGGGAATCTAGCCGTCCTGTATCCTGTATTGGTAAAGAATCTTATACCCAACGGATATACCTCGTCACGCATGAAAGAGGCGTATTTAGAGCAAGCCACACCGTCTTTATACAAATTCTCCGTGGCTATAGATGTCTGCCATTTAACGAAATGACCCAAGAAGTTAACGACCGGTTGAAGATTCCATTCGTTCTCCACGGTCAAGCCGTATTGAAGAAGACGATTCCCGACAGACGTCATGCCTCTGGCTGTCTTATATACCGGTATTTCCTTGGATAACTTCTCCATGGTCGTACGCTCGCTATATTGATCCGTAAGATAATAGATAGTCCTTTCCGTTATCGGATGTATACCTTCTATGAAATACTCAAGAACCGGGCTTTGCTCACCATTAAACCCAACCGTATTCTGTATAACACCTATCTTATAATGAGATACCTGCTTATCTATATTAGACACGGTAAGGCGGATACCCATGTTGGTTGACTTACCCCATAAACCATCGCGGATAACCATATCTTGACGATCGAATAACATGATTGGGTTGGTCAATGAGCAATATCCGGTCTTCTCAATCCCGAACTCATCGCACAACGCCACGCAGAACTGGTAGGTCCCGGCACGCAGGCTCCCCCCGAACTCCACGACCTCAGGCTCCACGCACGGGGCCGTCAGCAACGGGAACACCAGCAGCTTCTCGCAGGCCAGCCTACACCTCTCTATTGGTTTGTCATCCCCACATGTCTTATACCCATGATAATGATACCAAAAGTCACCATCATCATCCGGATTAAGAGCCTTATCGACCATAACATATCGCTGGGGATTATATCCATCGGTCCAGTATATCACCTTCCCGCATTTCTCGTCCTTGATCTCTATATCGAAGATCGGATGATGAATGGAGAAATTAAGACAAGGGTCATCAACCCAGTCCTCTATCAGGACCTCCATCAAATCACATATCTCATCAAAACGACCATCCGACTCCTCAAGCCTCTCGCCAAGGATACGATGGATGTCCTTTCCCGATCCAGCCAATTGATCCTCAACGGTCTTGATATAATCCAATGACCGCATGAACGTGATCTTAGACGTATTATCATCCGGATTGGATAGAAAGAAATAAGTGTTATCACCAGCTATGTCATTCTTATACCCAATAACCTTATAGCCATCAAATCGCTTACATAAAAGGGTACTAGGCTCGTTCTGGATCTTTAGCTGGCTTCCATCGTCACCCTCTATGGTAGCGTTCAAGGCGAAACTATATTCAGACGGGGATAGATCCTGTGGATGCTTATCCCTGTTCATCCCGGAGTCGGGAACCGCTATGTTAGAATTGTTCTGCACGATGTTATGTTTTTCGCAAAGATAACAAATCCGGCGGATAATCACTTACACGCCGGATCTTAACAAAAACTGTACGTATTATGCTAAAACATTCAAATCACGCGAATATAAAAAAATCCTCCTAACTTTCACAAGTCAGGAGGAAGACTAAACACTTAAAACGTCTCGTGGTAAAGCACAAAAACATAATAATTACGAATTTCCACCCATGTAGTTCGATTGCTTATCGGCATCCTCTACAGATATGTAAAAGAAACCGTTAGTCACGTATCTCTCATTGACATCCACAAAATCAGTAGATCCTTTGTCCACTCCTTTCTTCGATCCCTCATCACACACAGCTACCAGACTATTAAAGTCATTGGAATAACCTACGATCACACCGTGTATATCCCGATTTCGAGGATCGAATACGTACCTCATCTTACACCTATCGTAAGCTAACTCTAAAGAGCTTTTGCTTAACCTCTCATCTAATCCAGCACCCGCTACCAAGGCCAAAACGCTCTTTGATATGTCACTCATGGTGGTATCCTTGGTCGGAGCCTTAGGCATAGAAACGCCTTCCATGACAAAATCCAACGCCTTATCTACAAGGCCATCGAAATCATCATCTCTTATATAATCCTTAAGCACCTCCAGTATATATAACCGGACATGGAGTTCGTTATTTACATCATTTAAAGTTATCATGATCCTAGTTTTCGGCAAAGCTAGATTATTCCCACGCAATAAAAGATCAAATATGTCATAAGTGAAGGATTAAAAAAATAAAAAAACTCTCCTATCCTCACGAACAAGAGAGCCGATGTGTTTATATTATGAAGAAAAATCTATTCACCTATTCTTACAATACAGTCACGAGACTCCTTGTTGTAGATCATCGTGCCTACCTTAGAATACAAGGTCTTTATATTTTGCCAATTATCCTCACCATGGGCGGATACGTTGGTAGGGGCATCACCGGTATAAACCTCCTCGCCTCCGATATTGACAAAATCATATCCACGTTTCTCCATAGAACCGCCCTTATATGCCGTGAACCTGATAGTGACATTACCTTTCTCACGACCACCATACCAGTTACCGTATATACTGCACCTGATCTCAAGAGGTAATTTATCGTAATTATCACCATCCAACAACGGCCCCATCTGGATTAAGGCAGCCTCATTACCTGATTCCATGTTATCACCACCATGGATGAGATAATCACCTACCCGCTCCTGCGTGGTCTGGTACTGTTTACTCCAACCAACCAGCTTGCCGTCCACGTCCGGGAGGCCGGTGTTATCGAAACCGGTAGCCGTGTCAAAGTCAATGCCGTCCTCGTCAGCCCAGATATACCTAAGCACTAGGTAGTCGAACTCCGGGATAATAACCACCGGGACCGACTCCTGCCTGCACACGAACGTCTTCTCTTCCTTGGTTCCCTCTTTTATAACCTTGTATGTTACCTGACGTATCTCGCCGGTCTCATTAATATCAGCTGTAACCTTAACCTCAGCAGGGCCAGTACCACTTGTCTTATCTAAATGTATCCAATCATTTTTCTTTGCCATATTATCTTTTTTTCTTTTTAAAAAACGTATATTCGCGTCATAATCGCGGGGTGGAGAAGAGGTATCTCATTAGGCTCATAACCTAAAGATCGAGGGTTCGATTCCCTCCCCCGCAACTAAATAAATTTGATATACTTATCAAAAGCATTAGGCCACATCCGCTCATAAGACAACATCCTTCTCCTATTATCCTCAGCCAACTCCCGATAATCATTTAACGTGATCATCGACATCTTAAGCTCCTTCATAGCCCTAGCGAACTTACCCGGCTCCTGCTGAGCATATAATTTATAAGCATCACCAGCGCCTTGTATCAAGCCATTCACAGCGGCATTCTCGAAGATCTTCATCTTGATATACGTCTCGACATAATCCTCAAGGTATCCTAACGCCGTTTCAGGTATATATGGGAGACCGTCATCGTCCTTAGGCGTAGCACGATATATGATATAAATAAACCCGTCAAACCCGGTATACATAGTATTGCCGGATATAGTTATATCATAATTATCCCAATCGTACTTATCCCGATACTTGTCGGCGGCGCAATCACGCCTCAACCCACGACCTATGGATAACCTTACGGGATGATGATAATGGAAACGAACCTCGTGAGACCCGATATATATCCTCTCCGTGATCGTCTTCTCAAACTCCTCCTTACAGCACTCGGTGCAGGAGTTCCAACGGAAACCGCGCTCGGTGCGCTCGACCCAGCCGATCTCGTGTTGGAGGTCAGCCTTAGCCTTGTCGCCGCCAGGAATCTCACAGATAAGAGGCTCACACCTATAGGCGTCAAGCATGTCGAAAAAATCGGAAGGCAATACCGCCTGTTTATTACTGGTCTTGACAACCGCCTCGGACATGACCGCTATAACACCCCCGAACCTTTTCAAGGCGATCTCAGCCCACCTATAAACAGACGAGGTATCTATAGCCCCGCTATCATCGTATTTATGTAAATCGGCCTTGATCTCGGCCAATAGCCCTTTTATAGTCATATTTAAGTCTTTTGCACAAAGATATGTATTTGAATCCGTGATACAAAAAAAATCCAGTCTACCCTCACGGGCTAACTGGATCACAAAAACTTCTACAGCTTATAAACCCATTTAACTCCAAATACATTACTCTCCGACTCAACCTCCCGATACAAGAACTTATATCTCCTACCTGATTCCATAGCCAACCTACATTCCTTATTCAAGGCCGGAGAGATATATAGATGAAAATACTTATTCCTAGGCATAAAATCCATACACGTATGGACGTAAGAATATCCACCCGTCCCACGCCTATTAATAGTACCGGTAAGTTTATTCAGATATATCTTGCGGTTAGGATTAATCTTATGACATAGATAACCGATGTTGTTTATATAAACCCCTCCCTCATCCTCCAGATACCTATCACGTATGACTTTCCAGATCAACGACTGGCACTCAAGGATATCATTCTTATCCACGATCGTATGCTTCCTCCTTTTCCCGTTCTTAGACATAATAGATCTATAGAATCGAAGAAAGTATTGATCAAGTATTTTAAATGACTTTGTTTTCATATCACAAATATAACAATTTCATCCTAATACAAGAAATTTATACACAAAAATACACCGCCTGCACCAAGGACGAGGCAAATAGGATAGCCGACAATAACCTACAATCCGATGGTATCTCTTACGCTAATGGCTTAGCGCAGGCGGATAGATGCGATTGCCTCGAAACATGGAGCGCTTACGCTAGCGGAAGTTTTAATGGACAATGCTTAAGTATATCCGTAAGCTATGATAATCCATGTGGTAAATCTAAAACAGCATCATTTGATGTGTATTATACTAGATCTGAACCATCTGGAGATGTAGAATATTTCTCTACCACTAAAACAGTCACCATACCATCCGGATCGGGAACGATATCAGGCGGAAGTGATTGTGTTAGCAATGCTACAAGCATGTATGTATCTAATCCAAGTCAAGGTGGAGGCTGTTAAAAACAAAAAGGAGAGGTTGATTATCCTCTCCTTTTTATATAAACCTAAGATCTTTTCTCTTAGTATGATTTAATATCCTTCTAATATGTCTGATACTTAATCCCGTTCTTTCCTTTATCTTATCATAGATATAACCCTTGGATACGTAAGCCGACATATCTCCCAGATCTTTTATAATCTTGTCATACATATCATGCACCTCATTATATCTTATGATTGAGCTATCCCTCATCCCTCTTTCACCTATACCATCAACTATGGCATCATTGAAACCGAAGAAATTAATTATTGATCTTATTATATCCATTATCACTGAATCTTTTGAGTTTTCTTGTTAATATCCATATCCGGATTCTCGTCCGTAGGAATCTGCAATTTGGTTATCGTCTCTCTTAACGTCTCTGAGACAACATATTCTAGTAGCTTGTCAGGACATATGAAATCATAATCCCATTGAGATGTACATGGCTTATCTTTTTCAGCTCCACATCCCCCTAGCTCTAACGCCGCTTTTCTGTCGAGAGTTATAAGATCAACATTTATAGCCTCTATGTTAATATCTGGTATATAGATATATCCATCATTGACATAATAATAGTATTGATCTATATTCCCATATTTACGTTCCTTGTTGTTAGCGTATTTTCTTAACGATATGGAGGTAAATATAATATCATCCATGATATTTGATACTTTGATGATAGCCGGACCTATACGGGTATATATCATATCGGGCAATCTTTCCTTGGATCTCATAAGTATCCTGCATAGTTTAAACTCATCAAAACAACAATCAATTTTCCGAACCCTCTCCATCTCCATGCAATTGATATGAGTATACAGTGATTCCTCGCCGAACAAGGTTCCATCAGCATACTTCTGGGCTATATATGATCTTGCCTTTTGTCTTCCTATGGATAATATCCATCTCCTACTGACATGAGCGTCCTTATTGATGGAGTTCATATCATTTATGATCCTAGATACAAATTCCGAATTTTTCATATTTATGGTGCAAGGAAACCCACAAATCTTTAGTTTGTGGGAGGAATTGCGCCCTGCTCGCTTTAAAATTAATACTAAATACTGTTATCTTTTTCAAATAAATGATTTACATTTGAGGCATGAAATTGACATTGAAAATAAAACTCCTTCCAAGCGAAACTCAAAGCAGGCTGCTTCTTGATACCATCAAGGAGGCGAATGCTGCGTGTAACCGCATATCCGATATGGTGTGGAAGGATAAGGTTTTTACTCAATTCAATATACATCATCATTGCTACAATGAAATCAGAAAGGATTTTAATCTGTCTGCACAGATGGTGGTCCGCTGTATCAGCAAGGTGGCAGATGCTTACAAGCTTGACAAGAAATCCAAACGGAACTTCAGGGAACTTGGCTGCATCAGTTACGACAGCCGGATATTGTCTTATTCCGAAAATGCGGTTTCTATCTGGACCATAGGGAAAAGACAACGTATTCCGTTTGTATGCCACAACACAAACTATCTTCCATACATCAAGGGGGAAGCTGACCTTGTTTTCAAAAAAGGCAAATTCTTCCTTTTCCAAACGGTTGAAGTTCCGGAAGAAGATGTGGAAGACATTGAGGAGTTCATCGGACTTGATTTCGGAATAACCGATATTGTAAGCACGTCCGAAGGTAAGACCTATTCTTCTGACACACTCAACAGATACAGGGAAAGACAAAGAATGATACGTGGTTCCATTCAATCCAAAGGCACAAGAGGCAGAACAAGGCAGTGCAAGCGTGGATGTGCCAGACTCTTGAAACGGCTTAAAGGGAGAGAAAGAACTACCGCAACGATAATCAACCACACTATTTCCAAGCGTATTGTTGCCGAAGCCAAGCAAAGAGGCGTTGGCATAGCCATTGAGGACTTGAAGCATATCCGCCGGACATCCAAACGGAGAAACAAGACCTTCAGGACAAAACTCAACTCTTGGAATTTCAGCCAGCTTAGGGAATTCCTTGCTTACAAGTGCAGACTTTCCGGTGTGAAGTTGATTGTAGTTCAACCGGAATATACTTCTCAGACTTGTCACAAATGCCACCATATCGGTATAAGAAGCAACAAGTCTTTCAAGTGCAATCATTGCGGTTGCGATATGGATGCGGACATCAATGCCGCAAAGAATATCGCTCTGCTTGGGGCTGTAGTAAACCAGCCTGAAAAATCGGGTATGTTGTCTTGCGCTCTGCATACTTCTGCTTAGGTTTAAAGCTCATAGGTCTTTAGCCTATGGGTAGTTTACATGCTAAATACTGAGGAGGGGATATACCCCTCCGGTTATTACTTCTTTTTCTTAACCTTGCCTCCACATTTCAGTTGAGGTTTCTTTTTCTCGGAGACCTTGCCTCCATTAGCCATTTTCTTTTTCTTATTGCAAGCCATAACTTAATGTATTAATATTAACGATACAATATTAATGATTTTAATTAATAGATAAACAATACGCATCGAATAAGCTAAATTCACATCAAGTCAGACGGTATCTCTTACGCTAATGGCTTAGCGCAGGCGGATAGATGCGATTGTCCACAAAATTGGAGTGCCAACGTGGTAGACTACAGTGAAAGCGGAAGTTGTATTAACTTTACTGTGGAATACAGTAATCCGTGTAGTTCCGGCAAAACCATAACAGTGACAGGAGGAGCGGAAGCGAATACCTCCACGGGTATGGAGATGACCACTAGTACTACGGTTACGATAGGTACTGGTAGTGGATCTACTAGTGGTAGAATGTGTTTTCAAGCGGCCATAAGACCAGGAACGGCGCATGCGGCTTGTACCACAGGTGGACAATGCTGATAATGTATATACAATAAAAAGGAGAGGTTAGTTAGCCTCTCCTTTTTATTATATATCAGACTCTTAACATTGACCACCAGCTCTTCCACTTATATTGATAGAATTACATGGATATCCACGAGCAAAAGATATCGTGGCCTTTTTAGTGCCTGATCCAGTAGGTATAGTTACTGTCGTACTCCCGATAGTAGTCCCTGAGCTTGAGGCTGTTACCGTCAAACTCTTCTGCGTAGTACATTCATTACTATACGTAATCTCGACCTCTACTCTTAGCGCTGAAGTGCCCGAAGGGGCGCCATTGCAAGGATCACCATCGGCATAAGCGTTGGCTGACCAATTCTTCGTTGGCTCCACGCAATCACATCTATCGGCCTGCGCTAAGCCATTAGCGTAAGAGGTGCCGTCTGACTGTAGGTTGCTGTCGGCTATCCTGTTTGCCTCATCCTTGGTACAAGCCTCATATTTACCAGCGATTTGCTTATAACTGATAGTCTTAGGAGTACAGTTGCTAGGACAGTTCGTAGCCTTGACATTTCCCCATCGGTCATCATTGCCAACCTTAGAAGGACATGTCCTAGCATCAACTAAATTTTGTAATGCATCCTTGTACTCTTTATACTTGTTATAAGCTTGTTCACTAGCCAGATTCGATGAAGAAGCACAAAATTCACCAGCGCTAACCACCTTAATAGGGCTATCAGGAACACATACATCACCGCATTCGCCCGAACATCCCTTACATACCTCATTGGTATAGATAGTGTAGTCATGTGGATTACAGCAATGTTCACCACCATTCTGCCAAAATCCTGTAGGATCGCACTCGCTAGAATAATGCTCCTCGCTATTACCATTATTACACCTGCTATTATCCATATGATATGTATTATCACACCCGCATCCACAAGATCTTGAATCGGACTCAACCAACTCATCTTGATCTGAGGCTGAAGAACAAGGATTGGTCTGATTCCTACTCCTACGATAATCGCATCCACTACAATAATAATTCCAATCATCATAAGATGGGGTATCATCGTCATCGGCGCAATCACCATTCTTATTAGCGTAAGCTTGAGCGGCGGTCTTAGTCGCCGTATCATTCTTGAAAGCGTTTTGAACCTTGCTGTCGGCATCCGCCTGAGATACGGTAGATGTCAACGCTGACAATCCTAAGGCACTATAAGGAACGGATAGAGCGACACCATGTTTACATGTACCACAATTATCCTTATAGAACGTAGCGCTTCCAGTACCGGTCCACACACAAGTGCCATGCTGGTTAGCGTAATCCTGTCCTCTCTGGTCTAGGATCTGCTCTGCCTTGCTCCTGGCATCAGCCAAAGAAACCTTGCTGGTGATAGGCGTACCGCCGTTGGCTTGCGTAGAGGTCACCGTTATTCTCTGACCAACCCCGCTTCCGGCGCAATTGTTCTTATAGAAGTCACGGCTTGCCACGTAAGTCCAAGTACATCCACCGTTCTTATTGGCGTAGTTCTGTCCATCGGCTCCACGAACAGCATTCTCGGCCTTCTTATTAGCGTCAGCCAAAGATATGTTGGAGGTATACGGATGTCCCGGCAGCCTGTCGCTACTTACGGATACCATGTCGCCTACGCCGCCATCAGCGCAATTGTTCTTCTGGACCTGACCGGTATAGCTTCCTGTCCAAGTACAAGTACCCTTCGAGTTGGCCACGGCCTGACCCTGAGAGTTCACGGCGGCCAATGCCTTGGCGTTAGCGTCAGCTTGGGATACACATGACTTAAACTTACCATCAGAGCTAGGACTTGGATCCGTAACATCATTCTGAGTTACGGTAACAGAGCTTCCAACTCCACCATCCGCACATTGACGGGTAAAGGCCTTGGATGCCGTACCAAACCAGAAACATGTATTATTACCACCAGCTATATACCGCTCTTGATTATCAGGATCAGTATAACAGGTATTGGTGTTACGTTGATGTAACTGAGAGATACAGTCCTTACATACAGTCTCTATAGTCTCCCATACCGGTTGCTCGGTCTTCGTATGGCACGTATCATCGTAGTTCTTGTTGACGAACGCCTGACCCATTCTGTCGATATAGGCCTTAGCCAAAGCGTCTGCCTCTTCCTGAGAACGGGTTGAGGTGAAGAACTGACCCATAAGATCCGGGGTTACGGTAATAGGATCAGCGTACTGACAAGTAGGACATTTAGGAGTGAACTCCTTTCTATAATTACCTACATATATCTTCAGCTCATCACAAGTACCACGATCATTGGCTATAGCCTGACCTTGCGCCTTGACAGCGGCCTTGGCAAGCTCATCGGCGGCGAACTGGCTCTCATAAGAATAGAACGGACCACCAGTGACATCAGCCTCCGTAACGTTAACAGATGAAGGTATCAATCCGGATGGACAATTATTCTTCTCGAACACCTCACTATAATGACCGGTGTACTTAGGAGCCTCATGGCAAGTACCACGCTCATCGGCAACCCTCTGTCCTTGATTCATGACAGCGGCCATAGCCACCAAGTTAGCCTCATCCTGCGATACGCAAGACTGGAACGGATGACCATCGACCATATCCTGTGTCACGGTGAACGGATCTCCTATCTGATTAGCTCCACAATTGCTCTTAGTGAACTCGAAGCTAGCCCTACCGGTATACATAGTAGCGTCAGAACAAGTACCCCTGGTGTTAGCCAAAGCCTGTCCTTGAGCCTGTACGGCGGTCATAGCCATAGCGTCAGCGGCGGTCTGGGAGTCGTTAGACTGGAATGGGTGTCCTTCTACCATATCTTGGGTGATCGTCACCTTAGATCCGATCTTACACTCACCACAGTTGTTTCTCGTGAACTCCAAGGAAGCACGGCCGGTGTACGTGCAAAGGGCGTGGATATTGGCAAGAGCCTGTCCTTGGGCGTCAACGGCGGCCTTGGCCTTATTGTTGGCATCCTCCTGAGATACGGTAGACGTGAACGGGTAACCGTCAACCATCCTATCATTTACCGTATAAGTACCACCAGTACCGGTACCGCAATTGTTACGGGTAAACGTACGTGTATAAGTACCGGTATATACAGGCACCTTCTCGCACTTACCTTTCACGTTAGCCACATCCTGACCTTGAGCCTCGACGGCGGCCTTAGCCTTATTGTTGGCGTCCGCCTGTGATACGGTAGACCTGAAGTCTCCGGTAACCATCGTCTCATCCACGACGACCTTAGTACCGTATTGAGTCTCATCACAATTGTTACGGGTAAATTCCTTGCTATATTTACCATGATATACGACCTTCTCCTTACACTCACCTTCAAGGTTGGCTTGTTGTTGGGCGTTAGCCTCAAGATCGGCCTTAGCCTTATTGTCAGCATCCTCCTGAGAGATAATAGAGAAGTACTTACCAGCGGCTACAACATAAGTATAAGGTTGACCAATATGGAACTCATCGCAATTGTTTCTAGTGACTGTCTTCTCCATCCTTACGTTATAGTAGACGTTAGTCTGACAGTCGCCACGCTCGTTGGTGATAGCCTGACCTTGCGCCTCGACAGCGTCCTGCGCCAGCTTGTTGGCGGCATCCTGCGATACCGTAGAAGTGAACGGATATCCAGAACACATCTTCTCGTCCACAGTGAAGTCAACAGGAGTAGAACCCTCAGGGCAGTTGGTTCTCTGGAATACCTTGGAGTACGATCCGGTAAATACCGGTATCTTCTCACAGTTACCCTTGATATTCGCTATATCCTGACCTTGAGCCTCGACAGCAGCCCTTGCTAGGCTATTAGCGTCTTCCTGAGACACGATGGATCTGAAGTCTCCCGTAACCATCGTCTCGTTAACAACCACATCCGTACCGTATTGGGTGGAATCACAATTGTTACGGGTAAAGGTCTTGCTAAACTTACCATAATAGATATTCTCCTTAGGCTTACACTCACCCTCCAAATTGGCTTGTTGTTGACCGTTCTTCTCAATATCCTCAATAGCCTTCCTATCGGCGTCCTCCTGAGAGATGGAAGATACGTACTTTCCCTCAGGAATGATATAAACATATTCCTGACCGTCACTGAACTTATCGCAATTATTACGTATAAACGTCTTTCTCTGCTCCTCGTTATACCAGATATCGGTTATACACTCACCATGCTCGTTGGCGTATTTCTGACCGTTCAGGGCTATATCCTCCATAGCCTTGGCGTCTGCGTCCTCCTGCGAGATAAACGACTTGTAAGTCCGTTCCTCAACCACATACAAGACAACCGAACCGTGCTGGTTGGCCAGACAGTCGTCCTTGGTGAACGGCTGAACCATCTTGATATTATAATAAACGGGCTTGGCGTCCTGAGCTATCATATACTCCTTGACAATATTACCGTCCTTTGACGTTATACGGAACTTAGCCGTACAGATCTGACCGGTATAATTAGCCTTGTATACGATATTAAGCTTATTATCGCCTACCCCATGGCTCTTGTCGTTAATGGCAAAGCAATTACCCTCGACACAATTCTTATCTATTTCCCTTGCCATATTATCCTTCAGTTATTCTCCATGAAACATCATCTCCGGCCTCTACCCTCACGATTTGGGTATCACCATCCTTATTAAGCGTCAACCTTTGCGGATCCACGTTGAAGGGTGGTTCCGGTTCCGGCTCACTACCATCACCGCAAGTGCAACATACCAGCTCGATATCATACTCGGTATTGGACTTGATATCGATGACAACCTGACCGTTCTCGCTAGTCACGTTATCGAAGTCATGATCAAGTATGATATAAGGTATATCATTAGGCTGTTGATTGATATTAACAACCTTACCGTTCAAGACAAACATCTCATGATGCTGTTCATTATCCATATTCTTAGGCATAGCTATGACAAAGCTAGCCTCATACAAATCAGTGGCTCCGGGATCCTCAGGATCGGCATACACTATATATCTGCTATCCTCTTCCGGAACCTTCATGGACAAGCCATTCACGTTCATGGAGACTATATAAGACTTGCTCACCGAGCCACCAAGGGTAAGACAGGAGGCCTTGACCGAGGCGGAGTTAAGCTTGGCGTTGATGACCGCCGTCCCGCCCTCCATGTCGAACATGATACTGGTAGGATCCACGCTTACCCGCTCTATACCCTTCTGGGTTATAGTAGCGAGTTTCGTAACCTTGCCTTTCTCGACCGCCACGTAAGTCTCCCTAGGCAACCTACCCATCCATCCCGGCTCTACCTTGATAGCCACCTTGTCGGGACCGGTACCGGAAATCTTGTCGTAGGACACCCATGAGGAGCCTTGCTCGATCTTGGCAAGAATATCTTTTAAATTATTCATATCATTCCGCTTGAGTTATAGTCCATTTATCACTCTTACCTACGATAATCTCCAGAATCTGCTCACCGCCCTCAGGAGGATACTCAAAGTTAGTAGGCTTAATCTCAAACACGCTGGCGCCTCCACAACCAAGATCACAGATCATATCCGGCAACCATCCCTCCTCGAAAAAACGCTCTATAAGCTCCCTGACGGCCTCTGAAAAAGAATCAAGCTCTAACCTGTCTACGGGGAGAGATCCCTTCTTGAGGGTCTCACCACATACCCAGCCGTCGCACTCGGAAGCCAAGACCGTATCGTACACTCTTTTAGCCATAACATGAGGTATTTAAAATATTACTATTCAATGTAGTATATACGATATTAACATCAGTGAACTCATCACCCATGCAATATTTCTTCTTAAACTTAACGGATCTACCAGAAACGACATACCCGTCATTAGGGACGATAGTACCACAATAGGTAACGCTGAGCACGGTCAACGGCTCGTATCTTAACCTGACAGCCTGAACGCCCTTGAACGAGTCACGCTGGATGGACGCCGTGGCGCCAGATACGGCAACCAGCTTCCTTACCAGAGACTCGATTACGCTATTCATGCCATCACCGTTCCTGATGTCTGCCTCAGGGAACGACTGACCGTCATATATGATCTGGGAGCTGTAGATACTACACTCGTCCCCCGGTCTATATTCCGGTTTACATGGATTACAATTATTTCTCATATCAAATCAATTTGTTGATCATTCTTCTTAATTTAAGTATCTCAGCATCCCTATCCCGTATAGCCTTTATCATAGCGTTAAGGGTATCGGACATATCGCAATTAGGGGATAATCCCAATGATTCCACACGTACCTTATCACCGAGGTAAATACAATCGGTACTCATGTACGTAGAGCACGGTACTTTCGTATCGTCTACAGTAGGCCTGTATTGTTTTTTGTTGCAACCATTCATTACCACGTCTCCTCTTCCGTATCGTTATCCCCGCCGCTACCACCGGCGTTGACAAGCTCGTTTATAATCTTCTTCAAATCCAGAACCTCGCGATGGTATAAATCTATCTGCTTATCCCTAGACGCTATAATACGCCTCAATGAGTCTATAACGACAGAAATGTCATTACCTTTCTCTATACCATCCGCCACCAACTCATCGCCTGAGTATAAGACACATTTATCATACAAGGTTATAGGACATCCATAACCAACACAAGGTTCGTCCTGACAATCCCGATCGCAAGGATCACAAGGATCGTTAGGGCATTTGTTAAGAAACCTGTCTATCTTAACGCCATGACAACACTCTTCGGGACGTTCCCTTGAATGATCATGGCAACAACCATTTGTACTACACATATTAATAATGTTATTGTTTTCAACAAAGATACAGATTTGATTTAATAACAAGATAACACACTCCATTAAACAATATAGGGAATACGACATTCGTATCCCCTATATCTGCGAATTATAACAACGAAATAAAATCAAGACTTCAATTTAAGAACAGGATTACCCCATCTTTCTTTCCATTGCCTTCCCAAATCATTTATAACACCATTGTAATCTTTTATATATCCAGCCTTAATAGCATAAGATATATTCCTTTCTATTGATACTATCATATCCAATTCTTCAAAAGAAGCTCTATTCCTTATTCCTTCCTCATGCACGCCAAACACGACGAAATTTATACCCTTGGCTATCCTTGATAACAACTCCTTTAAATTACTTTTATCACTTATAAGTGAAGATACACTACTGCACATCTCTATATAAGCATCACCAGCGGCATTTCTTGTCCCTACAACATTATCAACAAACCACATTACAACATCAGCGCAAACCTCAGGACTCATCTCCATGGCTACCACGAGAAAAAGATATGGATTCATATACCACATTTGACCATCCCCCTTACCTTTTCGACATGCTAATCCCATTTTATTTAAATCGCTAAGATTTAGAGCCTTATTTTGTAGGCTGATATTTATCCGCTTACATAAATCCCTGTTTTCCAGCCTGCTAATTATCTCCCTGCATTTTTCCTGAAACCCATCATACTTAATGATATCATTAAGCTTCTTGGGAGACAGCCCCTTTTTAAGCCTATCATCAGACAAAACCTTCATGGCTAAAGTGATATTAACAAAACCATTATCACTAAGCGCCGGTATGACAACGCCCATCAATTTCCTGTCGGAAGACTTGATTTCAACCCTACTTTTCATAACTTTGAACAATATTTTAAATTAAACATAATACCTATCGGTTCGAGATGAATAGATAGGTATGCAAATATAAAATATATTCAACATACAAACAAGTGAATCACAGTATATAAACTTAATACCATTGATATATATACAAAAAAATGGAGGAGATACACGATCCCCTCCAAGCACTAATCTATAAATTATGGAAAAACAAAAAAAAGTATTATCACCAATAACACTGATCTTCTTGATCGATATTCTCAATCCATTTCTCGCACTCAAGATTAAGGTCAGCATGTTCCTGTCCCTCTACCATCAAGACCTCACGAGCCTTGGCGTTGGCATCCTCAACCGATATCCATGACCTAAACCTGTTGGCTTTGATAGAGTAATATACTTTACCGGACTTATATCCGAACGGACATACCTTTTCAAACCAATCACCGATCTTCGTATTATAGAATACAGGTGAACAACTACCCTCGGCGTTAGCCTTCTCCTGACCTTCTTTCATGAACTTCCTATAGGCTAACGTATCGGCGTCTATCTGGGAGATATCGGATATGACAGCTCCAGCTGGTAATTCATATACAATACCTTCCTTGCCTGATTTGCCAGCCTCGCAATCGTTCTTGTAAAACAAGCCACGAAAAGGTTGTGAGGCCCAGTCCTCGCAGCAAGCCCCGACAGCGTTGGCTTCCCCCTGCCCGATCCTTCCAAGCTCCACCATCGCCTTATCATTGGCGTCTTTCTTGGATACGTAAGATACAAACCTACCTTCCTCTATACATACCTGCTCCTTGGATCCCTTACCGCTTACGCAATTGTTCTTGATAAACTCATCGCATACCTGATCATTATACCATACGGACGGTATTATGTCGGCATATGTGTTGGCGTAGTCCTGACCGTTGGCTTTAATATCATCCTCAGCCTTGCTGTCAGCCTCCTCCTGCGTATCGCCAAAATAGACGTTGGGCGGGATCCGGTAGTCAACAGAGCCGCCCACGTACCCGGCAGGCGGGTTGTTTCTGGTGAACGTCCGAACTATTTCTTTATTACCGTATACCATTATGATTCACTTTGTCACAAAGATACAATTTAAAATCAAATTACAAAGGAAGAGCCTTTTTGCTTCTCAAAACCTTATACAAATAATCCCTTAACTGTTCTTCAGTAGTTATATATCCAAACTCAATCATCTTGGCTATATCAATTTCCAGTTCCATCAATTCTTTAGCCTTAATCTCTTCACCTACGGAATTTCTTATCATGGTCTCATGAAGACCATAAACGATAATATTTACAGACCTAGCTAAATCCTGTACCTTATCTTTAAATCTTGACGAATCTACAATCTTAGATAAAGCAGAAGACATTCTCTTGTAAGCATCACCAGCCTTATCCCTGTAATCTATAAGCTGATCATGAACAAATCTAATAACTTGAACCTCAAACCTTGGATTTATCCACATAGCAAACTTGATAAACAAAAACGGGTGCATCCATACTTGCTTCTTAGGTCTTCCAGATTTACCATGTTCTTTTACAGTAGACTTCTTAACTAATTGATTATCAATTTTTGGGCATTTTTGCCAAAAACTATTAATAGATAAATCTTCTAATAACGCATCAATAAACTCCTTTGTTTTAGTCGAAGATAAAAACACATCCATCTTCCTTTGCTCATTCCCTTCCAAAGAGTTCCATTGCCTAACCAACTCATACGCTTCAAAATAACCATCACTCGTTCTTTGAAAAACGTTAAAATCACCCATCTTTCTTGTTAAAACATTTACTGTCTTCATTTTTTAATCTAATTTTGAAGTTAATAATTAATTACTTTATGTCCGCTCCCTCGTGAGAGTCGGCGGACATACAAAAATAGCCAATCGGGATGATAAACACAAACCGATTGGCTATTTTTAATATCCCAAAATCAGGACATTAATCACCCATTGCAGATCTTATCCTCAATAGCGTAAAGGATTTTAGCGACAGTCTTATCGCCATTTATCTTCACGCAAGACTCGCCAAGATCCCGGACATCTATGGCCTCCCTAATACGGGTAAGCTCATCATATATCTCCTCTATGACGTCGGAGATCATAACGCACTCATCAGAGTCCTTATGCTTTGACCACTCTGGTAGATCACCCTCATAAGGTACGCAAGTGGACGGGGTTATATGTGAACAACTGTATTTTCTCATGCCAGCAACTTATTAACACGTTCCTTTAACGATCTCACCTCATCCGGGCATAACCCGCAATCATTATCACATAATGACCTTTGCAGACGAATTATCTTACCCCAATAGGATATATCGGGCTTGTCCCCGATCCTATACCTATGGTATCTCATATATCTACCCCATTGACAAGACAGCCATTCGTCTACGACCTTACATAGATCTATTCTATCAAGGTTTGATATGCTCTGCGCGCCCATCGAGAATCTCCTTTCTCATTTCCTGTACCTCCTCGTCAGGCGGGCATCCATATGGCAGGTTCTTGATCCATTCACGGATCTTCTTCTGCATATTAAGATAAGATACACCCACGCCACCACCCTTGGTACGAACTTGTTTATATATACTAACCACATCACGCTCCATGGTCTTCAACGGATCGAGCATGACCATACAACCTGCGGTGCTCCTAGAAGCGTATTCCATATCGCTAACAACGGTAGAGGAAGCACGATTCATCATACTTCTCTCAATCCTTTCTCTCTCGGCTCTTAACGCCTTTTCCTTACAAGTATTACAACCCACGACTAAATATTTTTATGTTTAACAATCCACGCAATTGGTAGCCATCTCAAGAAGCTCTCCGACACGATCAATGATTTCATGAGCCGCCTCTATATTGTCCAACCTAACGTTAGCCTCCGCTACGACCATAAGTGTCTCCATCTCCTGTATCTTATTTATAAGATCCTTATCCTTGTCCTCGCATAGGATATCAGTCTTAATCCATAACCGATCAAGACGTCTGCGTATAAGATCCGTCTTAAGATACTTGCGACTGAAGTTGTAAGTAGAAGGGCTACCTATGATCTTAATATCATATATACCGTCTGGAAGATCAAGATACTTGACATTACAATCATCGTAATTAAAGCAATTGAGGCCTAATGTTAAGCTAGTAAAGGTATTGACCTGATTCTTGCCAAGGAACAACGTAACGGGGTCGGACATGCCCGGCGTAGTGATCTCGATGATCGCCTTCCTGTCCTCCAGTAGTCCCCACTCGGACTCATCCAATACCTGCAACACCTTGGGATCACGTGTCTCTAGCACCTGAAACGACAGCCTAATATCATTCATATTAACCTTCTTATCGTACCTACACAAACTATCGTCATAACGAGCTTGCATATCAAGATCCGGGATATCGGTATAATATGTCTTGACCTCATGACCGTTGATAAACACCGATGTTATCTGACAAACATGAGACCTAGCGACATCGAAAAACACCATCCTTACATTACCCTCATAATCAACGCCAGATGTCGGGTATGTCAATATCTGGGTATTGTGCTCTCCATCGTTACGTCTAGCCACGACAGTAATTACGATAGGTTTCTCTATATCGTAATCATCCATAATAATCCTAGCGGCGAACTTATCATGGATTATCTTCGGTATGATATTTATCTGGTTCATCTTAATATCTTTTTCACAAAGATACTAATTTGAACAATATAACAAATGAAGCTATAAGATAAGAGCTGCAAGTAGATCTTCCTCACTAAGAAGAATACCTCCATTAATAGCCATAAACATGGCTAGATAAAGATAAAGAGACTTAAGATCATAGGTGAGCATCCTACTTCTAAGAGCCACAATAAACCTATTAAGATCGGTATTATCCCCAGCTACCGACATGTAACTTTTAAAAAGAAAAGTATCGTATATAGGATCAGATATAGATAAACCAGCATTATTATAAGAGATATCACACTTCTCTACCCATAATCTAATACATTTAATAATCAAATCTTTTACAACCGACTTATTCAACACACATCCGAATCTTACCAAAGCCACGATGTCACCCCACTTCTGACCATAAACATCCCTTATTACGTACATAGCTCCATTTAACGGGTCTTTTACGATAGACGATAAAATGTTCTTGCATCCAATAGAATCGGATAGCTCTTGGATGTTAAACATATCATTATCATGGTTAAAAACAATAGATATATCACCGCTTCTTATGACACTTAAGTTATCCATCATGAACCCTCCATAAAAGAACAGACATCAAAACAATTATCAAGAGAGCATAGATCAGGGGCATATCCTTTCTTCCCGTTCTCTATATCAGAAACAGCCCTATCAGCAAAAGACCTTAGCTCTAATAAGCTTACACCCAAGAACTCTAACGCCAATTTCAAATACTTATATAAAGATGAGGTCTTCATCTCCTTAAACCCCTCGCGAACTAGACGATCATTGAATTTCTTAAAAAGAACCTTGTTATTTCTTCCATCAACCCTATTACCATCATTCTTAAGCCCACCATCAGACTTAACGATCTTCTTTATACTATTGACTGACTTCATATCAATAATACTGACCATAATCATGACCTTATGATCTACAGCAGCCTTTCTAGCCTTGTTAGCTCTTTCCTTAGAACTAACAGAAGGAGTATCTTCATCACCTCCAATATATCTAAATTTAGCCTTGCTTACGAAACATGATGGATATATCTTACGCATATTCCATTTGTAGTTATAATCACCAATGGATCTCATAATTGAGAGTTCATTGTCAACAACCAACGAAACCATGCTATAAGCCTTCTCAAAACACTTAAAAGAACCGACATGCTCATAAATGAATCGGTATGTCATGCCTAGCTTAAAGTCATTATCAGATATCCTGTTAAACGCAATAGCCCTATCAAAGTTGATGATAATAGCCATGATAATCTTAAGCCTAAAATAAGGAGGTATATAGATGTTGTTAGGATCAATATCCCTTGGATTAGCCGTGGTATAATCAGCACCAGCGAAAGTATCTCTACGCTTCTTGAAATTACGTGGGTATATAGGCTGACCTTTAGACAGCTTAATACAAGAGCGTCCCTCAGCTATCTGCTTCTTCTCAGCCTCAGTATATACAGGAAATTCTTTTATCATAGAAGAACATTTCCTCATGTAATTCAAGTCAAACTTCATATCACCATTATCTTAACCACTTCAAATATACGAAAAAGATATGATTCTTGGAAGTAAAAACGTAGCTAATTTCACTACATATCAATGATATTATATCAATAATACGGCAAGTGTCTGAAACACAGTTGTCCATTTTGTGACATGTGTATTAAGAAGCTTCGCTCCCCTCTCTAAAAAAATCCATTATAAACTATTCTTACCTTTAATAACCGCCTATTGTTAATTAATAACTTGACTAATGAATTGATGTTAGCTAACGCATTTTATTATTCAAAGTATACGACTAAAAATCATTAACTTAAAAACCAGTAGTATATCTGTAAATGAAGATCTTAATAATACCACCAAAAATACTTTATGTTTAAATTATTTACATATTTATCACATCTTCTTGTTCGATCTTATTAGCATAATTACTACCTATGTTAAATGTTAATGAATTTATATGCTTACTTCTTTTCTGCGCTAAAGCGTGAAGTGCCAAAGGGAATCGGCAGGGTGGGTCGTGAGTCGCTCCGCTCCTGGCCGGCCATGGAAGGCAACCACCAGCCCCACGCTATGACGCCGCCACCTTGTTCATTGGCTTCCAACAAGAGTCACCTAAAAACAATACTTGTCTATACAATTATCTCTACGATTCCAGAAGTTAAATAAGAACTATTTGGCTTTAAGGGAAGTTGTTAGTTAAAAAGATGGTTAATTAAGTCATCTGGTCAAATAAAATCTTTATATTCGCGTCACGGTCGGTTGGATGAGTTGGTTTAGTCGGTGGTCTGCAAAACCATATACCCCGGTTCGAATCCGGGACTGACCTCTATGCTATTTGCATATCCTTTAAAAACTAATTAGATAAGGGACGATGAGAGATCATAGTCCCTTTTTATTTAGGAGGATCAAAATCAGACGTCCATCTAGCTACATCACTTATCCTAAAATTATCTATTACAAAAGACGCCCTATTACTACCATCCCTTTGTCTATTAAAATCTATATTCCTATATCTCAATGAAATATTAGAGCATGGGAACGAAACAGACAGTTTCCCATCAACAAAACCATATAATCTATTATTAACCCTAACCATAGCTATATGATACCATTTGTCAATAACAATATCAGCCATCCTATTCCCATAGCTCCCACTATAAGTAGCAAGATGTAAATTTAAACTACCATTGGTTTCAGCTATGCCAAAATAAAAAATACCATTATACCATTCATGGCCAACAGAACAAGCGTTAATAACGACTAATGGTTTATACCAAAAATCAATGGTAAATGGATCTCCATCACCAAATAGATCAGGTGACAATGTACTAGATGTATTAATCATCCCATAAGAATTAGACGTATTTGTGTATTTATATCCAGTTCTTATAGAATCGGTAACAAACTCTCCTCCCTTGATCTCTAAACCATCCTCGATATTAGGGGGGGGTATCCATCAACCTTAAAATCATTGTCAAATATCATCAAGAATCTTGTGTGTTGATCGACAAGGGCATCACTTCCATTATTCAACATTCTTCTTCTCATAAAACCTTTATCTTTTTAAATATATACACCAATACCAACAATATCATCAAGATACCAGCTACTATCCACACTATAGGCCATCTTGATTCCTTCTTATCATCTACGTCCTTGGATTTGATATCTATCTTATTGTCCAAATCCTTTATATCATTCCTCGTCTTATTGACTCCAACGGAATCAGCCGTCACCGTGCTGTCCCGCTGGCCAATGACGATATGGGTATCTGTCTGCGAGGACACCGGTCGTTCCCCCGTGGCAGGATCAACATCCTTGTCCGTATCGAACTTCCTCTCCGTTATAACAATATCGGCATTAAGATCAGATGTCTTGATCTCTACGATCTTCCGATCTATGACCTCATCTATCATCGTCTCTATCCTGCTGATCAACCGGCTATCAATAGACGTTTCGCTAACCTGCCTCCTGCTTCCGCAAGAGGACAGGGACAGCGACAGACCTAAACAAAAAACAGCCTTAAGACTTAGCCTTAACCTCATCATCAGCAATTTTCTTTATATCGTTAAACGTCTCGTCAGGTATGTTCTTGGAAAAACTAAACATCTTGAATACGTTTATCCTCTTAAACACGGTCTTGAATACCTTAACCAAATAAGCGTCAGCGAAAGCATCCCCTATGGTATTCAAGAAAAGCATGACATATCCCACAAGGGCTATATACACCCCATATTTGGTAACGGTAAGTATCATGCTAGCCTCCTCCTCGATCGGGTATAACGTCTTATATATAACACATAATGTCATTACTATAAAACAAGACAAAGCGAACTCCTTAAGAATATCAGTAAACCTGACCTCCCTAAACCATCTCTTGAAACTAAACCTCCTCCTACGGCTTCTACGGAGCTTCCAGCCCCTTACGCTTTGCGCTAACCTAGCCAAAAAATTCGCTATTAATACTATAAGTAATACAGTCAATAAATGATGCACTGGCTGGAAGTAAGCCCAATAAGAAGCACCATACGCAAGCGCTATATTCCATAAAGCCCCCACTCGCTCTATCATGTCTTTGTCTTTCATTTTATACCATATACGCAAAGTTAACCACTATACCGTTAAGTACCTAAAACACCACGGCGTGTATACCGTTCCTCGTATCAAGGCTGTCAAAATGCAACCAACCCACCTTCCCTTCAAGCCGGAAAGGATATGGTAACATATCTTGATGATCCAAGATCAAGCCTCTGGCCTGTTCCGCCGTCATTGACTTGACATCGAAATCCCCAGCCTTACCCAACACATGAGCGGATAGATAAACATCTTTCTTATCCTTAACTATCTGGCAGATGTTGCATCTAAGACCACGTTGGGAAAACTGCCCCTGCTTGTCCCAATTATTACAATACATAGGCTGTTTAATTATATCCCTCCGTAATATAAGAAGATTATGGAGAAACGCTGTATCAAGAAACTGCCACGATCTGTCCTTCCACTTATTGTACGTATGAGGACATACCAATTCTACTATATCAAAATACAATCCAAGTTCTTTTATGATATCATTTCTATCCATATTAAGCCGGTTTTATCGTCCATCTCTGGGCGTAGTTATTTTTTAGCACATATATCTTCTCCATAGGTGTAGCGGGAGACCCGTTGGACGAGCCTTTCACGAATCCCTCTGGGGCCTGCTCCGTGCCGGAAGGACGCTGGTTTTCGGTTGGATAAATAGCATTATACATGCTTACCGAAAGACTATAGAACTGGTTCCTCTTCCCATCCTTAGCCACGGATGTCATAGTAATCTGATCCCATCCTACAACAAGGTCGTAGAAAGAGTTCACGAAATCATCTGATCTTTTTTGGTTAGGAGTGGATGCATTCACGTTAAACCATGTAATAGCCCTCATCTCATAAATATAATCCGGAAGCTTATCCATTCTAAGACTATTACAACTAGAGGCACTAAAACCAGTAAGATATTCCAGTCCCCTTCCAAACATATTATCATCATTCCATCCTGTCCTTCTCATAGAAGCCACCCAGTCTTCAAGAAAACCAAAAGTGGTGATTATAGGATTTATTTTATCAACCTCAAATGATGGAATAGTATTAAGGTCAAAATAATTCCACATATCACTGGGGCCAGGAGTTATATTTAACGTCTTAAGTTTAGGAAGGTCATTAAACTCCTTTATATATCTATCCAAATAACATGAACTTAAATTAAGATCCTCAATTTTTTTCATGTTCTTTATATTTCTTATCCCACTAGCCTCTATATCCCTAAGATCAAGCATATTAAACATATTTAAATAATATACCTCTGTCTTGCTGGTTATAGCCTCAGGAATTACGGTCATTCTTTGCCCAATATTTTGAAGATCGATATAAATTAACTTTTTGGATCTTGACAGCTTGTCTACAGGTATACCGTCATTAACATACTTCGTATGGGATACGACCAAAAACTCAAGTCCTGGTATATCCACAATCGGGAAAGCCGTCATCTTACAAATTTGGATATTGGCATAATAAATATCACAAGTAAAATCTATCGACACAGCCCGTTGTACGTCCCTCCTCCCATCAGCGTAAGCATGATTATCTATAGGTACGTATTGCGATCCATCCTCCTTCCTGAACCACCACGTAGTATTGGGATTTTTCTTATGTTGTATCGCTAAAGAACGGAATATAATACGATAATCATCCTTCCCTTGAACCTTGGTCATAGGAAACTGCTCCTTTATTCCATCCCCCCAATCCACATTAGCCATACCGGGCTTTCTGGATCTAAACTCGACAAACGTATTATAATGATTATCAACGACAGGATCAGGTACATAATTATAATCATCGGTATAATAATTTCTAAGTGCCCTATCCCATGTGGTGAACCACACGAACTTGTTGGATGATGCCTCGTATTTATATAATGTCTTAGCCATTACCTATCTTGTTAAAATATTCTACAATAACATTCCTGTCCAATCCCATAGAATCACATAAAAACTCCCCTTCTGGTTGACCCCCAAACGATAATACCTTATCCGTATCATGAGCTAAAACATCTCCATTGCCTACAAAGGTACGCCCATCGTCAAATACGATAAGCTTATATGGCTTATACGACCTCGTGTCAATATCAGAAGATCGTATTGACCTTAACACCGAAGCCTCTGGCGCCATACTAAACCTCCATCCATAATTATTCATAAGCACATAAACCATCTCCATAGGAGTCGACGGAGAGCCATTAGACTGACCCTTTATAAAACCAGAGGGAGCCTGTAATACGCCACTAGGTCTTTTATCATCAGGATTGGAAGCTGAATACATACTTAGATACAATCCATAAAACTGATTTCTTTTGCCATCGGAAGCAGAGGAAGACATAGTGAGATAATCAAATCCCATCACCTTATCATATAATGTCGATATAAACGTATCACATCGACCTTGGGTTGACAAGCTGCGATGCATATAAAAGCTATTCATAGACCTCATCTCATATATATAATCCGGGAGATTACTTACATCTATATTACTATAACTGAATGAAGCGTCGAGACTCTCAATGTTTTCCAACCCCTTACCACTCATATACGGATGCCAACTTACAACGGATCCATACCATCTGTTTATATGACTGAAAATTTTTAAACTAGAATTTATCCTATCCACCTCATCCATAGCCGGGCATGTATTAGGATCAAACGATGGCATAGCCACTCCCGGGAATATATATAATTCTCTTAGCTTGCTAAAAGACAGCCATTCCCTTGGATATACCCTAACCCTTCCACCAGCTAAATGCAATATCTCCAAATTAGGCCACATGGAAGGGAATTTCCTTATATTGGAAGCTTCGGTATCACTAAAGTCAATAGACTTGGACAAATTCAGACCTTTCAATTTAGTTAGTCTATTCCAATCCTCCGGGATGGACGTCAACGTATCCACACCAAACTCACTTAATGTTATACGCTCTATATTTACCGATCTCATTATCCTATCCTTTGGTATATCTGTTATGGTACGATCCCCAGGAATACTTATAATTATATTGATAAGGCTAGGCATATCAAGTATAGGGAAACCTACCATCATAATCCTATAGGATTCCATCATCGTAACATCATTGGTAAAAGACATGGATATCACACGCTCCTTATCCATGCCATCATCATAAGCATGATTGGGGGCGGGAACATACTCACTCCCATCCTCTTTGTAAAACCACCATGGATGGCTATCCGGATTCTTACGATAACTTATATCCCTTCTCCTGAACATCAACCTATATCGCCCGTATATGGATTCGCTCCTATCCTTCACGAAAGGAAATTGCTCTTTATTCCCGTCACCCCAATCGACCTCGCACATGCCGGGGGTCTTGGAATAAAACTGTATACTCTCATTGTAATTATTACCATCCAATATAGGATCAGGCACATCATCAGTAGTATCATTCCTGTTAACGCCCCTAAAAGCGTATTTGCCTTTAGTAAAAAAGGTTATAGACCCTTTATTCGTATCCTTACATATCAGCCTCATACCTCTCCCTCCTCTATTCTCCTGAAATACTCGACAACCGGTGAACCGTCCAATCCCAGATCGTTACAGATATCTATGGCCTCGTATTTGTCGGCGAAATTATACTTACTCATATTATCATCCAATACATCTCCGCTGAACACGGATACATGGCCGTCCTTTACGCCAAGGACGAACGGGGTAATCCTAGCCTTCCCAGCCCGCCTTGCCCTCGTAAGGGCGGCCTTAGAAGCCGGGGCAGGGGCCAAGACCCATGTCTGCCCGTAGTTATTGGTAAGCACATACACCTTCTCCATAGGCGTCGTAGGATTACCGTTGCTAACACCCTTATCAAACCCCTCAGGGGCTTGATAAACGCCAGATGGTCTCTTGTTGGTAGGAGCTGCGGAAGTATATAAATCTAAGGTGAGTTTATAAAACTGATTCCTATTACCGTCAGAAGCCGTCTGTGACATCGTTATATAACTCCACGACATTATCTTATCATAAAATGTATTTACGAATGTATCAGCCCTCTCCTGCGTATTTATAAATGTACCACCATCACGCAAAGTCCATATCCTAAATTCCCTTACCTCATACAACCAATCTGGGAGATCGTCTACCGGTACCGTGTCTGAATTACAATACGTGCCCTGAATCTTATTCAACTTACCTTCTACTAGATCTTGTTTCCATGAGCTACCACTACCCATAAAAGTAACGCCTGTCTTATCATCTCCAACCTTATCCACCTCATCAAATACAGGTATATTATTCCAATTGCTTATAATGTTTATACCTTTTGCTGGAATAGAATTAAAAGCCGGATCATAAGAAGGGATGTTACACCAGTTGAAGTTAAATTCAGTAAGATTCTTCCATTCAGAGAATCTTCTCCAATTAGAATCAGGATTATCAGCGAAATTAAAAACGGAATTACACCCAAAATACTTCAATCTTTTCATTTTTAAAAACCCCTCCGGCCAATTATCCCAAACACCAGGGTGAGAAAAAGACCCCATATGTATATTACGAAGATTAACGCTCTTGCTTATCCTGTCATATGGGATATCTCCATTTTTTAAAACGGACCTGACCATAGCCAAATAAGTTATATTAGGTAGATTAACTACAGGAAACTCATGGAGGACAATACCCTCCATATTGAACTCCCCATCGATTACGCTAGAGAACCTCATCGTAACCTTCCTACGCCTGATATCGCTATACTTATGTGGAGGAACCGGTATATACTGAGATCCATCCTCCTTCCTATACCACCATGTAGTATCGTCAGGATTCTTTTTGTACTCAATATCTAAAGACCTGAATACTATCCTATAACTACCGTCAGATATCTTGACCAAAGGGTATTGATCCTTTGTCCCGTCACCCCAATCGACGTCCACGAATCCTGGATTGTTTGCCGAGAACCTGAGATTACGATTAAAAGCATCATAATCTACTATCGGATCAGGCACATAATCAGCATCCTTCCCATTATAACAAGGGAACCTATCCTCGTTAACATAAAACGTCACCGAGGACAGGGCCGTATCATATCCTACTAAAAATCCCATATCAACTAATTGAGGTTATATCATAAGACACCCATTCCTTGTATCCGTTAACCATCTCATATACCTTGTTGATGGTCTTGCATACGACAGCGAATCCGATATCCACGTTAGGGAACTTCTCGTTAAGCTCATCTATTGTAAGCTCCTTGGTTATGCTCTCATCCCACTTACGCATCTCCTTTACCTCCATAAGGGTCGGTTTACCGGTTACTCCTACGCTCATCACCCATTCTCCCTCACGGTTGGCATCCGCCAGATCCGGGAAGATAGTAACGCCAAACAACTCCGTGAGCACGAACTCATCGCCGTTCCGGGTAAACGACACCGCCGCTCCGGGGGTCAAGACTACCTCGTTCACCGCCAGCATACTCACCAGCTTCTTGGCTCCCCCTGATACGGTCCCATTCAACACGACAGTCACGTTACCCGTAGCACTATTAACGAACTTGATATCATTCTTCTCGCTATTTATAGCCTGTAACCTAGACCCAGATACGATATTCACGATCTCATAGTTCTTGTCATAAGTGCTTTGCAACGTAACATTACCATATCTTGTATCAATCAACGTAATCCACTTAGCCTTACCACCTACTATCTCAACAAGCTTATAAAACACGTCATTGCCGTCAGCGTCAACCCATCTAGCTATAGCACCCGGAGCGAAATTAGTCACCTCCCGATCTTGGGTATAACTTATAGTGCTTTCCGTAGGCTTATTAGCTAAAGTAATATAAAGACATTGCTCTACGTCAGCCTCCATCTTGACTATCCCAGCACCATCGTAATAATAATCAGGTACGTTTTTATCTCGTATCAACAGGATGGTACCTTCCTTAAGCTTATCGGCGTTAGTTGGATCATCCACGAAAGACTTCATCTGGATATAAGTATCGAAGATAATAGACGTACTCTTATCCTCTATCTTCTGATTGATATCATTGACAATATTATTAATCTCGTCTTTCGTATAATAAGGAGATAAATCAACCTTCGGACCTTCCTGCTCTAAAGCCTGAGTTCCATCCCACCAATAATCAGGTACCTCCTGCTCCCTGATCCAGAAGCTGTCCCCCACACGGAGCTTAGCCGTGTTCTCCGGAACCGCCAGCCACTCATTCATGGCATCGACCGTATCAAAGATATACGCCGTGTTCTTGCCCTCAGCTATACGTCTTACGACAGCCAACTCGCTCTCGACATCGCTAAGTCTTTCCTTTATATTATTGATCTCTCGCTCTAACTTATCATAATTATCCTCCTGATCTATAGCGTCGCCGATGGACATATAAACCTCGTTAGTGAGCTTATTGTAGGTAACACGAGCCACCTTCTCGTAGGATGTCTTATACGTAGATGAGCCTTTGCTGGTATGACAAACAAAATCATACGTATTTTGATACACCACAGATCCACCGGTATTGATGAAATTATATCCATCTTGGCTCATCGTACCTCCCTTGTATCCAACAAGTTCAAAAGAACATTTACCCGTACCTTTAGATCCAAACCATGTAGCGTAGGCCATGAAATACGTCTCTTCAGGTAGGATATCATAATATTTAGCCCTTAAATCCTTCACCGACATCCAAACACATTCCTTACCAGAACCGGTATTATCACCACCCCATTTAAGAACTTCTCTAACAGAGCTATCTCCATTTCCGGGACCAGACCAACCTACAGCAAGATTATCTATGGTGGGAATATTAGAATTAAGGGCTTCCGTCATCGTGTCCAAGTCCCTTCCGGAACTTGATTCCCATAAATATCTGAACGTCACAAAATCAACATCCCCGATCTTAATGCCTCCAGTATTACTAGGATATGTTTTTGTGACTAACTCATAATACCATTTACCATCACGGAAAGTAGCCCTTATCCTCTCTACTTGCTTGGGGGATATAGAGACATATGATCCGCCAACAGAAACGTTATCGCCATCAACCGCACGGGAAGTCCCATCCTTTGGATCCTCAGGATCCACGGGGGTGTAGATCGTAGCCTGCTTATCTCCGGCATTGATAACAACTATATAATAGCTGTCCCCGTCAAGACCCTCATTATGAGCCATGGTGACAAAACCTTGCTCGCTATCTGGTCTCCATTCAACGACAACCATATGCTTATCCATAGGTATACCGGAAACGCTGTTAACGTAGTTTGTTGACGACATGAAAATGGCATAATCATCATAAGCCTCATCAACACGTTGATGCTTAGTAGCCAATCCGTCAAGACGTGATATCTCAATGGGGTCAGTTACCTCGACCCCATTATAATCATACCACTTATATCCGATCATCGTATTCTCACGACGATATTTCCTTTTCCTTATGACCTCACCGCCGGCTAGGGCGTCAATCATATAATAATCATTACATACCTTAACCATAGCCTTGATATTAACAGGTTTGACATAAACAAGCCACGATAGTAGCGCCATCGGGGATGGAGGTCAGCGTAGTCCCTACCGGGTAGGTCGGGGAGGATGACTCCATCACCATCAACGACGTCCGCTCTACGACCATATTGTTATCAATCAACCGGCTCCCCTCCACATAGAACCGGCCATCGGCCACCTCATAGCACTCTCGCACCGGAACCATATGTCTTTGGCTCTTATCCGCGTAATCGCAGATCGTTACCTTAGCTCCATCAGGTATGGAGGTAAGCTCATCACCTACATTATAATCAGGATGATCGGAATATACGACGTATAACTTGGACTTAATATCCTGCAATGCCGGATTGACTGTCCTGAATCCCTTCAAATGTATCTTATGACCACCGATCTCATAACAATCATCCACGTCCATGATATTAAGATCACAACTGATAACCGTCCAGCCGTTAATAACCGTCTGCGTAGGGGTAGTATTGATAGGATGATCGGGGTCGGTAGACTCAACGATCTTATAGTCGAAAGTCTTTACATCCAGATTTCCGTTCAACGACTCCTGTCTCCTGATCTTCACCGTACCCTTTCCGGTATCATAACAAGTCTCAGTGGTATCTATAAGTCGATCCATATAATCCGGCTCCTCGCATTCGATACGAGTGAAATTAGATGGCAAAGAGGTATATTGAGTACCAACATGGATATCATTATCTGTAGAACTCAATACATGATGATTATACGACCTAACATGATTTAAAGGGTTGATAACGTAAGTGGATTTAATCCTTACCGATCCTCCCGGTGTCGAGTAACATTCTACCGCATTTCTGGTAATACGATCATCCAACCTTTCTAGAGCACACCTTTCACGGATAAAATCCGCAGGGATATTATTTATCCTACTCCCTAGCCCATACCTATTATCAGACGAGTCCACAATCTCCCAGAACTGGTTTCTTTTCCCAAGATCACCGTCATAAGACACCACATGTCTCATACGCACGCTTCCGGCTGATGTCTTGTAACACTCCTCGATATCAATAGGCATCCTATCTTCCATATCCGTGAAATCACAAGACACCAAAGAGAATCCGTCCGGGAGGGTAGCCAGTTCGGCACCCGGAACGAAGCCGGCGTCATCCGATTCAAGCACCTCGAAGCGGACGTATCTTGCCTTTATCTTGGAGTCATAAGAAACCAGCCTACGAAGCTTGACATTGCCATTGCCTCCGTCATAACACTCGACATAAGACCGGATGTCACGCTCCTCCATATCGTCGAAATCACAGACAGTCCTTACCCACGTATCTGGCAAGGAACTGAAGCTGGCGCCCTCAGGTTGTGACGGATCGGTAGTCTCCAGGACTTTATAGCTCTTATCCCTAACTCCTATATTCCCGTCCCATGACGTGAGAACCTCCAGCTTCACCTTACCGGCCGGTGTCTTATAACATTCTACAGTTACCTCAATATCCCGGTCCTCCATATCCGTGAAGTCACAAACGACCTCAACCCAGTCATCGCTTATGCTGGTGATAAACTTACCTACCGGATTCTCAGGATCGGTACTTTGCTTGACGCGATACCATTCCTTTCTGGCACCCATCTCATAATCAAATATCTTATATCCCTCTATCTGCACCCTTCCGGTTCCGGTATCAAAGCATTTAAGCACCGGTATTATCTCCCTTTGGGTCATATCCGGGAAATCACATACTATACGACTCCATGTATCGGGTATCTTATCATACTCCGTACCGATAGGATTGCTATCGTCAGTCGTATTCACCACCTCATAATGGGATACCTCCGGGTTCAGGCGGGGGTCTACTGACTCAACGCCCTCGATCTGGACCTTGCCCCCTTCCGTGGCGTAACATTTACTTACGAATATCAACTCCCGATCGGTCATCTCCGCTATGCTACAATCTATAGCTACCCACTCGGCAGGAATCTTATCCAATTCCGTACCAATAGGCGTATCAACATCTGAAGAGTTGATGATAAATATCTTCTCGACCAATATCTCACCCTTATTATTCATATAGGTATGGATACGAGCCTCTACCTGACCTCCCGGAGTACGATAACATTGGTTGACGATCGACACACGGGCGTCCTTGATGTTAATGAACTGATAGTCCTTTTTAGGAACCTCGCTTACAAGTCTCTTTACTCCTTTATCATCGAAGTACACGTAACACCCGTCATTCCTCATCATGACCGGATACGTCTTTCCGTCTATGACAACACCTGAGAAGTCATCTGGCGGAACAGAGAAACCCATGCTACCGAAGATGGAAGCCAGTCTCTTTAAATACTCATTAATAGCCGACATAATATCATATTTTAATTCTACTGCCTCAAAGATAACAAAAAAGGGAAGAGAAATGAATCTCTCCCCTTTAGGAAATATATGAACGCAAAAAAGGTCGTTCTTATTTAGGTTCGGTTACGATGGCCGGGCCAAGACCAGCGGCAGCTCCGATCATATTGATCATCTCCTGAACACCCTCATGAGCGCCATAGCGTACACGTAAGATCAAGTTGATAGGATCATCGGCGATAACCTTTCCGAATCCTTGAGCGTATCTATGAGGATTAATCGTGATCTGGAAGTCCACGTATTGGGCTGTTTGTTCAACACGGCTGTATTCGTTCATGAATGTCCGTCCCATGAAATCCTGATGTTTCGGGAAGCCGTTGAAATGAGCGTAACCCTTCAACTCATCATCCATCATATTGCCGCCAACATGAGTACGCGGGGCTTTGCTGGACAATCTCTCGAAGTGAAGCTGATCCCACCAAATGGGGGATCCCTCATCAAGAGAATCAGGATAACCACCGCTAGCGCCAACGATCTCAACGCTATCCTCTACATAGGTCATTTTATCCATCAAGCACTCTGACGGAGATAATAACATTTCCTTGCCACGGAAACGGATACCGCACTTGCAATTAGTGCCAAGTTCCTGAGCCGATTCCAGTTTCTTCCACATACGGTTGCGGTAGGACGCCGGAGCCTTGCTGGTGAAGAATCCCTCGAACACCTTGTCGCACTCATCACACAACATGTTAGTATATACCGTTGTCTGGAAGCTATGCTGGCAAGCCGCAGGAGTACCGTAGTCAGTGATCTCCAGTTCCGGGAAAGCCTGTTTGATTTCCTCCAAAGCACTGTTTCCGCACTCATCATCCGGGATCGTGATATAATACTTCTCGGTGGATACCTTGCAAGAACCACAAGCTGACCATGAAGCGGTACGAACCGTAGGATTCTTGCACATATCGGATGTCTTAGCCACATAGTAGATAATAGCCGTAGGATTAGCCTCCACGAAAGTAGAGATCTCCTCATCCGTCAATTTCTTGGAAGTAGTGGCAATATACAAACCTGATCCCTTGATCTGGCTCATCTTATTAACCGTATCAGCTACCACATTAGGTAAAGACTCTACCGTAGTAGACATATCAACGCCGTCATCCTCCAATGAAATGGAATACAGGTATTCGCCCTTAACCTCAGTATAGCTAGGCGGGCATTCCTCGCATCCTTTCATGATAGAGATCAGACGTTGAGTATAGTCATTAGGCTTAGTCCCTTTCTTCATCACCTTATAACGTGACATGCTGCCGTTGATGCTCTCACGAACGATCTTCAATCCCGGGTACTGGGCACGAACCTCAGCCAAGGCAAGGTCATCACCAGTATCGCAAACCTCCATACAATAGAAGTTCACGTCCTCCGTCTCAGGTTCCGTAGCCTCGTTAGTACATCTTGTAACCGGAGTGATATCAATATAATCAGATACCTTACCACCACCAGCGATAGGCTGGTTCTTCATCCTCTCGATACATTTCAGGACGGCTGGCAACAAATCAACCTCCTCGCAAGGATCGCACTCCTCGCATTGATTTGGAGTATTATCACAATCATCCAAAAGGATAGCGTCATTGATCTCAATACGACCTCCCTCATAACCAAGAAGCTCGAAAGCCCTGCCGGCGAGAATCAAGCGGATAACGATACGGTCGCCCTTGGAAACGGAGAAAGCCGTGTCATCAGACACACCGTTGTATCCTAAGATAACGTCATCGACATAAGCGTGATCCTTCTTCGGCCAAGAAGCGTAGATCTCCGTGATCTCGTTCAAGGAGAACAATGGCGTGGAAAAATCCTTATCATATATAGAGCGGGAAGCCGCTTGTTCATTACGACCGATACGGATCTCATAACGCTTGTCATTACGAGGCTTACCGGTAAAATCAATCACGGCCTTACAACCGTTCTCGGAAGTCTCCTTAGTATCATAAATACCAAGCTGACCTTCCTTCAATAAGATGGAATCAACATCCACCATCTTAGCGTGTGGGGGTACGAAAAGTACCCGGTCTTGCGGTCTGTGCAACATATTATCAATTTTTTAGTTCAAAAATCATTTACCTAACGCAAACATAATCATAAACAACATCACCGCAATAAAACATAGTTGGGAATATACGACAATACAGCCATATTACATTTTTTGTAAACATGTTATACTGAAAATGCTATTAGAATACATATATCCATAAAAACAGGATGAGATGTTTTTATGGCAAGTAACTTATAATCAACCACTTTCTGGAGTCGGATATTTCTCCGAATCCAGAAAATAATATCCGATTATATAATAATGCAATAAAAATCCCATTCACATAATTCTATGTATCAATATATTATAATATATTTTGGCAACAAATCCCATTTAATTATATTTGTATCGTGAATCTATCTATCACAGACCGATTCACGATGTAGTATAAATTAAAAATATAAAGTTATGAAATCAAATTTGATTTTAAAATCAGAAAGCAGGATGCTTTTAGGGAATCAGATATCCATAATGAGCAAGGATGGGTATGTATGTATAACTGAGGCTATGAGTTCAATAAAGAGCAAAAGGGAATCCATGGGATTATCATCAAGGGAAATTAATGACGTATTGTCGCAGCAAGGGTTCAAGGAGAAGATAAAAGCCCTAATGAGCCAGCTTGGATACGGCAATGATAATATCAAAAGTAAGCTGGATTATGAGAACCTTACGCTAAAAGAATTTAGAAAAGCTGGATTAGCCTATAGGAAGGGAGGTAGAGGGGTCCAAAAATGGTTTATAGATCCATACGTATTTATCACCATAGCCATGGAGTTGGATCCTGAAATATACGCTACAGTAGTTATATGGCTAACGGACGGCCTCGTGAAGAACAGGAACATAGCAGGAGATACGTATATAAAGATGAGCGGAGATATAAGATCCTTATTAGGCGACAATATAACGAATGATGATTTCAAGGGATATATATCAAGGATAGCCAAAGGCATAAATTACGTGGTGTTCGGCAAGCATGAAGAGGGCATAAGGAATTATGCCTCGATTACGCAAATGCAGGAGATAATAATGACACAAGGATATATATCCGATATGATAGAAAGTGGAATCGTTTCTAATTTTGACGGAATAATAAATTATCTCGGCATGAAGTGGAAGAAAAGATGGGGATCGAAAAATCCTGTCATAGATAATTAAAGCAAGTTAACAAAAAGCCTACCCGTTTCCGAGTAGGCTTAATGATCAAACTAATGGTGTTTATTTGAAAGAAGCCACATTATCCTTATCAAACCGATACCTCTGCAACTCATTCTCGTTAAGGTTGAATTGCTTGGCGACCATATCCAAAATCTCCTCCACCAAAGGATCGGGCAGCTCAGGGTCGATGTCCGTGGACCGCTCACCGGCGGCGTTGATATACCCGGCCAGATCCACCCGTACCGGATTCCGGTAGTAGGTCATCCTGACCTCTTCTGTACGGAAGCCGTCCTCATACACCACGACCTTCCCGTCTCCTATGGTGTAGAACGTTTCCCGATAGTCAAAAGAAGGCCTATTGTTATCATCTCCAAGAAGCTCATGAACATTCTCGTTCTTAGCCTCCCACATGACAAAATCTCCAACCTCACATCCTTTATAAGAAAACGCTCCTTTTATATTTGAGAACCATAAATAATCATCAGGAAGACCGAATGATGTCGATTCGGGATCATCAATATGACTAACCTCCTTAAGCGATTTCCAGTATACCAGAAGAGTTTGTATAGATCGGATGGTCTCATCATCCTTCCTATTAAGATAGTATCTTATCAACCTGTCCTGAGCCTCGTTGAACAAAAGCACGAACCTCCCGGGATCAAGCTTAATCCCGCCATTGGCAAGATTCTGCTCGTTCTTCTGCAAAGACCTTAGATACGCTTCTTGGATTGTCATAATTATTCCTCCTTAACCTTATCACCCTCCTCTATATCATCCTTCTTCTTAATATCCTTAACCTTCTTGGTCTTGGACTTATCATCGATATTAGACATAGATATGATCTCCTCATACTCATCCAATACATTAGCCTTTATGTTAATAAAGTCTTTCTTGGTAGCCAAGAACTCAGCGGATGTCCGAACGTCAGGTCCTATGATCTGGCCATTATATTGTAATCCGGATGGAGTCATATTGATACGACCATTTCGTTGAAGGACGTTTACGATACGGTAAAACTCAAGAACTTCCTTGAAATCACCTTTCAATGACCGATCCCAGATATCAAGCAGATAATCAACATTGGTCTTCTTCTCATTCATCCAGTTTGATAGAGATCCTGTATAATACTCATCCTCCGTGAAATCCGGGCGAGTTACGATACCGATGTAAAGAAGAAGATCGATGACAGCCTGACGATCGTCGCCGCCTTTCTTAAGGGCGCTGATAAACTTATAGCTGATGTTCATCTTATTGATCTCACGCTGCTGAACGAAATCCTTCATATTGTCTTTCTCCACGAAACAGAACATGGAGTTCATGAAGACAGGATCGCCATCCATTTCCTGAGGAGTCAACATGCCGGAAAATACAGCCAGATATAAATAAAATAGATCTACGGTATTAGCCGTATTATAAACCTTACCCATGAAGATCTTATCCTTAGCGTCATCCCAAAATTCTAAATTGGTTTGAGATAGATCCATCTGCGACATTTCCTCGAAAGGCTTCATGATATTATCTACCCGCTGTTTGACGAGCCTGTCGATCTCATTCTTGTCAAGACCATTATAGCATCTTGATCTTGGATAAAAACCGGTGTTATAGGCCTTGGAGAAATCATCCCAAGGGCAACATACGTGAGTAGCGTTCTCCGGGAACGGAGCTTTAGCTATATTAGCGTCTTGAAACGCCTGAGGAGCGCTTCCATCGTGTTTACCTACAACCTCATATAAGGTATCTGACATGATATTGAAACCGTTTACCTCGGCCAATACCTTCCTTGATTTTAAAATTTCTTTCATTTCCTTTTTTTGCGTTACTTTTAAAAAAAAGAGGAGAGGAATATCCTCCCCTCTAAAAACCAAATTACATATATGAAAAAAACTTAGCCGAAGTAGTTCGGTTGAAGCTCGATAATCAAGAACTTGCTGTTATCCATAACCCAAGCCGCGGAAGCGGAGTGGCACCAGAATTGCTCTTTCATGCCCGGCAAGGATGATACGATCTCATTACCGTTAGCTTTGTGCGCCCAACGACCGTACTCATAACCCCACCACATGCTTACGCCTTCTGGTTTGATATAGAATACGTTGTTGTTCATATTACCTAACTTAGCGTTAGCCGTATTAGGAATAGCGGAATACGCGTTAGTCGATCCAGCGTCAGTGATATTCTCGATAATACAAGAATAAGAGGATCTAGGATACATGCCATTCACTAACTCGCTACGATCTGTCATGTCGGCGTAATCCAAAGAAGGATCATGCTCGAACTCGACGTTACCGATGCCCGGGATGAAAGCTCCCTTAACCTGAACCGGACCTAAGATCATAGCGTCATTAGTACCAGAGATAGGGTTAGAAGGCAACATCCTATCGCTTCCCATACCCCAGCTTAAGTTCTGCAAGGTAGTGAAGAACGATTCCCTGATCAACTTCTCTAAGTTAATCATAGCCATAGCTCCTACCTTGAACTTAATCTTACGTTCCGTAATAGGAAGATCCTGACGTCCACGGAAAATATAAGCTGCGGCAGCCATAAGCGTATCCTTAGTAATACCCATCGGGCGGCTATAGTAGATAGTGTAACCACGGCGAAGCTGACGATAGATACCTTCATTCAAATGGATAGGACCATTTTGATCCATGATAATACCACCTTCTTGCCACATCAACTGTCTAGCTTCCAGCTTAACCAACTCAGCCATACAGAATACCTCCAGCGTGGACGCTACCTTAGCCGTACGTAAATCAAGTCTACCATTAACAGTCTTGCCGATAATAGCCAAATCAGGAATATTACCCTCATACTCGCTTCTCATGGCATTCATACGACGAAGGGCGGTCTCCACGAACTCTGAAGTGCTATTCTGGGCGGCCTGCATGGACTTCATACCAGCATACATAGTGGTCTCACCCTCAACGCCACGGTGGTTTCCTAAACGGAATTCACAAGTCATAGAACCGGCCTTGTCAGCTCCAGATACCTTAGAGAACTGGGTACTGTACTCACCAAGAGCATGACCGATCTTCCAGTAACGGATACCCGGACGTAATTTCTCTTTAGGGAAGTATTTGGCCTTTCCGCCGATAACACGACCCCAATAACGCGTCAAGTCACCTTCTGTCTTAGACGGGATCTCGCCTGATATAAGGATATTACAACCATTAGCGGCATCATAGGTAATAACATCATAAGCCGTAAACTCAGATGTATTCAAAACGATATCAAACAAGCTACCATCAATGCCAGGTTTCAGGTGATGACCTGAAGTATCCTCTGCCGTAACGACAGCAAATGTCTTTGTAACAGGTAAATCATAACGGAAAGAAGCTCCAATACCGTTAACGGAGATCGTAGCGCCGTTATTAATCATACCCATATACATCGGGACAGGATAGTTAGCGATATTAGAGAACAAGTTCAACAGACCCAAATGATTCTTGTCAGGATCCTCGTAATACCAGCTCGCCAATGAGCCTAAGTTATGCTCTACAAGCGAAGTCTTATAGTTCTTGGCATCGGTAAAGGCAATAACATTATCGCCATTCACGGTAGCCGGGAAACTTTTTGTCAAAAATGGATTCATTTTCAATATATTTAAACGTTATACACTCTTTGATCCACTCAGATCAAGGAAGTTAGCCTCTATAGTATCATTATCGATATTATTCTTATTTTGCTTTCCTCCCTTATTGCCAGAAAGAAGAGTGATGGTCTTCTTATTGACCTCCATCTTAGCCTTGTTAGTCTTCTGTTTAAGGAACTCGTCCTTATTCATCAAGAACAAAGCCAGATCAGCGGCCATGTCCGGATTCTTGATAGCCTCCGAATAAGCTTTATCTATAGCCGTATGACCTTGATTGTCTATCGGCTTGGTAACGAAATCGACAGCCTTACCTATCATCGTGTCAGTCAACTGGAACCCTGAGCTTATAGACGTCTTAAGACCTTTCTTATAGATCTTCATCTGCTCAATCAACTCCTGTTTCCTTTTCTCGGATTTTTTCTTCTCCTCCTCGATAAGGTTATCCATCTCCTTTTTCAGGATATCATGGAACTTATTGGCCTTGGACTCAATGAACTCATCGCCCTTACCAATCATCATCTCCATATTATCCTTTATCTCGTCTTCCGGCATACCCAACATCTTATAATAATGCTGGATGACCGCAAGCTGATCATTCTTGTTGCTCATATCAAGGTTGTCCAACGGCGCCTGAATGTTCTGATATTGGTTTAGAAGCTGACCTACGTTACCTCCAGCCTTATCCACCTCTATCATCTTCTTCATGAAGTCAGACATAGAACCGGTATCAACCTTATCCTTCAACAACTCATCGGCCTTATCCTTGATCAATCCCTCCACTATATCAAGTAGATCATCTTCTTTTGTGATAGTAGAAAGATCGACTGGCTTATCATCTACCATAATATCAAGGTTATCGATACTGTCGATGATACCTCTGGCGGCCATCTTCTCCAAGAAAGATTTCCCGTTAAAACCTGATACCACGTTATTATTATCAGTACCGCCTTCGCCAAAGGAATCCGGGTCTGGGTTGGTAGCGTCGCCGCCCTTATCCCCGCCACCTTCAGCCGCTCCGCCGTCGGCAGGCTCTTTCTTGGTATCACCTATAGGATTACCATCCTTATCATATTTACCCTCGATATTATTCTTATCGCCATCACCGTCACCACGGTAAAAAAGTTCCTCGACACTCATGGTCTTAAAACCCTTAGCGAAATCACCCATGTCATTCATACAATTTCCTTTTTTGCTTTTTACAAAAGTATTATTAATCCAATTACCAATTAAATCAAACCCATTATAGTATATGACAGAATTTTACGCCAAAATGATTACAGATTTTGTAAAAATATTTACAAAACTTGTAATCAATTCTTGTTTATTATTGACGTAAACCTATCTGTATCAGAACGTTTGTTTCTAGCGTCTATCTCCTTTTCTTTTAATTCCAACTTTCTTTTCTCTATCTCCTCACGAGATCTTCGCTCAGCCTCGGCGTTAGCCTGTCTGGTTCTCATCTCCTCTTCCTTGATATCAAGATCTCTTTCCCTTAAAGCCCTATCAGCCATAGCCTCGACATAATCCATGCCTTCAGAGTTGTTCTCGGTCCTAGCCGCTTGACCGGCGGCCATTATGCTCTTACCCCTTAAGTCGAAGTTGCCCTTGATATAAGCCAGCTCCTTATCCTTCTCATGCTCATCATTACGTGCCTGTTGCTCGGCCTCGGCTTGCTGCTGGACAAGTCGCTGTTGATTCTGGTATTCTTCTTGCCTTACACGATCGGCGTAAGATCTAGCATCCCTTCCGATCTGATTCATCTCAGCCGTTGAGTTGGCGCTCATCATCCTAGTGATATCAAGTAAGTCATTACCTAACGTATTTGTCTGTAATATATATTGTTTCAAATTCTCCAATTCCAGACGTTTCTTGGAATTAGAGACAGCCATAACATTAAGATGACGTAACGACAAGCTATTATCCGTAAGACTGATGTAAGCCAAGGAAAGATCGCTGTTTCTGTACATCACGGTCCAATCGTATCCTTCCTTCTGACATACTTGAGCCACGGCTAGATGAATATCCAATGTCCGTTTCTTGAAGTCATCGAAATCATTAAAGTAAGTCTGAGTCTGTAGCATAGTAGCGTTAACTCCCTGTTTTACGCCAGTAGAACTCTCGTATCTAGTTGACTGACCCATAGCCTGCTCAGATATACCTATCATCCTATAAGCCATCATATAGGCGTAAGAAGCCATTTCCATACGGGATCTTATCTGATCCGTATTAGTAAGATCATATACACCGAACTGGTTATATATGCTACTCATCTGTGGGTTCTGGTAAGGATTGTTCGTATCGTTACCACCTACGCCCATAAACGAGACGGACTTCACGATCTGCATGAAGGTAGCCAAAGCGCCCTTCTTGTCCATCATATCCTTATATTCAGTAGGCAGGAATCCCAAGTCACCTAAGAAAAACTTACCGATCTCCTTCTCGGCGTTATTGTATAGCTGATTCATAGCAAGGTTATACATCATCTGGAACGGTTGTATGCGATCAGCGAGACTGGCCCCTATAAATCCCGAAACCGGAATGACATAATCATACAGACTGCTGTCACCATGTATCTGATGAGGTATTGGATCCCCACCAATATATATAGGCTTATCCATTAAATTACCTCCGGTGATCTTAACTCCAAACCTAACCTCAGGAACATACTCCAAGATGTAGGTGTTCACCTCAGGATCACCAACGGCTTCTGCCATCACCCTCTTCACCTTCTTTATCCCGTTCTTCTCCAAGAACTCCGGGAGAAGCTCATCGGTAACAAGCTCCTGATCCACCATCCCGGTCTCCGTCATGTAAGTTATTAAGAATACCGGTTTCATGGATACCCAATATCCTTCCATTACCCTAAAAAGGCGAGAGTCTATCTCATATCTCTTGCCATTGGACATGTCAGAGTTAAAATAGCCAAATGGATGGAAGCGGGGCAAGAAGCGGGGCTGGGTGTGTTCCTCCCCGTCCGGCCCGAAGGTGTGGTACTCGCCCATCGGAACACCATAATAGTCCTCAGCGGCAACTATAGACTCATAGTCATGGTATCCTTTCCATGGAATAACCTCATTCTCATACATACCGGTAATAGACGGCTTCTTTTTCTTCCAGTCATACCTAGTACCGTCATTAGATACCCATCCCTCATAATCATCGTCACCGCCCATAATACGACGCTTGTCCTTTGCCGTCATCTTATGACCGTATTTTGATATCAACTCAACACCCTCGTAATAATGAAGACGACCCACATAAGACCCATATTGCGGGTATTTCACATCAGGATGGAAAACCTCCCTCGGACTCCATACCTCCGGACGATAGTAGTCGAAGCCAACGAAATGATTCCGGAACATCTTTCCGCTAAGAAGACGATCCCGGAAATTCTCCCTGTCAAGCTCATCCATATAAAACCGGCTACGGTCAGCCTCGATCGTATGATCCCCCCATACCGCCGCCTGCGTCTTCCATCTTGTACTCATGAACCTCTGGATATCATCAGGGGTCATAGACGCCTTGGCCTGTTGGATTTGCTGAACATAAGCCTGACGTTCCTCCTCGGAATTAAACTCATTGTATGTAGGATCAAGACCGGCCTCCACAAGACGCTGATTAACGATAATATCCCACTGTTCTTGTATATGACGATGAAGTAAGTTTGACATCGTATCCTCATACTCACTTATAGCCATATCCCCTACCTCGTTAACCGTATACTTATCCTGTAGGTTTGTCAGCCATCCCTCAAAGGCATTTACGATACCACCTATTATATCATAATGCTTCAAGAAAGAAGGTATCCTTATATCGCTCCTTAACTTCTGCACGTCCCTTAACTGAGGGATAACATCCGCCATCTCCATAAAAGATAACTTACCATCCGCCATCAGATAATAGTCACGGTACATCTGGTTACGATCATACTGTTTCAACCCTATCGTCTCAAGAGCATCCATACAATCCTCCTTCCATTTCCTGTTCTTTTTCTTCGTGGAAATAGCCTGAGGAGGTAATCCTAATAACGCTCCTTTTGCTGGAAACGAATGATCTCTATTAAACACTTCCATGATTATTCAATTTTATTTACAACAAAGATAGGCGTTTAATTGACATTCATTTACCTAAAAGCTCCTATAGATACCGATCCAAAGGCAGAGGCATATACCTCATGGTGTTTATAAGCGTCTTCCTTGCGGGCATTATTCATCTCCTCGATCTTCGATTTAGGCATGTAATTGTTATCGTCAAAATATCTGGCGAGAACCAACGCATGCCCGAACGCTATTATCCTATCGACGTTCAATCCGGGCTTATACTGTATTATCTCATCCAATAGGGCTATATCATCGATCAGCTCAATACCCTTGACAGTTATATCAAGACCAGTCTGATCATCATAACCAATAACGAAATCCTGCCAGCAATAATCCACTACGCACGAGAATAGCAGGTTCTGGTTGCCGGGGGTCGGGTATAGCCCCAGCTTGCTGTTCTGCCGGGAGCCGGCCTTCACATACTTATTGGCTATTGCCTCACCAGCAAACAGAAAGAAAGACGCTGGCATACCGCTTTTACGGTTAAGATACTGCTCATACATCTGGTCAGCGTTCTCCATAAGACATATAGCACCATATCCTTTCTGAAGTACCTCGCATGTACGACAGAATTGGTCTATAGATGATGGGCGGGATACGTAAGAGGCAACTATTCTATAGGCATAAGGATCTCGGATACCAACACGCCTTTTGAATATATAAAAGGATCCCAATGAAGGAGTATCAGACTTGGCCTGCTTATACGGATCTTGGCCCGCCACATAAATAAAATCATCAAACCTATTGGATTGAGGCATCTCGAATATCTGGACAGGAGCGTCAATAACACCGCCGCTAAACGGGAATCCAGCCAGTTGCTTATTCGATTTAGTAGTCCCCAGTTTATTACCTGACTCAAGAAAGACATCACACAGCATACCGCTATATTGCCCCGACTCAAGGAGATCATTCTTATGCTTGATAGCGTACTCGACCGGGAATAGGTTCTGGGATGAGCTTAAAAAACAGTCGTCAATCGTAAATGGATAGAACATGGTATGAGAAGTGTACGCAACCCTATCTTTTGTAGATAGTTTCTTCCGTTCCTCATTAAGTTTATTGGTACTAGCCTCGAAATCAGTAGCGTCGATCTTGATCTTATTAAGCTTCTTGTCATCAGGCTTACCAAGATAATCGCCCAATCCTATAGTTCTCTTAACACCGGAGTTAGCCATCTGACCGGGGACAAACATCGCCCATTTCCTTTCTTTCCATGTTTTCCCTTTCATGGCTCTCCGATTTAAAATATCCCAGTCCATGACCAGGAGATTGTATGTATCAGGATCAGAGAACATCTCCTGAGCGTCCTTGGATAGTTCCACCTCACCACCGGTACCAGCCAAGATAGGACTGAGACGCCAGCCATAAGGAGTGTCGTAGGACGGCATGGCGGCAGTGTACGGCTTCTTGATAGGTCCCTTACCTACCTCGTCGAAAATAGCCGTGGCTGGGGTCAGACCGGCAGTCTTCTGCGTGGATGTCTTCCTACCCATGTTGATATTGGCTATGGATATTATGGCATGAACATCACGAACCCCGTTGGACATACGCTTGCCTAAGGTGACACCAGAACTCCAATCGGTCTTGGTCCTGTTAATTCTGAAAAAAGGATGCACATGATCAAGCCCATACTCACAATACTCACCTATATTAGACAAATCGCTATCGCTGAAACCTACCACGGAATGACTAAGCCCGATCGTCATGGTAGCGTTCATCTGAAGAAGGGATGACATGATAGTCGTATTATGGGATACGACAAAATTAGTGGTAAGGAACTGGTGAGACTTATTATCGACCTCAATACAAGTAGCTTTATACTTCCCGTAATAATCTATATCGGATATCCTAAGCCTATTATGGGTCTTGGATATATACATATCATCACCATCCATAACGCAATAATATCCCATAGACCAAAATATTTTCCTTACGAAGGATATAATATACTCACTTTTGTAAACGACCTTAAAACGATCGTCACCAGTACTTATGCCGCAAGCTATCTTCATGAATGAGCTTATAAACAACTCTTTCTGTTTTTTGGATGAATAAATAATATCATCCATCTCCTTATTGCTTAACTCGAAGATCCTGTCGGTAGATCCACAAAGGAAAGAGGCGGTCAGAGACCCAAGGAGCTGGGGCGACATCAGCCACCGCCGCTCGGGGAAATCCACGGCCTCCCCTATATCTATGGTCATCTTCTGGAAGTCAGAGTGGATGATACCCATAGTGCTCATGACTTTATAATCACCATGATATTTAACCTTCCACTGATGTTGACCGCAACATACTATACTGCGCCCGTCCTCAAACGTCACCTTATACATATCAACGAACCCTTGAGGATATACGCCTACTACAGTCGTAAGCTTACCATCATCGCCATATATGATATCACCGATATCAGCGAACCCTATCTTCTTAGGTCCATAAGGAGTATATATCAGCTCCGAGTCCAGAAGGGCCTTTCCAAAACGACGGGTACCGAACATCCCCAGCCCTTTCTTCTCCTGACGGGCACGTTGGTACATCTCAGCGAAAAACCATTCATTATCACGTAACCGGCTGATAGCAGGAACACGCTCCCCATTTGGAAGATCTTGAAATACGGGAAAGAAATTAACATGCCAATAAAGCCATGGCGGGATGAACGTACCGTTGATAGTCACCCCGCTCTTGACCTTATAAGCCTCCTCCGTGAAGAACTGCTTAACATCATCATCTTGATCCTCCCAGCCGAACAAATCGTTCCACACTGGAGGATTCTTCATGTTTACATAAAATTCTGGACTCGTGCTTAACCCCATCACTTCATACTTTTTAATACGGACTCTATACCTCCAGACACTTGTCCCTTACGTTCCTTCTTCTGGACATTGCTGACACTCCTGTATACATCCATGATCCCACTCTTCTCCATATACGAGTCATTCCATACGTTGATCTTATCGATCAGCTTGGATATGAAATCGAACGCCCTAGCCATATCCTCAGGCTTCTCCTTATCCCATGGATGCTTGGCGATATACGTCTTGGCGTCATCCACGGCCTTGGATATGACCTCAAGATTATCGTTTACCCGATCGACGTCCCTACTCGTCGGCTTTCGTCTTCCCTGTGGCATTGGCTTTCATATCCTTAAACTCGTTATACTGTTTCATAAGAAGCTCATAAGATTGAACAACCCCGATCTTACTTACTTCCGTCACGCTCATGTCATGGAACATATCCTCAAGCTCCTTGTCAGCATATCTAAGACGTTCCTTGTCATCATAAAACACGAATCCAGACGTTCTGTCTTCTATAATACTCTTGGCGGTGGACGCATATGTCGTATCTAAATCCAGATCCATACCGAAGCTGGTAGCCAACTGGATTATGAACATCAACCTAGAATTGACTTTTACAGCCTCTATATTCAACATCTGTATCTTATGGGTCATCTCATGAAGAACGACAAAATCCTCCTCTTTTATCAATGAAGATGATTTAAGGGCTATCTTCTTAGTCCTATCCTCAATATCGCTATACAAACGCTTGCTCTCACGTTTTATAGCTATCCAATGCCTTATATGAGTATCCGCCTCTTCTTTAAGATAATCTCTAATCTCTGTTTTTATATCTTTATCTTCCATATTACGCATTATAATCATTGTTGTTTAACTCAATCTCATCACTGATGCTTTGGTCTATAGACCTCAATAAATCCCTGGTACTAACATCCCGCAAGAAGCGGACATTACCACCATTAGCCCTAGCTATCCTCCTTAAAGCGGAGTAAAGTATATCACCCAACGAATATTCAGGCAACTCACGGCATCCGACTTCCATGACAATAAGGGCATGGATACGGTCATCTATCTTGCTTCTTACGAGATTTCTCACGGCATTATTTATAAGCTTCCCCTATAATACGTAGCGGAAAATGTTTGAAATTACGTTCAGGATCGTCCTTAGTATAACCCATAAGAGATAGATGTTTCTCAAAATGACCTTCCGTATATTTTGAGGTATCTAACGTCATCCTAAATATAATTCTATTCTCATTGTCAGGATGTTTGTTATATGATACATCTCCCATACATCCACATCCGAGATGATGCTCCTTGACATGGAAACCATCATTATGGGTGATAAATAACACGATTTCTATCTTATCACCTATTTTCTGATCAAAAATATTTAGATAAAACTCGCTCTCGTCATCCGTCAGTCCTATATCAAAGGAATCGTTAGGGCACTCAATATTAAAATCGTTATGATCGGCTGTTATCACCTCCATAGCATTCCATTTGGCTTTCTCTCCTTCCACGAACTTCAACGGGCATACCTCTGTCTTCATCCAAGCCTTTTCCTTGATAAAGCAACCACACAACGAGCACGCCTGTCTTCCCATCAATCTTTGCAGCAATACCTTAGCTGGTAACTTAAAGAAAGCTATATTAGAAGAGTTCTTAGGACATTTCTTACATAAATCAAGACGATTCTTGTACCACTCCGGATAATCTTTCTCATCCTTAGGAATCCTGCCCAATAAACTGTCTTCCCAAGCTTGGGCTATTACTTGGGCTTTACCAATTGTTTGCATATTATTTTTTAAATTGTTGTTGTTGAAAATCCTGTAACTGTTCCCATGTCATACCATACCGGCATTGGTACATAGCCTCATGGTTGTCACGTATAAGGGGATCTCCGTTCTTCAATCCCTCCATACCCTCTATCACCTTTATCTTCTTATCCAGACAATCAAGCTCAATAGGCATCCTTTCGTCTGGATAACGATTACCCTCCTTGACATATATGCGACGTATCTTATCACGTCTTACACGCATCTCACGGAGGTTGCATATAACATATCCGATAAACGGTATCCTGATAGATATATTATCGGTATATCTGGCGAGATGATGGATATAAGATACGGATGCTTTCATGCACCACTCGACCTGTTGCTTGGTAAACTTCCCTCCAGATCTTCTCACCACCTCATCGACAATATCCCTGTCGAACGAAATAAGACTCCTATCCATCGATATTCAATTTGTTTCTCTTGAATACGAATCCCATTACACGGGTGTCATCACCCTCCCCGTCAAGAACAAAATAATTACGTAGGCTTCTCATCTCAATAGACAGCTCACGGGTACGGAAATCTCCGTTCTTTTTATCTACTAAAAAACCGCCACGCTTTAGCTCATTGTTAAGGACAGCGATATAAGATTCCTTTTGTCCATAACAATCCATGTACTTGGCTCTGGTATCATCCGAGTATCCGTAATTGATGTAGAAAGAAAGTAAGTTTATCGTCCTTTCAGTAATCAAGCTCCTACCCTTGGAATCCAGATAGCCGTTGTATATCCTTAAGAACTGCTGGATCATATCCAGCCTAGTGTCGTAAGGCAACGCAAATACGAAAGCTTTCCTCTGTTCCGACATATAAAATTAGTTTTCAGCAAAACTACTTAAAAAAAATATCGTTGTCAAGAAATTATGCCATAATCAACATAATATATGCTGATTAACATGTATTTAAGAACATCCAAATGAGAAAAGGCGGTGGAAGTGGCGGAGGAAAGCCAGATAAGTCCACCGTAAGCCACGGCAATGAGGCCAGTGGAGCACAGACCATACATGCCTCCGAGCGGCGGTGGACAGCCCTATCCTGCCTCAAGGGACATGACTACCCCTTTTCCCTTTGGATTCCTTCTTGCTATGTTATGGGATATAAAGCCAAGGGGAAATGGGAAGCCTTGGGCGATGGAGCCTGCCGTAGAAGATACGGACGGCCGGAGCGCGAGCGATCGTACAAGACCTCGCTTTTTCTTCTTTGGCTTATGCTCCACCCGATCTCTCTACCGGTGTACCGGCTTCCGGTATAGGATACGGCTTCTACCAGGTTTAGCCTGCGGTATCCTGCCTGACGGCACCATACCTTGGCGGTAAAAAGCAATGTTTTATTAAATAGAGACTTTAAGTGGAGTACACAGGAACTCGACGTCAGGAGAGGTTCTGTGTACGGATAGAGATATTAGAAAGTAGTATATGTTTATAGAGTTAATTATATTTAATAAATATACCTATTAACGCGCGCGTAACAAGTAGGTTGAGAAAAAACGATCGTTCACGCGCACAGCGTTTTACGAACATTACCTACCCTCCTTAAACAACAAATGGGCGACCTTCACAGGCTACCCATCCATCCGAATAACTTGTTTCGTATTGATGAAACTTGTATATTCGCAGCAAATAAAAAATCTCATGGAGACAAAGGTAGCACTTTTACAGAAAATGAAATCAAATTTCGATAAGATTCTTACCGAAGCATATATCCCAAAAGATATACAAGCAAAAAAAGATGAGCTTGGATGCCTAAGGCTTCCGGCAGGATCACTTGTCTGTCCAGTAGATTACAAACCTGTAACTAATAAGGACGGGAAGAAGGTTACGGCCGTAAAATACTCGAACAAGAAAGATAATATAAGAGGTTCCGGTATGGTTATAGAAAAGAAGTGTAAGCAGGTAACGGCTTATCTTTCTATCATAAATGTACAGAAGCATGTATTTTTAAGAAATAGGATGAGAGATGGTTACCGTGACCGTATCGAGATCAATACCGATGATTTTATAGATATCCTATCCGATGGCATAGCTTATTTCTGCTACAGACATGTTATAGAGAACTGCCATGAGGATATAGACTATCAGCTAAAGACGCTTAAGGCTTACGCAGAGGGCGAGATAAGAATAGCTTTATCTGATATCATGATCTACTCGTATAAGGCTAAGAAGAATGAGGATACGAAAGAAATATTCGTAGGTAAGAAAAGATCCGTATACAAATGTCTGGATAAGAATTTAAGCTCAAACGAAAGACGGAATATGGCTAACAAAAGCCGGAAATTTGATCGGGTAAGAATCCTTTCCAAGATAATATTCAGGGCCAGAACCAGAAACGTACATCATATATACAAAGTAACTAAAAGAAAGACAATTAAGTTCAATGTAGCATACCTTCTTAATGAGTTGAATAAGAAGCTTGCGGGAATAGGCATGCATGAGATATCTCAGTCAACTATATACAGATACATAAGCATGTTCTTAGGCATGTGTAAGAAGAGTATATCCGATTTGTATGACGAGGTAAAAAAAAACAATGGAATAGCGAATGCCAAAGATAGGAAGAACGTAACTATCGGACACCTAAGGCTATCATACAGAGGAAAGATAATGCATATAATCATCGCCGAAGATTTTATAAAAGACGTCTTTTTAGGGGTAAAAGGGTCCGAGATGAGTAAAGCTGGATGATTTGAGTATCAGATATAAAATTTAATATTTATATATTATTCACATTTATTTTTAATAGTTAATTATAACTATTCGTATCTTTGTACCATAAACCTAAAAAGATATGGTACAAGAAGATTTTAGAAATGAAAACGACCTCCTTCGTCATATTATGACGGTGGATAAAAACGTGGAGCAGGGTCGTGCCTTGAAGAAGATTTTCACCACTAGGGAGAATCTGTTTATTACCGGTAGAGCCGGTAGTGGTAAAAGTACGTTCATGAGACGTATCGTAAAGTTCTTGGGTAAATGTGTTATAGTAGCCCCCACTGGTGTTGCGGCTCTGAACGCCGGAGGACAAACCATTCACTCTTTCTTCGCTATAAAAAACGATCCTTACATCCCCTCAATAGAGAGGAATATGTTATCAAATAAGGTTGATGTAAGTCCGTTCATGAAAAGCAAGGTCAAGAATCTTGATACTATCGTTATCGATGAGATTAGTATGGTAAGACCCGATTTGCTTGATGAGGTTGCCGATATACTTAGACAATGCAAACGAAGCAGGGAACCTTTTGGTGGAGTTAGGCTGATTATGTTCGGCGATCTGTCACAATTACCTCCTGTAGTGACCGTTGATGATTTTATTGATAAGTATTATGAAAGCCGATTCTTTTTCTCGTCAAAGGCATTAAGAGCCTCAGGATTCTCGGTAATTATCTTCGATAAGGTATTCCGTCAAAAAGACCCACAACTTTTGTCTGTATTGGAGGATATAAGATGTGGGGTTATTACCGAGGAATCTAGATCTATCCTAAAATCAAGGGTGATATACCCTGAGAATATGAATGATACTATAGTAATATGCTCAACCAATAAGGAGGCTTATGAGATAAACAAATCTAATCTTGATAAGATAGATAATAAGGTATTTAAATTCGAGGCTAAGATATTCGGTGAAAAACCTGCGGCTCCATGTGAGGATGAACTTATAATAAAAGTAGGAGCTAAGGTTATAATAACGAGGAACGGTAATGGATATGTGAATGGTTCTATGGGTGTAGTAACAGATATAGACCCATGTGATGACGCTATATCGGTTCAGCTTTCCGATGGAAGTGAGGTTTATATAACTAAAGAAAAATGGGATAAAATGAAATATAGGCAAGTAGATGGATCTTTAGAAGGAACGTCTTGTGGTTATATCATTCAATATCCTTTAAGATTAGGATACGCTATCACTTCTCATAAAGTTCAGGGGATGACATTAGACAATATATTAGTTGATATGAGCAGGGCTTTTGAGATCGGGCAGATATATACCGCTCTTTCAAGGTGTAGATCAATTGATGGTCTTTATCTAAAATCAGTACCTAATGATAACACGATATTGTTAAGTGAGAATGTATCAAATTTCATGGAGAATGTGGATGATAACGATGGCGTGTTCCTGCCGGAGAAGATATCTGATATCGGTAAGGGTATGATAAAGAAGCAACAGGATTTGTTTAATTTTGAGGAATTTGGATTGTAATGGCTAAGAAAGAACTTTTTTCGGACGTAGATGAATTAGTATCATCTTTAAATAAAGAGCTTGGAGAAGGCTCGATAATGAACTTCGGTGAAGATAAACCTATAATATCCATACCAAGGGAAAGCACCGGATCGCTGGTGGTGGATAAGGCTCTCGGCGGCGGATGGGCGGTAGGCCGGATTCATGAGCTGGTCGGGATGGAATCTTGTGGCAAGACTATGATGTGTACGTTAAGTATGATTGAGTTCCAGAAAAAACATCCCGATAAACTGGTAGCTATAATAGACGTTGAGAATGCTTTCGATATTGAGTACGCTAAGAAGATGGGTTTGGATCTTGATCGGTTCTTGATCTCACAGCCAAGCTACGGTGAGCTGGCTATTGACATCACGGCCAAGCTGGTGGAGTCCGGCAGGGTAGGATTTATTGTCGTGGATTCCGTGGCAAATCTAGTCCCGAAGAAGGAGATCGAGGGTGATATGGAGGATAGTAACATGGGATTGCAAGCTCGATTGATGTCAAAGGCTATGAGAGTTCTTACAGGGATCGTAAACAAAAGCGACTGTGTTCTGGTATTCATCAACCAATATCGGGAGAAGATCGGTGTTATATACGGAGATCCTAAGGTAACGACCGGAGGTAACGCCCTGAAGTTCTATGCCTCTATCCGTATGGAGATGGCGAGAAAGAAGGTTATATTAGGTGAGGACGGATCTTCAGTAGGTCATGAGGTCAGGATAAAGGTGCTGAAGAATAAGACCGCCGTACCGTTCCAGATAGCCGAGACAGCCTTATATTATGGAGTTGGATTTGACAAGGAACTTGAACTTTTGAAGTTATGCGAGGAAACAGGTATCTTTACCCGTAAAGGATCATGGTACTGGTACGGGGATGTCCGGGTAGGAAATGGAGTTGATAATACGTTAAGTATCATGAGAGACAACTACGAGTTGTGTCAAGAGTTAAGAACTAAATTGAATTTGTAATCATGGCAATAGGAGTAAAATTTGTAGACGTAATACCATCCAGCGTAGAGAACGCTGTCGAGGTTAAGAAGGGGGATGTAAAGAACTATCTGTTCGTAGGTATTCCCATGAGTGAATTTATCGGGAAGAGATATGAGTATGAGGGATATATATTCATGTGCTTACAAGGTGTAACCGGTGGGGTTGAGCTTGGCGGTGATATAGCCGTAGCCGTATTGAGACCGGTTCGCCCCGCCGTAGGGGAGGCTTCTTACCATTTGGTGGATATCAAGAAGTGTAAGTATAATAGAACTGATGTAGTTCTATTATTTAGAGAGGGAGATTTCAAGGTTGTTAAACGTGATGATTGTAATTTAATTTGATTATGGATGCTGAGAAGAGATTTGTTACAAAATATAAAATAAATGGAGAAGAATATATTGGATGGATATATGCGTCTAATATAGATCAGGCTAATGATTTTCTTAATCAGAGGAGAAATACCGAGGAAGTAGTTGGTGGTCCGTGTATAGATCAAGATGAGATAAATGATGTTATTAATCATATATAGTGTATGGGAACATATATATCAATAAAATCAACAGTAAACGCATTCAGGTACGGTATTGATCCTGTACCTGAATGGTTCGATAAGATATCCAATAAGACCAATGAAGTCGATGTTATGGTTGACGGGAATAAGGTAAAGGCATTGGATATAAGGCTAGAAAACGGCATTCTACGGGCTTTTTACGGTTATTATATAGGTATGTATCCGGATAAATCGATACAGGTGTTTAGACCGGAGGATTTTCATTCATTATATACGCTCAAGATATGAGAATATACACAGGACTGATAAAAGATCTAGGATGTAGATGCTTTTATTACGATAGCGGGATGAATATACCTATTGGGTTCGTATGCGCTGAGATACCTGATATTAGTTCTATATTATCATCAAAGAATGGATTATCTCATTTTTATGAACATATGATAATAAAATGCAATGATGATATTAGTGATAAGTTATTCTTTGATTTTAATGGATATACAGATCCTAGATCATTAGTATTTAAAGGATTTACATTGCCTGATGTTGATATCAAGAAGTGTATTGATTTTTCTTATAATTTTATCGTATATCCAGATATAAGTGAAGATCTTATAGAAAGTGAGAGGAATGTTATATTAACTGAAATTGATAATGATGAATCATGTATTAATATCGATAGACTTATAAAACTATCTGGAATAGATAAACGTTGTTTTATAAACACATTAGGTACTAAAAGGTATGTCAGCAAAATAACAAGGGATGATCTTTATATGTGCCGAGATACGATATTGAATAAGTCAGAAATAGTATTTCATTTATATGGATGTGATGATTTTATGAATAAATATGTATCAGATATAACGGAATTATCAAATGAAGTTGATATTAATACATACTATCGTAATAGTCTTAAATATTTCCATGTTCATGATCCTAAATATGGTATTTATAAATATACTAAAAAGCCCAAACAGGTATATGTATCATTTGTATTAGATAATTATGATTTTAAGAAATTGTGCGTGTTGCTTATCATATTATCTATGATGTGTGATAATTATAATTTCTCTATGTTTAATTATCTTAGATCTAACGGATTATGTTATTCAGTAAATAGGAGATATATAGAATGCACGAATAGAATAGTGGCCAACTTGATAATTGACGTAAGCCCAGATAAATGTGATATTACAAAAGATTATGTGGTTGATTATATTAATAGCTTTAAGCTTATAGCGAATAATGACAATATAGAATATGCTATAAGAATGATTAAATTGAATGATAGATTGAATATAATGAATATTGAGTATTACCACGATGCCTATATATCTTTTGTAAGATCAAGACTTAATGGGGTAATGGATTTGTATAAATCATATGACAATATATCTGTGGATGATGTTATGGATATGATTAAAGATATTACCGAGGATAGATTAATAATTCAATACTGCTCTTTATGAATATAGCGATAGGAATAGATCCGGGTATAGATACCGGAGGATTGGCCATGATCCCGGAGAACGGGGAGGTTAAGGTAATTATGACACCAAGGATATCGGCTAAGGGGGATATAGATCTTAGGGCTATATCAAGTTTCTTTCTCGATGCCGCAGATAAAATCAAAGAAGGAGGTGGGGGGACGCTGGCGATCGCCGTCGAGGACGTCCACAGCATCCACAACAGCTCGGCCGCCAGCAACTTCACCTTTGGCGGGAGACGCCGGGAACCGAACGCCCTATTCGCTATGATGGTGGAGATGATGGAGCGATACGGATCTCACCCGGATGTTAGGTTCATGTTCGAGGAGGTGCAACCAAAGACCTGGCAGAAGGAGCTTCATACGACATCCGATCGGGTGTATACGGCGGCGAAGTTAGACACGAAGGCTACCTCCGTCCGATGCGCCATGCGCCTTTTCCCTTTGGTCTCTTTCGTGAAACCATGGTCAGGGAAAGGAGTGAAACCTACTAAGATACAAGACGGAATGTGTGATGCCACGCTTATAGCCGAGTATATTAGACGTAAGTTTAAACTATTTTAATACTATTAAGTATTTATTGTATTTGTATTAATATAATTATGATTATATTTGCGATGTAATAAAAAGTTGTTCGTTATGCTTATAAGATGCTTGTCGAAGTCATTAAATGAGAAGTTGGGTAAACTGGATACGGTGGTTAAGAACGCCGGTTCCAACTCCCTTTATAAGGATCTTAAGATAGATGTTGTCAATAATCTGGCTTATATCACTTCCGTAAATGCCAAGGTATGTGTTATAGAGCGATTGAAGGTAGAGGCTGACTCTAACTTCTCTTTCTTGGTAGAGGCAAGCTCTTTTATTAAGTTCATGAAAAAACAGAAGAATTGCGAGATTACGATACTGCTTTCAGATAAAAAAGATCAGATAACGATCTGCTATGCTTCTGGTGAGTATAGTTGTCCGGCTTTTGATATCAATACATTCCCGCAGGTACATAAGATACTTGATGGAGGAATTAAGGTTAAGATGAGCGATTATGTTTCGGTTCTTAACAAAGCCAGCGATTATACGGAGGTAGATGACTTTTATCCATGCATCGAGAATGTGGTCATTGATATTGATGAGATTAATATTAATATAGTAAGTACGGATAGAAATACTATTTACAGGTATTTTGTCCCTAATCAGGATAAGGTAGAGAAGATGTTTATCCCGGTATCGAACGAATCCGCGATATTGCTTGATAAGCATATCAATAAGTCATCGGATATGTTGTCTATAAAAGTGGACGATACTAAGACTTATTTCTCTACGCCTGATATGGATATGTATGAGACCCATTTTGAGGGTAATTATCCAAATTGGAGGTTCGTGGACGAGCATTTTGTCAAAACAAGTACCTATGTCTTTGATAAGGATCTACTCGTCCAAGCCCTCCAAAACAATCTTAAGGTAAATGAGTTCGATCATTGCAAGTTGATATTTACCGATAAAGGATGCGGTATTATGTCAGAGAGCCCGTCTTCAGGTAAATCATGTAAGGAAAGACTTACCCCTTTGTCTCATTATGGTGAAGATATTGTATGCAACGTGTTATGTGGAAGATATCTGGGTATCATAAAAAGCATACCGTGGAATAGGATAGTTATCGAACATGATCATAAATCTCATTTCAACAAGATTTATGGGGAGGATAATAAGAACGAGTATTTCTTGTCATCATCAATTATTGTTTAACGTTTAAATATATATAATATGGGAGTTCGTGAAAATCAGTTATCATCTAATACACAATACTTTAATATAAGTGGAGGTGGTGTATTATATCAATCGTCAAGAGATCCTAAGGAAGGATTCGAGGAACATATAAATGAGAAGACAGGAGCCGTATCATACTGGAGGGTTTTCTGGAACGGTATAGAAGGGTATCTTTCCGATATTTTTGTATTAGAGCAGGAGATGAATGGCGCTAAGACAAATTTCTTATTTATAAAGATAAGCGATGAGGAAGGTAATTATGTTATAAAAGTTCCGTTGATGACCTCAAGAGGCGGGATTAACAGCTATGTTAAGTCTCTTGTAAGATACTTGCCTAATATCGACCTAAAACGGAAGATTGTTATCAATCCTGCGCATACTAAAAAAGGAGAGCAATACGCTCCTGGCAATTTCTTTATCTCATACGCTAGGGAGACTCCAGACGGAAAAGATGAGCTTATCCAGCAATATTATAAGAATGGACAGAATGGATGGCCTGACAGAGTTGAGAGTACTGATATAATGGGGAATAAGAAGTTTGATTATACGGCCCAAGACGCTTTCGCCTATCAGGTACTTAATAAGTATATTCAAAGCATTAAAACAGATGGTGTGAAACCTGCTCATTCGGAAAGCCAAAACAATGCTGGTGAGGTTACAACGCAAACGCCCCCACCGTCATATCAGGCGCAAGCCCAGAAGCAGACGCCTCCCCCGTCATGCCAGCAGGTTCCGCCTCAGACAGCCCAAGCACCTTCTTTTGGAAGTCAACAGCAACCTCCTCAGTATCCTCCTTTTGGAGACGACAGTGATCTTCCATTTTAATTAACTAATTAAAAATCAGAAAGTTAATGGAGAGTAATTTTAATATATCTACTAAAGTGAACCGTGTCTCGATGCCTACCCAAAATAAGGTAGATACGGTTATGAAGAACTTAGGGCATCGACCTTGTGTAGCGTATTCCGAGGAAAAGGATATGTATTATAAGGATGGAGAATGGGTAGCGTCAGATCTTGACGCTACTATCTTACCTCTTAGGGAGATGTTCGAAAAGACATCTGATTTGAAGTTAGGATTGAAGATCGTTTATTTAATAATCAAATTATAATGACCAGCATTGAGGATATTAAAAAACTTCTGGAGAGTAAGTCGTTTACATCAGCTAGAGACCTTGACGAGTTTGAGGAAAAGCCGGATGATAAACAAAACGAGGTTAGACTGAATTGCGAACCTATGGTAGGGATGGTGGAGAAAGAGGGAAAGATCTTCCTTAACTCCGTAAGATTCTCGAAAGCATGGAACTCGTTGGGTAAGGATATTCCTATTAAACAGGGTAATGCCTTCCCATTAGGACAGGGTGATGTCCTTGATATAGACACAGGGGTATGGGCATCGTTCCCGGACAATACCATAGGGGTGTTGATGATGCTGCCGTCGTTTATCGGCGATACGGGACTTACTTTGGTAGGATCACCGTTCGTGTCGTCTAATAACTGGAATATCATGATCAGGGTCACTAATGTCCGTAAGGATATAGCTATAGTCGAGAAAGACAAACATATAGCTGAGTTAATTATAGTCGGCAAGATAAAAGCCGATATTTTTAGAACTTATAAAAGTAATGAAGATGTTCGGATTGAAGATAGTAAAGAATAGTTATATAAATACCCTAAAAAAAGATCTAGATGAGGCTATTAGCTATTCAAGCAGATTAAAAAGGGATTATGAGGATGCCCGTAAGAATATAACGGAATTGGAAGAGAAAATAAAGTATCTTGATACGCTTGTTGATTCTCTTGATATGGATATAGATTCCAAGGATTCTCATATAGTTAAGATGGGGAATGAGCTTAGTAAATCAAGAGAGCTATATAATGAGTCGGTAAAAGAGAAAGAAACTCTTAAACGGGCTTATATGGATATTGAGAAGAAACATAAGTTATCATCTAAATTACTCGATGAGGCTAGAAGAAGATATAAGGAACTCGAGGATCAGAATAAGGCTATGTCCGATCGTATCAAATATCTTGAGGCAGAGCTTTTAGATAGCGATGTACCTGATGAGGTTGTTGTTGATGAGGATAAGATGGATCCTAATTCCGGTCATATTGATATACCTGAAAATAACGCCCCTGAGGTTACTGATGCCGATGCCGGTAATGATGTAAATGTCGAGAATAAGGTGGAGGATAAGAAGAAATCTAAGAAACGTAAAAAATCTAAAAAAGGATGAATAAGATCTTGTTATTATTGATAACTATCCTTACCTTAGCGGTTGTCGGATGCGGTACGTCAAGAACCTACTATACGGAATATGATACTACTGATATATCTTATGTAGTGGATTCAATAGTGTCTTCCGGTACCGTGATGGGCCAATGGAAGGAGTGGCGGTTTACGCTGGACGATGGTCGGGTCGATAAATTTGGTTTCACCGCCCTGTACGACGCCAAGGGAAAGGCTAGGGGTTCGATACAGGTAAGGCAAAGATCCGATACGTTTAATATCAAGATAATTGATTATCATAAAAAAGATAAGTGATGAAATACGGACTAGGTTACATACCATCACCATCGGATGATAGGGACGCTATCATGAACATGCAGCACGAGGCTGTTCCTGATGAGTATAAGATCAATAATGTCGATAGCGTAGTGGATCAAGGTTCTTCCCCTATTTGCGCGGCAATAAGCTTGGCTGAGATACTTAATTGGAGAAAGAGTATAAGGGCTATTAAAAGACCGGCTAAGATCTCTCCTTACGATATATATGATCTGAGAGAGGATAAGGATCAGGACGGGATGGTTCTTCGTGACGCTATCAAGTCTATTAAAAACGTAGGCGTAGATGGGGAGAAAATAAACAGTTACGCTAGGATCATAGATCCGGTATCGGCTAAGGTAGCGTTGATGCTGAATGGGCCTCTGGTTATAGGTCTGTATTGCTATAATTATGGTAATCGATTCTGGCAAGGCCAAGGACAGAACTTGGGAGGTCATGCCGTTATCCTCACCGGCTGGGACAAGGCCGGCTTCGTCCTACAGAACAGTTGGGGGACGGGATGGGGTAGGTCTGGTGTAGAGACGTTCCCGTTCGATGATTGGTGCTATATGCTAGAATGTTGGACAATAGTTTCATAACTTTACTATATAAACTTCGAGAAATTCCGTCCCACATCCTCTTGTGAAAGACGATGTGGTATATTTAGGACCCGTAGCTCAATCGGTAAGAGCAATTGGCTCATAACCAGTAGGTTGTCGGTTCAAGTCCGGTCGGGTCCACAGTTGGATTAATAGAGTTTGTCATTAGATTTAGAGTTTAGATTTTGTTTGATGTCCTTGTCCGGGAGGATCGGGACATATGGATCCGAGGATCATTGGATGATTACCATAATATTGGAGATGCTGGTTCGATTCCAGCCGAATTCGCTAAAATATTGTTTGGTAATTATATACAATTTATAGATCTTTGAATAAAGGGGAGTTAATTTAACGGATAGAATTTACGATTCCTAATCGTAGCGTGGATAAGGGTTCGATTCCCCCACTCCCCACATGGTGTTTTCTTAAACATATTCCCGTAGGTCGGTAGTTAATGATAACCGGTAGACAGCCTACGGGAATTAATAAAATCCTACGTGCTTAGGATCGCTTTCAGTTCTATTTTTCGTGTGTAATCTATAGGAGGGTAGCACGGCCCTCCTATTTATAATAACTATTTGGGATGGATATTAATCAAATAAAAAAGTATCTACCAGCAGGATGGGATGTGGTTGATCTAATAGATCACGGTATAATCGATCTTGATATTATGAACGGAAAGATGATGGGGGAATATGTGGCTGTGTTGATGATAAAGTCTTATGATAAGATTAATGAATCGCATAACTTAACCACCTTCTCGTTTCATGATAAAGATATGGATAAGTTGAGGATGTTGATAGGTAATGCTATAATGGCGGTAGGATATAGGAATAATCCTCTTACTGGAGATGGGAACACGGCGATCAAATAAAGGTGCTGAATATACTGAGAGAGGGATATTGGATATCCTTAACAGACAGTTCTTGGTATCTCCTAGATGGATTATAAACAACTTATATGTCTATAACTGGGAGTCTGATTATTTGGCTATAACTAGATCCATGTACGCATATGAGGTTGAGGTTAAGATCTCATTAGCTGACTATAACAAGGATTTCGAGAAGGAAGGCAAGCACCAAGTAATGCAAGGATGGTTCGAGGCCCGGAAGCAAGCCCTATACGAGACCGGGGACTGGGTCAGGTACGGTCGCCCAAATTACTTCTACTACTGCGTGCCAGATGGGTTGGTTGATCCTAAGGACATACCTCCGTACGCAGGACTCGCTTATGTTTGTGGCAGGAATTTGAGAAAGATCAAGGACGCCCCTATCCTGCATCGTGATAAATTTGACCCCGAAGCTTATAAGATGGCAGATAAATTCTACTACAATTGGTGGAACGAGAGACGTAAGGCCAGACAGATAGAAGGGAAGGATATGAAAGATGAGTTCAGGAAAAGCATGAAAAAGGTGAAGGAGAAGATAACCGTCGATGCCAAGATCAAGGCGATGGAGGCATTCTGGAGCGTCTGCGATTACGCCTACTGGCCGTACGGGGGAAGAGGGGTGCCCGGAATGAGACCCAACTGTTCCGCTTGTGGCGAGGAATGTAAATTACAATGTCCGAAAGGGAAGGAATTTAAAAACAAGATAAAATGAGTAAGATTAAAGATTTATTGGCAAGAGCCATTTCATTGGCGTCAGAACAACCAATGAGTTATAATGAGGTAGAATCATTACTTGAAGATATAGATGCTTGTAAGGTCAAGATATGGCTGGAAAAAGGAGCGATATTGCCTAAGTACGCCCATAAGGAGGACGCTTGCATGGATCTGTTCGTTAAAAACATAGAACTTGACGGGGGTAGGATTATATACCATACTGGTGTGCATGTAGCTTTACCTGAGGATTATGAGATGGAAATCCGTCCACGTAGTAGCATTACAAAAACTAAGTCAATTATCCAAAACGCTCCGGGTACCGTAGATGAGGGATACAGAGGGGAGATTATGGTAGTGACTAGACGTGTAGATCACTATGGATACCCTTCTTATTCGGCAGGGGATAAGGTAGCTCAATTGCTTATCCGTAGACGGGAACGCATCGTATGGGATCAAGTAGGGTCGTTAGAAGACCTCGGAGAATCAGAGAGAGGAAATGGAGGGTTTGGTAGTACTGGAAAGTGATTAATGTCTTATGAGCGGGAGAATTAAGATAAAGCCTAAGAATAAGGATAAGAAACCTGATATCGATGTATTTAAGATAATAGAAAACCGGTTTAAGAATATGAACGAGCTTCGAGACCTGATCGACATGGATCCAAGGAAAGGACTGGTCAGGATACGGGACGGAGCCGGATTCAGGGAGGTAGAGCGGGGCGGATGCCCGGAAGGATGGGAGCCAGCCCCCGTTCTATTGGGTCAGTAGGGTGTATGATCACTCGATGTCACGTACAAATCGAACAGAAGAGGTTAGGCGCTTGTATCGGGTGAATGTGCGCCCATTGTTGAATAGTACGATCCATCCGGAGTTGGAGCTATGCTCTGAACTAGACCAATAATATCCGGTATCTAACGGCTGTCCACCAATAGCCAATAACGCGTTATTGACGCTAATTAAGTACATATATATCAATGAAAGCTGACCACATGATGGGATATACCAATCATCATATCCTTTAGCGTCAGCACTAGCTAAGAACGTATTAAGTACATGACCGGCTGTCGCATAGGAAGTATAAGAACCGCCACCAGTAGTCACCCCTTTTAATACATTGGAATTCGCTTTCCCATCCCAATCAGATAAAGCCCCATTCGTCCAGGAGCTAACATCATCCGGAAGATATGGAGTACCTTTGTATGAATCTTGCTCAGGTTTCAGGAAACCAAAATCATTGCTCCCGTCTACTTTGTCATAATTTGTAATGCCGGTCTGATCCGTACCATATTCACCCCAATAAAAAGAGTAAGTCTTGTTAGAAGAATCGGGCAAACCGGACGTGGCCGTTTTGTAGCTTTGATTAGAATCTTCATTCTTCTCAATCATGATCTTATGATCATCATGTACAATAGCTACGGATATACATTGATAATCCGCCTTTGACAAAGGTATTAATCTACCATCCTGTTTAACGGCATAAACGCCATTATCAACAGGGGATTTATAACTTGAATAAAATCTCCTCCTTATCATAAGAATAAATTTTTACGGAGGATATAAATACCCCCCCCCATCATGTATTTAACTTCTTTATTCATAATATATTATGTTTTAATTATATCGCAAATATAACAAATTAAATGAGATGGAAGGTGATATGGTTGTGAGGAAGTATGAGGGATATTCGGAGAGGATGATATGCGGGACGTTATTGGAAGGATGAGGGTATTGTTTGGGGTATGCGGGACATTATTGGAGAGATGAGGTGGGGTATGATGGGAGGGGGATATGCGGGACGGACCACCTCCCCGAAATCGGCCCGGCCGGGCTGCCGTTTTTGGACCAGCCCCCCCCAATCCACGAAGAACGGGAAACAGGAACGGAAAACGATCTGCGATCCGAAAAATAATGCTTATTTTGTATTTAACTTGTTGATTGTCAATCATATAAATCGATATTTTAATATACATTTGCATTTGATTAGTTTTATTATATATAATCGTTGAATTTTTATTGCATAATATTTGTTAGATAATAGAACATGTATTATATTTGCAATGTGAGATAACAATATTAACAAACGAGGCGTGCCAGATGCCTATGCAAGTCCCTAGGGCAAGGGCAAATCTAATGATAAGTAAAGATCTTAATAAAGTACAAAACGAGGTAAAAAAAGCAAGTGAGAAAACGTTAACGGGTGCGGTAAAAACATGGTGCCAACTTTTTAAATCTGGAAAAGAAGTTAATGAGATTTTAAAAGAAAATGAGATCAAAGTAGACAAATCGATTGTCCCCGCTTTAGTCAATCTGGCAAAAGACAAAGAAGTTATAATACAACTTTGTAAAGAAATACTACCACGAGTTAACAACACCTTTTGCGCCTATAAAGAAGTTGAACGCGAATACTACGATAAAAACGATCAGGATAAAAACAAGAAGCTTAAAATGAACGAAATAGAGGATGTAGCAATACTCGGCTCGTCTCATAAACGTTTTGGATACAACGAGCCTATAGAGTTTGATTTTGGCATATATTATGAAACGTTCAATGGCACTGACAAACGTATTGTAAAATGCGCCGTGCCAATAAAGCGGTATACATTTAATCTAATCGCTAAATGTGTAACGTATTATCTAACTCATCCAAAAAATGATAGATAATACAACGGGCTATTGTAGCCCGTTATGGTTGCATGTGTTTACCTCCTCGTGGTGCAACTGGATTAAGACTAAAAACACACGATATTCAACATATTGATATAAGCATACACAAGTCGGTAGGAGTATAGCCGTTGGCGTTCGATAGCTTGTGTAAATAGGCCGCCGCTTAACAATGTGGTTTAGGTCCGTCTTCAGTCGCAAGACGGACCGTTATTCTTTGGGCTTTTATCAAGACGGGTTAATACGTCCGGTTTCCGGATAGGCCGTGTAAATCACGGGGTATATTGGTGTATATACGCATATATAGGGCGTATGTTTATACGTTGCTAGAGTAGCACGTATGGAGTGCATAACGGGGTTATAACCGTGCCAATATATCAACGCAATAACGTTTGAGGTTGCTTAAATACTTAAACGCTATATGTAATATTAAAATAACAACCCTTACAAGGGTGTTTTGTGCGGTTAAATTGACGGACAAAATGCGCCTTGTCGGTACGTATCACGGGTAACGTATGTGCGTATTTGGTCGGCTTCGTTGTCGGCAAAGGGACAAACCAAAAGGAGTTGGGCGGGTGTGGTGTGTCCGGCTGGTTGTATTGATAAGGCCGGCCGTATTGTCACCCGGCTTACCTTTTCTTATTGGTGCAATTTAAAACAAATAAATTATGTATAGGAGAAAGTTTGATAATCTTAACAGGAAGCTAGCACTTAAAAAGGAAAAGGCTTTAGACGCTGCAAGAAAGTCTCAAATTGAGTTCTATGTTGAGCTCACCAAAGAACTATACAAATCTAATAAATTAGATTGTAGTAGGGAATCTGATAAATGTAGGCGGAAACGTGTTATTTACATGGCAAACAAATTGCGGCAATAGATCGTTTGTTTTTATTTGATTTTAAAGTTTGTGCCCTTTCGTACCGTAGTGATATAGGACGAAAGGGCTTTTTTGTGCCTATATTTTACAAAATGATAGAATGTGTATATATTTTGCTTACGCATAAAAGTGTTGAGGCGGCAAATTTTAAGCCTTGATCGAAAATGTGTAAGTAAAATGCTTTATTTAGCATCATTTTGTATACATATATATCCATGCGGACGGGTATATTGTGCTCTTATGTATGGTTTTGCGCTTGAATCGATCCTAAAAGGTATATAATAGGCGGTACTTATTGTATATTTTTTATCTATATCTAGGCTTGTCTTCCTTTAGAGGTAGCTCTAGGGGTTGATATATATTATTTTATTGATACTCAATTAATCGTATTATTTGCGTTCAATTTTAAAATCGTGGTTACTTATTGTATATTTTTATGGGTGTATTTATATATTTAGTGCTTACCTTGTTTTGTGGGTATATGGCGTTTGAGTTGGGGCGGTATGTTATAGCTACGGGCGACGCCCTGCCTATAATCATAGTTTCTTTATTGGTTTTATTATCAATACATTGTATTAGGCAAGTATATAAGGCAATCAAGAACAAGGATCTCGACATCCTAGACTAATCTGGCGTTCCACGTGGAACAATTGGGAGGAAGGTCTCGGTTTTTGTGCTGGGAGTTGGTGGGGTTGATTTGTTTTGCGGGAGGGGACACCTCCAAACAAGGGAAATCAAGGGAAATCAAGGGAAATCAAGGGAAATCAAGGGAAATCAAGGGAAATCAAGGGAAATCAAGGGAAAACAAGGGAAAACAAGGGAAAACAAGGGAATCAAG